ATTCTGGAACAGATTCCATGTCTTCTACAGAACCCGGCATCTATCTTGGAACAGATGGTGTCAATCTTGGAGGATATTTAACTGTTTCAAAGGATGGTGCACAAGCTAAGTTTGGAACAAATACGTTAAATATTGACGCAGTTTCCGGAGAGATGAACATTAATGGAGGCTCGATCAATATTTCGGCCGACAGCGTTGTAAACATTTCTGCTGGACAAAAACTTATTCTAGCATCAACAGGAGACGTTGTAATCGGGAATTCCGGTAAGCCCTTTACTGTTGGATCAAACGGTGTAAATGCATATATTTATCATGGTCCATCCAGTATTGGGGCCAATCAGGATGGTGCGTACTTTGGAACTGACGGCATCTATATTCGAGGAACAAAAGATACTAAAGTTAACTCCTTCAAGGCTACAGCTAATGGAGACGTTGAATTAACCGGAACGATTACCGCAAGATCTGGCTCAATCGGTGGCATTAACATTGATGAAAAATATGGAATCTACACAGGGACTAAAACATCTGCTCTATCTACAGATGCGGGATTCCTTATTTCAAAAGACGGATCAATTTATCTCGGAGCATTCGACTCTACGACGAATACAACGCCTTTCCAAGTTACACCAGAAGGAGCCCTGACTGCAACAAGTGGAACGATTGGCGGTTGGACCATCAATCAAAATTCTTTGACCGGATCTTCAACTGGTCTTGCAAAAACAATTAACAAAGACGACATTGCTTTCTGGGCTGGAAATAACACTCCGGCATCTGCGAACTTCTATGTTACCCAAGGAGGGCATCTGGAAACAAAAGATATAACCGCTTCAAAGGGAACTATTGGTTCATGGAAGGTCGGACAAAATTCTGCTCACAAAGGATTATTGGAATCCGTTGCAAGTGGATCTGCCTATGTTGGGTTAGATGGATCAAATGATTTATATCCATTAAGCGGTGCTTCAAATCCAACCCATATGTATGCTATATGGGCAGGTAATAAAGACCCAGAAAAAGCTCCGTTTTCTGTAACAAAAGACGGTATTGTTACAATTCAAAAACTTAGAGTATACAAAGGAAATGGGCAATATATTAATGATGTTGATTTACATGATTTAGGATCGATATCTACAGATGGTTCCGATTATAGTTATGATCATTTATTTAGTAAATTAAAGTTCCAAACAGTAAAACGAGTTTCGCAAAATAAATCTACCGGAGAAGTAACAATATATGTTACGGATAACTCCGGAGGAACGAGTTCGTGGGGTTTTAGTACAGCTACTTCAGTGCATCTTAACCCGGGGGGCTGGAGTAGCGATTATCCTGCACACGCCTCGGCTGTTTATACTGCAAGCTGTTATTACATGTTTGGTGGCAAAAAGCAAACCGTTAGAAGTTATGGCACAGCTGGAGTTACAGCAGCAGTAGAAACATCTAAAATAGATCCAGACACTAACGATATAAATGTTTATGGATATACACGAGAAGAAGGATCTATAGAAAAACTCCAGAATGATGTTTTATTTTCCTGGCATATTTCAACAGTCGTTCCAGACAAGTGGAGTGACCATGAAAAGATAATTAATGTTAGGACTTACCATGAACGAGATTATAAAACATTAACATCTGTAAAAGTAAGTGCTAAGGGAGTTTATGAAAATGGCTGGACCGATGGTTGCAATCAAATGTATTTAGACCCAAAGGCGGACCAAACAATCGAACCTGGCAAAAGTGTTTATATTTATTTAAAAGGACCGCCAACACCAACATCTGGGACTTATATACAAACATGGGATAATGTAAAAGTTACAGCCAAAACTGCTTCCATAAATGTAAGTACTGTAGCTGGTAATACATCTGCTGGCGATAGTCCTGTCGGAACTGTTGATGTTTACGCAAGCACGAAATCCATATCTTTTTATGTAAATAGTACTAAATATTATATAAATGTAAATCATCATTGATTTGGATAAATACTATATAAGCATTTAATTCAAAGATTTATAAGGAGTAAGGTAACATGAAACAACAACAAGTTGTTAACGCATACAAAGTCATTCAAAAATATCAGAACGAGAAATTACCTTTAAATGTTTCTCTTGGCTTATTTAAATTAAAACAAGCTCTTCAGCCTGTATGGGATTTTCAAGTTCACGAAGAACAAAAAATCTTTGACAGATATCATCCAACTCAACAAGAAGGTTCTGATTCTTTTCAGTTTTCTAACGACGAGGATGAACAGAATTTCGTTCAAGAACTTGGAGAACTCTTAAATATGGAAGCTGATTATTGCAAGGAAAAGTTTAAAATTGATTTTGGAGATCAAATTAATATGCCTATTTCTGACATTGAAGTTCTGAATGACTTTATAGAATTTTAATAAAAGAAGGGGGAACCGCTATGTTCTTCCCAGGCGAAACAATAGCACATACATTTGTTGTGCCTTTTATTCCAGCTGAAATCGATCACGTTATTGTTTCTTACAAACAAAATGGAGGTATCGTGCTGGAAAAGATAGTTAATTCTGGTTTTCAACCTGATCGCGGTTATTCTAAGTTTTCTCTTGTATTAACACAAGCGGAAGGTTTAATGTTTGAGGATAATATGCCTTTTACAATTCAGCTGAATGTTTTTATGAAAGAAAACAATTGCAGAATGACCAGTCGTGAATTAAATGGAGAAACCGGAATCCAATACTATAGAGAAATTATGAAAGCTCGGGGTGGATAAAATGGCAAACAATTCAAATGGCAATTACACGTTCTTCCCTGAGTTTGCGGAGAACGTAATTTTATACCGCGGTGCAGACAAAGTTATTCTTGGAGATGGCACTGGCGGTCATAAGGATGGATGGTTATATACTCAATTCGTAGACGGGGTCGAGACCGAACTCGGCCCCGTTTCTGCCTATTCTTTGGCTGTCGAGGGCGGGTATGAAGGTACTCTTGCTCAATGGGTGTCCGAAATCGCAAGTGCTTCGAACAATGCTCAAAGCGCTCAAACCTCGCAGACAAATGCGGCTCTTGCTGAACAGGGTGCCATTTCAGCGAAAGACAATGCTGTTCAAGCTAGCAACACTGCTGCAATGTGGGCAACAGGCGGAATTGAAGGACAGCCAAGTTCTACCAACAACGCTTTGCATTACGCAACTGTGGCAAATGAATCTGCTGTAAACGCAAAGAACGCAGAAGATCGCGCAGCCGCATGGGCTACAGGAAATACTACAGGCAATCCAAGCGCTACGAACAACGCAAAGCATTATGCCGAAGAGGCTGGAGATTCTGCGAACGAAGCTCATTTATGGGCTAATGGTGGGACCAGTGGAAATCCTGATTCGGCAAATAACGCAAAATACTATTCAGATCAAGCTCATGTTTGGGCAACTGGAGCTCTTAACGATAACACATCCGGAGGAGCACAGAACAGTGCAAAGTATTTTGCTACACAGTCTGAGATGTGGGCAACAGGTGGTATGGCTGGTACGCCGGGCGTTAACCATAACGCAAAATATTATGCTGATCAAGCCCAGTTAATGCACGATCAAACTGTTGAGTATTTTGAGCCGATGAGTCAATATTCGCAGCAAATCACAGAGGACGTTACTACTTCTCAGAACCTCGTCGATGAAGCAGAAATGTGGGCAACGGGCGGGTCCAATGGAACGCCGTCTGAAACAAACAACGCCAAGTATTATGCTCAGATTGCTAATCAACAAGCTCAGAAATGGGCTGTTGGTCCCGGTGAGAACACAGAAGACGAAACATATGAAAACAATGCCAAGTATTATGCGAATATGGCTAAGACACATTCGGATGACATTAAGGACGTTACAGCCACTACGTTGTATTATCTTGGTGCAAACAGCGGTGTTACACCTCCGCCGGATGGTGAAGGCTGGACTCCATCGTTAAATAATATCAGCGCAGGAGATTTCGGCAAATATATATGGACAAAGACCACCTTTTTATGGGGAAATAACGCCACGTCTTATGTCTACAATGTCGGGTATCTTGGATCGAACGGAAGCGGCGCTGTCGATTCAGTTAATAATCTTTCCGGAAATATCGTTCTGGACGGAGGAAATATTTTCTTTGATGCTGGAGCAACCACAGAGGAAAAGAAAACGTTGCAGGAGTACATCAACAATCTTGAAGAAGACCTTCAGTCTTATGCAGACGCAGCCGGATCGGTAAAGAATGTCAACGGTATTCAACCTGTTGAAGGGACTGTGTCCATTGACGCAAGTGATATCGTTATGGATAAAGAAGAACAGGAAAGCCAGACCCTTCTGCAATACATTAATTCTAAAGAACCTGTTTATGCAACAGACGCAGAAATTGAAGCGTTGTTTGCCGAGGAGGTGCCTGCTTAATGCCTGCAATTTCATTAGAAAATCTATCTAAATTCAAAACAAAATTGCTCGAAAAAATCGAATCAACTTTTGTTAAGAAAAGCGAAAAGGGACAAGCCAGTGGCATAGCGACATTGGACCAGTCTGGACATGTGCCGGCCGCTCAACTCCCCTCTTATGTCGACGACATTATCGAAGGATTGACGATATCCGATTTCCCTGAAACAGGAGAACCGGGTAAGATCTATGTTGCAACAACTACGAGTATTGCCTATCGCTGGGCGCCCGGAACGGGATATGTCGGGATTAGTTCGTCCTTACAATTGGGCACTTCGTCCAGTGATGCATTCTATGGCGACCGAGGACAAACCGCATATGTTCATGCTACAGATGAGAACAAGGTAACAGCAGCATCCGCTCTTGGTCTGTATAGATTTGCAACAACCGAACACGGACATATTGGAAGTATAACTCCTGTTACTGCGGCAGATATTGTCAGCTTAGGCCTTCCTTCTCAGGATACAACCTACGGAACGGCTACTAGTACGGTTGATGGGTTAATGAGTGCTACGGACAAAAGCAAAATAGATAAACTGGGGAATGCGCCAGTATATTTTGCGCAATGTGCAACAGAAGCAGATGCGCCTGCTAAGGTCGCTACATGCGGAGAGTTGTATAACAATGCCCAAAATCCTCCGAGACTTCTACTTGTTCGGTTTGCGAATACAAACACAGCACCTGCAAATGAGTTGACCCTGGCTGTGACATATGGAACAGAGTCTTTATCAGCTGCGCCAATTAAAAGGCTTCTTTCAAATGAATATGTCAGTCTTGATTCTTCCGATTTCCTGAAGGCAAATCAAACATATTTGTTTGAATATTTATCTGCGGATAATGAGCCTGCATGGATTCTCAAAGATGCATCCAGCAGCTTTGGATATGCGACTTCAACATCTGGCGGATTTATGAGTGCCTCAGATAAGGAACGCATGGACAGTCTGGTTTTTCAAAAACTTTATTACGGGACGTGTATGACCGAAATAGACGTCAAAGATAAAAAGGTTCTCTGTCCACGCTTAAAAACAGATGATCTTACGGCTGGGGTTGTTGTTTTTGTTTATTTCCAGAACGGTAACTCTGCCGCAGAAGACAGTCTCACTATGGAAGTCGGAAGCACCGGAACTAAACCTTTAAAATGTTTGCTCCGTGGGCAGCTTTCCAAACTTCCATATCCTGATTATATTCTCGGATATCAAACTTACATGTTCCAGTATGACGGAACAAACTGGGTCTTAATGAATACAGATACAAACGATGACGCAAGCTTCGCCATAGATGAATCTACCGGTGAGCTTATGGTTACAATCTATTAATAATATACGCCTATGCATTTATATGGTCAGGCGTATATGCCTGACAAGAAAACAGGAGGCGATATTATATGGCTACAACATATTCAGCTGGTGTTGTCACCGCATACGGTGCTGCCAAGCAAGCTGGATACACAGGTACGTATCAGGAATTCTGTGAACAACAGGCGAACTTTGCACAAAATGCAGCCACTGTTGCAACAAATAAAGAAGCTGTTGTTGCCGCTGCTACTCAAGTTGAACAAAACAAGACAGCGGCTGAAAACGCTGCGAATGCGGCTAAATCTTATGCTCAATCCGCAAGTGAATCATTCCATACAGATATTTTAGCACCATTGTATGATGCGCGTTCGAGGTATGACACAGGAGAATATGTCATTCAGCAAGGTGTTATGTATCGGTGTACAACTCCTATTGCCGTCCCCGAAGCGTGGAACGCTGCGCATTGGGAACAGATTACTATCAGCAGTGAATTAATCGGAGCTTTAAAGAATGTTATCACAGCTCATTTCCAACGCAACAAAACGTATGTTGTTGGGGACTATGTAATTTATGACAATGCTTTGTATCGCTGTATTGCTCCGACAAAGCCGGGTTACGCATGGGATCCAAATCAGTGGGCACATGTCACTATCGCAGGCGAATTTGCGGATCGTGTAACCGATCTTGAGAAAAGCTTTGCCTTCCCTGATAATAAGAACCTTGTCAATCCTTCTATGCAACAGATCTATCAGGGAAATGTTTTCGCGGGATATTCGCAATATTATGTTTCAGGATATATTCCGTTTGAACCAAACACGGATTATGTTCTCCGTACGATTGATGGTCCTGGTGACTTTGTTTATGAAGTGTTTGACAAGGAAAAAGCTTCTTTAAGCAGCCAAATAGAAATCAAAGCAACAGATGTTACCAATGATATGATTATCCGGAGCGACGAACCTGGGGCTGCTTTAATTCGTATTATCAGTCCTATCGAATTAAAAGATATTATGCTCGCTAAGTACGAGGACAACAACAAGGATTTCGTCGCTTATAAGCTGAAAAGCACTGCTTATATCAGTACAATAGTCGATCAGGAATTAACAGATGACCAGAAAGAAATGGTCCAAAGAAACATTGGATTAGATAACATCAGCAATATGATTTCCGGTGTTGTCAAATATAATGAGTCTCAAGAACTGACCTCAGAGCAGAAACAGCAAGCACAGCAAAATATCGGTGTCAGTGAAGCAATTCAAACGATTATCGACAATATGCCTTCTGCAACAGATTTAACAGGCAGTGTTAGATACGACGTAAGTCAACCAGATTTAAATGAAGAGCAGAAGGCTCAGGCACGAACAAATATCGGAGCTATTTCAGAGTCTGCTATTTCCGGATATAACGACAGAATAGGAGAACTTGAAGAAGACATTTCCGAATATGCAGGCGCTGTTCGAAATGTTGTTAAAAGCCCAACCGGTTTACGAGTCGATTATTTTCAAGGTGAATCAAGTCAAGTGGAATTAGCCGAAAGCGAAAAGCTTCACCTGTATTATGATACAACGGAAAATTTCCTTTATCTTCAAAACGAAAACGATGAAAATCAAGGAAGCCCTGTCTATATTGCGGGTGGTGGCGGAGGTGGAGGCGGAAGCACTGTTTCTGCCAGTGTAAAGGTTCAACGTCTGGACGAAAATAACGAACCTACTTCTGTTGCTACTTGTGACGTTATATCCGGAGAGAATGCTCTTTTAAGGTTTATTCTTAAGGTTGTTGAATCCGGAGAAGACGGAGAAGAAATTGCTGGTACTGCAACAGCAAGATGGTATAACAATTCCATTTTCCTGACAACAACCAGTATTGTTCATAACGTTCCAACTTACTTTGACGTAACTCCTTACCTTCAGCCTGGGCCAAATAGCATTTCCGTATCTGTTTCTGTGCCTGTTGGAGGAGATATTACTTATCCTGCAAGTCGTAACTGGTCTGTTAATCTTGTTGACTTGTATTTTGCTTGGGATTTTGATACAGCCCGTATCAATACGATGGCATTTACCGATATTTATACGGTATACGGCAATGTTGACAAGTATATGCATTTGGCAATTGACGCGGCTGATATCAACAATCCTATAGACGACGAACAACATTCTCCGTATCCCGGAGGTAAGAAAATCGAAGGTTCCGGACGTGAATTCAAGGAAACCATTCCAAAGTTAAGTCACGGTGTTCATACTCTTACTCGTTGGTTAACAGCCAAGGTAAACGGAGTTGACGTTGAACCAAAGTACCAAACTTATGAAGTCATCTTCTTTGAAGACGGTCAGACGCAAGCGGTTGTTTCCGCAGATACATCTGATTTTGTAATGGATCAATATTCAACGAAGAAAATTTCTTTTATTGTTGCTGATCCTACAGATCTCTCAGTAGATGCAAGAATTTTAATAGATGGCGAAGTTAAGGCAACTTTCACTGGGCTTGACAGGACACAGCATATCTGGAACTACACGGCTATGGATTCCGGCGCCAGAACAATCCGCATTGAAGCTCTTCGTACAGTTGATAATGTTATCACAATTTCAGCTGCCAAACAGTTTGTTGCAACCATCAATCCTATTTCGATGAACGTTCAGGAGATGAACGATTATATCTTCAAGCTGAAAGCATCTGAGCTTGGTTCCAATACGGACCTTCAGAAATGGCACAACGAAGAAAACACTGTATCGTTAAAGTTTTCAGATAACTTTGACTGGGTGAATGGCGGATTACAGTACGAAACCGATGATAACGGTAATGTTCGACAGTTTATCTGTATAAAAGCCGGAACGGAAATGACTGTTAAGCACAAGCTTTTCTCAACGGCTGCACAGGATACCGGTCTTGATTTTAAGATTGCGTTTAAAATTGTCAACGTTCAGGATTATGATGCATCGTGGGGCAAATGCATGTACAACGGACGTGGTCTTCAATTGTTCGCGCATAACGCAGATATGACCTCTAACGTACATGTTTCTACCCTTTATGAAGAGGATTCTTATATTGAATATGAATTAGAAGTATACAAGAAGGACAACGATCCTTCCCATGCTTCAGCTCCGCATAATTACGTTATGGCGTGGCTGGACGGCGTTCCGGCTAATATAGCGATCTACGATAGCAACGATTCTTTTGCCCATCCAAGTACTCTTGCACCGGAAATCACAATCGGAAGCGAAGATTGTGATGTGTATATTTATCTCATGAAAGTCTATCAACATTCTATTGATTATCAGAATCACGTTGATGGTTTCATTGTTGATGCGCCAACCGGTGAAGAGATGGTCAAGAGATACGACCGGAACAACATTTTAAACTCTACGACAAACGATATAGACTATCAGCTGCTTGCGGATAAGAACAGGGATCTTCGTATTTATTTGTACGATATTCCTTATATGACAATGGATAAAATCAAGAAAGACCCCGTTAGCAACTGTAAGTTCCAACAGATTTGGCGTAACGGCGGCGAGGAATACCAGCTTCAAGGCACCTGTACGATGGGCGTTCAGGGTACGTCTTCTATTAACTATCGAAGAGGCGCTGCCAATACTGACAGCAGGTTCTCTGAACTTACTTATACACGAGGCGGTCAAGTTGTCGATCTTCTTGAAAATGGTGTATATATTAAGGATGATACCTATGGAGATAACTGGTATGTCAAAGATCCTGAAAATCCAAAGACAGCAAAGATATTTACAAAGCTCGAAGCTTACGTTGAATCCGGGATTCGCAAAACTTACTCTGTAAAAGAAGCAAGGAGTCTTGCGAGGCTGCAAGAGGGAGAAGAACTTAATCCCCTCGAGTGGACTGTTTACACAAGAGACGAAAACAATGAACCTCTAAAATATCTGAGAGTAAGCGATGAAAACTATTCTATCGCACTTGGCCCGGAATGGATTGTGCGGTATAGAGACGAGAACAGAGAAGCAACACATTATGTCAAAGCTCTTGGATATAAGATTAATGATACTTCCTGTCCTATTACCTATTCCAACATTAAGGTAAACTATGCTTCATGCGAACAGGTTAACAACTATTGCAATGCCATGTGGTATCAAAAGTTCCAGCCCTTCCCGTCCAGAACGGCAAGAGACTGTATGGAGTTCTCAATGGGTGTTCAGTTTATTAAAGACCGCGGCGAGATTCCTAATGACGGTAAACACATGCTACTGTTTACTAAACCAGAAGTTGATGCAAATGGTAATGTTGTAATGGTGAACGGTCGTCCTAATTATGTTCAGGACGGCAAAGACAGATACCATATGTATTCTATTGCAAATATGGGTACGTCTAAGAACAACGTTCATATTTTCCATGACATTTCCAACGAAAAGGAAGTTTGCGTGGAAATTAAAAACAACACACACGCGCACTGCCGGTTTATTGAGTATACGGATGATCCTATCAACTGGGATGCCAGTGATACAGACCCGTTCGAATTAAGATATCCTTCGACAAAGAATCCCCGGCCTGAGATTGATGCGGCATGGAGACGGCTCTGGAAATGGATGTACGAGAACCATCCAGGCCTCGCGACAAACGCTCGCCTGGATACTCCTGAAACATATGGAGAATATGTATTCAAAGGTCATCATCGTCCTGTACCTGAAAATCAAAATACTGAGCTTACTAATTTTGCTCAGGTTTTGAGAGGAACAAGAGTTACTCAATATGCAGGCACATATACAACAGACTCTTTCGAACGTCGTATGGCGAAGATGCTTTCTACATGTGAAGATTATCTGTGTATGGACAGCGTTATTTATCACTTCCTTTACACTGAACGTCACACGAATGTCGATAACGTTGCCAAGAATACTTTCTGGAGTACTGATGACTGGATTCACTGGGATCTTTCAAAAGCTTATGATATGGATACTTCGGACGGCAACAACAACGAAGGTATTATGACTTTCGATTACGGTAATGAGTGGAACGACGTTATTGGAACAAAGAATGTTTTCAACGCGAACGATTCTGCGTGGTTTGTCTTTGCCGCCAACTTAAAGGAAGCCTGTGCGACCATGTTCCGGAACAGAGAAGCATTAGGTGCATGGAACTATAAAACTTATCACAACTTCCTTAAGACAGAGCAAAACAAAGTGCCGGAACGTTGCTGGGTTCAATGCTATTATTATGATTATATCAGGGCCTATGAAAGACAGTTGGAATTAGTTGCTAACAGATATACGTATCTGGATGGTGGACGAAAAACACATCAAAGAGAACATTTTGAAAAGTATCAGGAAGTGTATTTATCTGGTAAATACAATGGTTCTGCTGCGGAAGCTTCTGCAATTCAGTTCCGTGGATATAGTCCTGATAATTATGCTCCTTCTGTTCCTCCGTCTCCCAAAGTAAAACTGAAGATGTACAATAAAATGTATGCGACAGTTGACGTTGACGGAAAGAAGTATACTCGAAAATTCGAAAAAGATGAAAATGCTTTTATTGATTTTTCTGAGAACAAGTTGAACGATACGGTTATTAAAATTTATCCCGCAAGTATGATTCAGGAAATTGATAACCTTGCTCCAATTTATGGAGGAGATTACAACTTTGATGCTGCGTCTAAGTTAAAGACACTGGCACTTGGTTCTAATGAACCAGGTTATCAAAATTCAAACTTCTTTAACCTGTCTTTGGCCAACAATCCCATGCTGGAAACACTTGAAGTGCAGAACCTCGTAAACGGCGAAGAAAAACGGGTCGGAACACTTAATCTTTCTCACTGTCCTTCCCTTGTTTCCGTAGACGCTACAGGCTCTGATTTCACAGGTGTTTCTTTTGCGAAAAATGGATTAATCAATTCCGTAAAGCTTAAAGCACCTACAACACTTTCCTTGTTGAATCTAAGATATTTAACGGATGCGAATCTTATTATTGCTGATTATTCCAAGATTTTTAGACTTGCTATTGAAGACTGTATTGGAATCGATGCTTTAGCTATGATTAAGAAGATCTTGGCTATAGAAAACAATACACTTTCCGAAGCAAGATTGATCGGAATGATCTGGAATGCCGGACTGACTAATGAAGTTCTTACGGCTTTGTATGCCATGTCTGGCTTTGATGAAACCGGCTATCAGACACCGCACTCTGTCTTGGCTGGCGAAGGATTAATCCTCTCACTTGCGAGACGTCTTCAGAATTTGTATTCATCTGCCTGGCCGAACTTTGACTTAACCGTTACTTCGCCAACAGAAGAAAAGATTATTACCTTTATGAACGAAGACGGAACTCCTGTCTTAGACAAAAACGGAGAACCTTACTTCCAATATGTTGAAGAAGGTGCATACGGTTATGATCCTATTCAGGCAGGAGAAATTGATACTCCTACCATGGCTGATACAGATGAATATACCGCAGTGTTCAGTTATTTCGAAAATCTTGACGGGGCAGTATATATGGACAAAGTTGTTACTGCAAGATACAACAAGACTAAAAAGAGATATCGCGTAACATGGTATTCTGGTCTTGGTGGAACTGAGCTCCATCACGAAACAGTTGAATACGGATCTGAAGCTGTATATGATTACAATACACTCGGTTATCCCAAGAGATCTCAATCTGGCTGGGCCAATGCTTTATTCGATGGCTGGGATAAATCAACTGGTTATATAACTGGAACAACCGATGTATTTGCAAAGTGGGTTACACATTCAGGTCCTCTTGTCAAGCTCGTTCGTGACGAAAACGGCAATATTACTTATCCAGATGGATATGTTCCATTGAAAAATTATACTGCTGCTCAAGTCGGAGCTGCAATTGCTCAAGGATCTGCCTCTGATTATTGGGAAGAAAAAGATTATATCGATATTAATGTCGGAGCAGATTTTGATTATTCAAACGTTGATTCAACTGTTATTGTTGGGGACGGAGGTCTTTACGCAAAAGATCTCGTTCTGAATGGAAGCAGAATTTTTGTGACAGGCGTGAAACTGTTCTCAGCAGAATCTCCATCGTTTACTCTTGCTTTGGATTATGAATTTTCAGATGAAACGGCAGAAAGGACCTTGGTATCGTGTTACGACTCAAGATCCATTGATGCCGGAGGATTCCAACTCCGTTTCAGAAATGCAACTTCTACGCCTTATCTCAGTTGGGGTGATAAATCATGCGACTTAGGTGGGCTTGGAACAAAAAGATCAATGCTTGTTTTAACACACGAAAAAGGATCGAAAATTATATCCGTGTATTCTAACAATATTACAAGGATATCGGGCGGTCAAACTAAATATCAAGATTTCGTATTTGGCTCAACTGTTGAAAGAACAACATCCTTTATTTCTGAACAAGCCACTCTTGTTTTAGGCGGCATTTCTACAACAGGCGGATCAGCATCTAATACGGCAAAAGGAACTATCCACTGGTGTAAGGTTTGGTGGGATCTTTTAGGAACAACTGACACGAGAGCACTTGCAAACTGGCCCCATGAGACATGGAGAATGCATTATGTTGGTTCTGGCCGGTATAAAAAGGTATCCGATGGACTTCCTTCGAATGCAACTTTTGTCATAAACTCTCCGTTGGCTTCTTCCTATATTTATGATACAACAAGTGTAAGAGATTCTTCTTATACTTACAGTAAAACCTTAGTCCATGCCTTTATTAATGGTGGTACAATTGATAATATTTGGCATCCGGGAAGAGTATTCGAGGCTCTTCCTTTGACCTGGCGTTCTCTTATTCAAGAAGTTGAATTAACCGAACAGATGTTCTATGCCGATTATGTTAATACGCCTCAATCTTTCCGTGCGAGAGTCTATTTACCCGCAGCTGCTTGTTTTTCGAATACTTTACAATATGGCCTTCAGGATGAAGATAACCTTATTCCATGGTATGCTCAGTCGACGGGTATACAAGATCTAAATGGTTCTTCGTCTGGTATTACTGATTCCAGATACATTAAATCTGAGATATTCCCCGGGGCTATAACTGGAGAAGATACAAAGAGGTATAGAAGTAATAGCGATCCGTCTGAACCAGGGAAGACACCTGTTCCGCTTAAGGATGGCGATATCTGGTTCAACTCAAATACATCTTATGACACCTACATGTTTGTTTCCACTGCTACTTTAGACAAAATAGGATGGTTCGCGGATATTAATAAAAACAGCGAAGCTGGTGACGTCTTTGCTGCACGGTACGGCGGAAAATGGTTCAGGTCGCATGATCGGATTGGAACCCGTACACGGTATCCCTACAGCAATAATAACTCCACTTATGTTTACTTCTATATGTTAACAGTGTCCGGACTCAATGGTTATAATTATTCGACACTGTCTCCTATTTATCTTATGCCTATGTTCTCAATTTAAGAAGAGGTGATGTGGTATGACTTTTTTTAAAGTAATAAAAGATAATCAAATTATTGATGCCGGTTCCACCTTTCTTAAATGGAACGTTAAATGGCAGCAATTATTTGCATGTGACGCTGAAGACGGCCAATTTGTATTATCTCTCAAGGAAATTGTCTATCATGATGATTGGATGAGACGTTGCGTTTTTGAGATAAGCAATGTCGAGGAAGCACGGGTTGTCTGTATCGAACAAAAAGAATATGAAGAAATCCGAGAGCTTCTTTCTGATAACGAAATCATCGATATTCCCGTAGAAGAATATCCGATTGAAGTTGAACCAGAACCTGTTCAGCCGGAAAAACAAAAGACTGTTAATGAAATGCGTACGCTGCTTAAAGAACAGCAACAGCAAATCGATTTATTAACCGGATGTATTCTTGAATTAAGCGAACTTATCGGCACGGGGGTATGATACAATGATTGCAAAATTATGGGCTCAACAAATTATAAAAGGCGAAAAAACATTTCAACAAACGCCTGAGCGTTTCAAGGTAGAAGTTAAAAACATTTTAATAGAAGCAGGCAAGGCAGACTTAATTGTTGAATAATCCCCCATCCTCCGGAGACCTCAAGTCTCCGGAGGATTTCTTTTATTCTTTTAGAAAGGAGGCTGAGCTTCCATGAGAATCGCAATGTCCAGAGGAGACATTAAATGGATTCGGTTTTTGGTTAATACTCCCAATGGAATTTCTACGGAAATTGATTTCACTAACATTTATTTCACAGTAAAAAAGAACCCAAAAGACAGAATGTATTTATTTCAAAAATCTTATAAGCGAAATGAAGTTTATAAATTAGGCTTAGGTGATTATCAGTTAAAAATCGATCCGCCTGACACAAATAAACTCATGATAGGCGATTATAAATTTGATATTCAGGTGTCTTATAAAAATTTACTGAAGGAGTCGTTTGTCGGAGACTTCGTTTTAAAAGAAGAAGTTACCCATTATGAAAACGAAGAAGGCGAAGAAGAAACGGATTATACACTTCCCCATTCTTCTTCGGGCAATCCAATTATACTCGAGATTCCGGATTATCATATTCTCGAGTTAACAACTCCAGAACCAATTATTACATCAGATAATGATTATGAGCACCTTCTTCATATACCCAAGATCAACGGAGTTCCTCTTGTAGGTAATTTGTCTCTTGAAGATTTAGGAATTACCGGTGGGCAGACAAATCCAGATCCTGTTAATCCAGATCCAGTGAATCCTGAACCTACGGATCCTGATCCAGATGAGCCGGGCGACAATGATGAGCCACAGCCGTTTACTCCTGAAGAGCTTGATGACATCATAAACGGCAACTGAAGACAGAGGTGAAAAACGTGGCCAATAAATATGCGAATAAATTTCTTGACGCCGAAGGCGTGAAATATCTTTGGGATAAAGCACAAGGAATTTACATAAAACAAGAACCAGGCAAAACGCTTTCAGATGAAAATTACACCACTGTTGAAAAGCAAAAATTAGCAGGATTGACTTCTTACGAGCTGCCTGCCGCAAGCGAGGAAACATTAGGCGGCATAAAAATCGGTACCGGGTTGGCAATTGACGAAAACGGAATTGTCAGTGCAACCGGTGAAGCTGAAGCAGAGGTTGAAGTTTTAACCTTTTCTGATCTCGACTATATTACAAAGTCTCCTTCTACTGCGGCTGCTTTAGCTGCAACAATTACAGAGGGTGGAGAGATTAATTTATCCGGTAATGTTGCACTTTTAGAAGGCCTTGTTGTCACTCACGACACAATATTAAATCTTGGTGGTCATACTTTGACCGCTGATTTTAACGATTTTGTTTTCACCGCACACGGAGCAAGACTAACGATACTGAACGGAACAATCAACTCGTCTTATCGTATTGCCCAAGCTATTCATGGCGGGACTATTGTTGTTGCAGGCGGACTTTATCAAGCAGGAGACCTTACTTTTGCTTCTGTTGGTCCGGAATCTGTTGTACAGATCGACAGTGGGTCTATTATATCTGATAAAGAATGCATCTATGTATTTGAAGGCGGATCTCTTGCTGTCAACGGAGGAGCAATGCAGGCAAAAGACGGCTGTGTTATTCGAACCAACAAATCAAATAACAGAGAATACAGCACTGTTACAATCTCCGGAGGCAGAGTTATCGGACAGGCAACAACTCAGGGTAAAGCGTCATGCGGAGTGCTAATCGCAAACGATGATCGCTTTGTTATGAATAGCGGAGAAATAATTAGTGAAAATGGCTGTGGTCTTTTACTTCGAGCCGGACAAGCTGAAATCTCCGGAGGGTTTATTACGGCTCGTGGATCGGGAGTAAGATCAGTAGATGCTATTGACGTTTCTCATTCCGCTGTAATTTATCAACAAACAGCAGGATATCCAAACAATGATAATATGTCTTTGATAATCAGCAATGGCGTTTTCGAAGGTTCTGATCGTTCTATTGAAATTCTTTCAAATGAAGCTTTGCCTCAAGTGGATATCACAGGAGGCGTCTTTAATCCTTCGTACTAATAAAGGAGTGAACCATTATGATCGAAACCAAAAAATATTGCTATTGTGACATTCTTTCTGAGCACGCGGGGAAAAAAGTTGACGGAGCATCTTCTTACAAAGACGTTGTTGTCATGAAAATTGGAGAAGATAACGAAACTGCCTTCCCCGTAAAAATGTCTCTCGATATGTGCCCTGAATGTTACAACAAATATCATTCTAATTTATATATTAATTATGACCTTCGCGGCAGAACGAGTTATTCTTTTTCTCCGGATGAAGCTTCGGAAGAAGATACTCCTTCTCAGCCGGGATGAAGGGAGTTGCTGTAAATGTCTATTGAACAAGTTATTAACAAGAAATTTCTCGACGGTGTCGGTGCTGGATATCTGTGGGAAAAAATCAAAGCTCGATACGACAGTAAGCTTGACAATGTCACAGCCGGAAATACTTCTATTCAGGTTGCCAACAACAATCAAATCAGCGTCAAGATCAGTGAAGCCCCGGGCAATATGCTTTCGTTAAAAACTGTTGGAGACACAGGTTTATATGTAGAGTCTACTGCTTCTGAAAGGTATGAAATCGTTCAGGACTTTTTAGACAATCAGTATGCGGCTGTTTACCGGTTAAAAAGATTTAACGGTGCAAACGATCGTATAGGCACAGATGCTGGTGTTATTAATGTGCCTAAAGATATGGTCGTTCAAAGCGGCACGGTAGAAACACAAGCCGAATCCGGGGAATGGGGACCTCCTGGAACCTATCTTCACTTAGTTCTTGCAAATGCTGACAGCAGTGATATTTATATTCCTGTTGGAAGTTTAGTTGAATATGTTACTTCCGGTTCTCAAAATGGAGATATTGTTTTTATTACTGTCGATCCTACAACCCATCAGATTACTGCTTCAATCCCAGACGGATCTATTCCATTATCCAAGTTTGATTCCGTAACCAGAGATCTTATTAATAACGGAGGAAACTCTGTAAAATCTGTCATGGAAGGATCTGCTAACGGAACCATTTCTGTCGACAGTGTAGACGTACCTGTTCATGGTTTGGGAACCGCAGCATATGCCAATGCTTCGAGCTTTGATACGGCTGGTGCAGCCGCGGCTATTGTGGGTGAAGATGGAGATACCGCAAATACTATGACCATATACGGTGTAAAACAATATGCATCTGATGTATATACTTCGATTCAGACACTTTCAGATCAAGACATAGATAACGTTATTGCAGCTGTAGAACAAAGTAGCTCAGGCTCTTAATTCTTCATGTTGAATAAATGTGAAGAAAGGAGGAAGCTTGATGCCAAACTCAAATGATATCGGTATAAAAAAATATTTAGATGCTATAGGCGTAGGACGCATATGGACTAAGATAAAGGAAAAATTTGTTGACTGGAATGCGTTTGAGGCATCAATAGATGGAATTGAAGATGTCTTAGAAGAAAAAGTCAATTCAAATATAATCGGAGCGGCTGAAGGTCTTGCGACATTAGACAGCAAAGGCAAATTGCCTTTAAGCCAATTGCCGTCATTAGATTATATTTCTAATACAGAAAAGGGAGTTGCATCCGGTGTTGCTACGCTAGACGTAAACGGAAAAGTACCAGTTACTCAAATGCCCTTTTCTGATGTTTTAACGAGGCAAGATAAAGGTGCTTCTCTTGGAGTTGCGGAGTTAGACGCCTCGGGTAAAGTTCCGTCAAGTCAGTTGCCTTCTTATGTGGACGACGTAGTCGAGTATGACGACTCATCTGTATTTCCTGAAACCGGCGAAGGAGGCAAAATTTATTTCAGCCTCTCCGATCAAAGAATGTACCGTTGGAGCGGAAGCCAATATGTTCAGATATCTAACTCCGTTGCATTAGGTACCACGGCTGAATCAGCTTACCGTGGTGATTATGGTGACGCTGCTTATCAACACGCTGTAACCAACAAAGGTGCAGAGTTCGCAATGGGCTTGTATAAAATTGCGACAAATGCAGAAGGACATATTGTTTTGGCTGAGCCTGTAACGATTGAAGATTTACCTGAAATAAAGTTCAATGTCACTCCTGACGTTTTCGGAGAAGTATTAGTCTTCGGTGACTTCAGCCCGACAGATCCTGAAATCCCGCCGTATGTGCCGCCAGAAGATCCAGAAGATCCAGATAATCCTACTTCTGGAGGAATAATAGAAACAGAAAATGGAGAACCTCTGGAAACGGAAGATGGTCAGCCAATTGAAATAGACGCTGGTTCCGGAACTAATTCCGATGGAGTTATACAAACTGAGAATGGAGAACCATTGGAGACAGAGGATGGTAAGCCTATAGAAATAGACGGTGCGAATAATAAGATAGACGGAACGGTTTTAACAGAGGATGGAGACTATCTTATAACCGAAGATGGAGATTATTTGTTACTTGAAGATTCTTCTAATAGCGGATCTTCTACAGAGCCTAGCCGTGCCGTATTAGAAAACGGACAACCGCTTGAGGCTGAAGACGGCACGCCTATAGAATTAAATTTAGCAGACGACACATAACAATGAATCGAAATAATAGGAAGTGAAATATATGAAAATCAGTGAATTAGAAGATAAGCAGTATTTGACTTCTGAAGAAGTTGCAAATAGCTATATCTTAGTCAATGTTGCGCAAGAAGCAAGTGCGTCTCAAATGTCAGGCCGGCTTAGTGTAGGAGCACTCGCCGATGCAATTGCCGCAGCAAAACAATTTGCAACGGTGCAAGAAGACAACGGATCGTCAACCATTCATAAGACAAGCTTGAATAATGATGGCTCTTATTCTCATGATCCTGTTGCTGATATTCCACAGGCTTTCGATCCGCTTACCTACTCTATCCCGGTGATAGATGAAAGCAGAGATGTAGCCGCAGTCATTCCGTTTATTGTTCCTGATTCATCCGGTGCAATAGCCGTTTATAATAGCGCCGGAGAATGGATAAATACACTGCCTTGTCCATCACAACAAGTACGGTTGGTAGGTGGTATGTTAACGAACATTGATGACAGCATAAACGTTGTATATTTAGACGATGATCATAAGATACCAGTATCTAATTTACCGGGCGAAATTGTTACATATTTTAATGGTGAGATTACAACACTAAACGGGGACAGCGTTTTACCGGGCGAAATTGTTAGATATTCTAACGGTGAGATTACAACACTAAACGGGGACAGCGTTCCCGTTTTACCGGGCGAAGTTGTTACATTTTCTAACGGTGAGATTACAACACTAAACGGGGACAGCGTTTCCGTCGGTACACCGGATGGAACCATTGTTTACGATTCCTCTACCGGTGGTTTTATGGTTCTTGATGGAAGTACTCCTGAGCCAATTGCCATCTTGACAGAAAATGATGGTTTTTTAGAAACAGGCAGTGAGAGTAAAAGCTGGACTATTCCTTTAGACAAGGTTGTTATTTACGACCCTTCTTCTGGTGTGTTAACAACAGCAGACGGAGAATCAGTTCCAGTAAAGTTTGAGGAGGCATAATGTGTCTAAATTACAGATTCTTATAACTCAATACAATGAAACAGAAGATATTGTAAAACCTTTATTAGATAGTATTGAGAACCAAAAAAACATCGATTTGTCAAAAGATATTGAAGTGTTTATCGGCAACGATGGTTCTGATGTAAAGTTATCTGAAGAGTTTCTAAAAAAATATTCATACCCTATTCGGTATTATTCTTTAGAACATTCGGATTTGCCTGGTTGCAGACAAAAATTGCAAAATCTTGCAACCGCAGATTATATTATGTTCTGCGATGCAGATGATATGTTTAATTCGAACGTTGCTATTAGTATGATTCTTCAAACTGCACAAAGCGGCTGTGATTTTATTGTATGCGATTTCTTAGCAGAAGTTCAAACCAAAGACGGACAGACTATCTACAGTGAATATACAAATGATTCTGTTTTTGTCCATGGTAAAGTCTATCGCAGACAGTTTTTAGTAGATAATTGTATTGAATGGCATCCGGAATTAAAATATAACCAGGATAGTGCATTCAACGCTTTGTGCAGAATCCTTTCTAAAGATACAAAAATAATCAAAACTCCATTGTATATTTGGAGAGACAATCCTAATTCAAAAACAAGAATAGATAAACAAATTCATACGATTAAAGCATGGCCGTATATGATAGGCTCTTTCGACGCTTTCGTTAACGATCTTTCTCTTCGGGGATTTGGTTCTTATGCCCGTTATTACGCAATGTATTGTTTGTATTTGACCTATTTTACTTGTATAACAGGCAGATGGAGCGGACAAGAATGTATTGAATATAAAGAGAACGTCTATCGGAGGCTGGTTAAATTCTATCGAGATCATAAACTTCTTTTGCTTTATATGACAGACGAAAAGCAAATAGAGCAGATAAAAGAAATAACAAGAAAGCTTGCTGAAGCCAAAGGTAAGCTTATAGAAACAAAACCGATAGAAACATGGATGCAGTCTATTCTCAATCTGTATTAAATGAAGGTGATCAAGTTGAGTGAAGTATCTCAGGTATACACCAAACAGGGTGTTAAAAATTTTAAAGATGCTCAATCACGGCAAGATATCAAAAATATAAAAACACGCATGACAAACGTTGAAAATGATATTGTCTCCATTGAAGATTCAATCAATCAAATCAATTCTCAATTAAATAATTTGTCTTTAGCGTCAGGAAATTACTTTTAAAAATATTATGAAAGGAGTGAGTTGTAGTTGGCTTATATAACAACACATGACGAACTTACTTCTATTGCTAACGCTATTAGATTAAAAACATCAACCACCGGACGGATAAGTTATCCTCAGGGATTCGTAACTGCAATAAATGGAATATCAACTGGTGTAGATCCTATATATAAGAGTCTTGCCGAAAAGACGATTAGTACAATGTCTTTTTCAGAAACAGTTATAAGACCGTACAAGTACGCTGGGTTTTCTTATTTAAGCTCTGCTAGCGCAAATTGCACAATGATTGAACAAGGTGCTTTTGCTTCATGCCAACAATTATCATATGTATCATTTCCTGTCTGTAAAATTATTGGGTCTAATGCGTTTGATTATTGTTCAAATTTACAAACTGTTAATATCCCTGTTTGTACTACATTGAATGAAATGGCCTTTGCACATTGCAGTCGACTTAGTTCTATTGTCGCTTCAGATATTACATACGTAAGGAATAGCACGTTTTACGCCTGTTACGCTTTAAGTCAAGCTTCTTTTCGAAATGCGCAGGTAATACAAGAAAATGCATTCTACTATTGTCGAAACCTGGAAACTGTTTTCGCTCCGAACTGTTACAGCGTAAGAAACTCTGCTTTTGCTTTATGTAGTTGGCTTAGTTCCGTGAACTTCAAATTACACACAATTGGAGACAATGCATTTTATCAATGTTCCCGTCTTAGTTCGCTGAATATGAGTATGGTATTTTCTATTGGAGTTAATGCGTTTGCTGGTTGCGGATTAAAAGAAGCAACCAACAGCAATTGTCCTGAAATTGGACCAGCCGCATTTTCATTTGCTTCTGCTCTGCAAAGAATCAGTTTTTATAACTGTACTAGCATCGGCAGTTGGGCTTTTAATAATTGTACGAACTTATACCACGCAGTGTTCGATGATTTAGACTTTATTGGAGAAAAGGCATTTTATAACTGTAGGTCTCTTGATTCGATTGGAGGTACGGACACGTGTCGTTATGTTGGGAGTGGCGCATTTATGTATTGTAGAGCACTTAAAAGTATTTTCTTACGAAACTGTTGGGAGATCCGTTCTAGTACTTTTTTTAGCTGCTCCGCTTTACGACTGGCTTATATAGAAAATTGTTTAAATATAGGTCCTGGCGCTTTTGAAAAATGCGTCACTCTTCCTTATATGAATATACCTAAATGCAGCATTATTCGAGACGATGCATTTAGAGGTTGTCTCTCTTTATCCTTTGTTGATGCCCCAGAATGTAAAACAATAGGGTTTGGCGCATTTGATGAGTGTATCCAGCTAGGCGCATCTAGTGTAATTAATTTTCCAAAGTGTGAACACGTATTTAGTAGTGCTTTCAGATCATGTATTGAAATGAAAGAGATTCATCTTCCAATGTGCACATCAATTGAGGCAAATTGTTTTATTAATTGCGAAAAGCTTTCAAGCATTGTGTTAGATCAATGTTATACTATCGGTATGTATGCTTTTAGCAAGTGTATAGAATTGTCAGAGATAACGCTGCCTAATTGTCGTTATATAAACCTTTCAGCGTTCTATGGATGCACTACTCTTAAATCAGTTGTATTGTTAATAAATACAATAGCAAGTATAACTAACGCATTCGAGAACACACCTATAACAAATAGTAGTTATTTAGGTTATTATGGTAGTATTATAGTCCCTTCAAGTTTGTATTATTCTTATGTAATTACATACAGTAGTTTAGCAGAAAGATTTTCAATGTATACAGAATAAGAGGTAAAGATAATGAAGCTTGATATATTAGTTCCCCAATACAACGAAACAGATAAAGTTGTAAAACCTTTGTTGGATTCTATTGCGATTCAACAAAATGTCGATTTTAACGATATCGGAGTCATCATATGCAACGATGGCTCCGATATCTATTTAACAGAAGATTTTTTAAATTCTTATCCGTTTAAAGTCTCTTATTACAAAGAACCGCATAAAGGAGTATCTGCAACTCGAAATGCTTGCTTGGATCACTCTAAAGCAGACTATGTTATGTTCTGTGATGCGGATGATATGTTCTGCAATGTGTGTGGATTGTGGATGATGTTCAGGGAAATGAACGCTCCCGGTGGTTTTGATACAATGGTTTCTGTGTTTATCGAAGAGAATCGTATGCCTGAAACCAAAGAAGTGTTTTATTTAAATCGTGAAATGGACAGTACTTTCGTTCATGGGAAAATTCATAGACGGCATTATTTATTAGAAAAGAAAATCCGCTGGAACGATGATTTAACAATCCACGAAGATTCTTATTTTAATATTCTTTGTCAGAATCTTACAGACAATGCAAAGTTTTGTCCTACTCCCTTCTATCTTTGGAAGTGGAGAGACAACAGTGTTTGTCGACACGACCCTAAATATATTTTAAAGACATACAACAATATGTTAGACAGTAATACTGCTTTGATAAAAGAGTTTTTGCGGAGAGGCGTTCATGATAAAGCCATGCTTTACGTTACGTCTATGATTTTTGATGCATATTACACAATGAACAAAGAAGAGTGGCGAAATCAGGAGAACCAGGAATATCGTCATAAAACAGAATTGCGATTTAAAACATATTTTAAAGAATTCAAATCTCTTTGGGAAAATATGCCGATTAACGACAAGATGGCTATTTCCAACAGTATTCGTACTCGCTTTGTACAAGAAGGTATGCGCATGGAGGCTGTAACAATCGAAGATTGGTTAAAACATATCGAGAAAATGAAATGAGGTATTCAATATGGGACAAAAGAAAATATCCGACTTGAATCATCTTGACGAAATTACAAACGATAGATTAAACGGTGGCTGGCAAGGGCCTGTCTTTCCTTTGGAGTTGAGTTTTTTAGCAGCGACCAGAATGATGGATTTTAACACTGAAACTACAGATGAGCAAATGACAACAATAAAAGTAAATCTAAACGAGCTGTTGTTTTTAATTTTTGAAATGCTATACAAAGCATTAACAAATGATCCACTCTTAGAGCACTTCGGAGAGGAAATTACTTACCTACAAGATGCAGCAGCGGCATTTAAAGACTGCGTAACAGAAGTACTTAATTCCACGCAAAACCAAGGAGGTACAGAAACCAAATAATGTTCTATTCTTAGATTATTTATATATTTAAGCTGTTCAAATGATTAACGCTTATGATGAACACAGCTAATACACAAGAGAAAGGTTGAGCTCATTATGGGCGAATTTTTTAAACCAGCGGGACAATGGTTAGCAGAAAATGTCCCCCTTACGGTTATTTTAATTTTACTTTTATTATCATTCTTTTTTAAAATCCCCAAAAAAGAAGTGCGCCTATTCAGTTGGATGCTTGCTAAGTTAGGAAATGTTCTTCTATTGGATGTAAGAAAAGATATTCAGGAACTCAAGACCGACAATGCGAATAAGTTTGAAGCTTTAAAAAAGGATACGGACCAAAGGATTGAGCAGTTGGAAACTTCCAACAATGCAGCGTTTGAAGAGATTCGAGTAATTAATAACAGCAATTGCCAGAACATGAAAGAGCATTTAGACGCTGTAGAAAAGAAGATAGATCTTCAAAGCGCATCCCATGTACGGGCGCATGTTTTAAACTTTTCAGACGATCTTCGCAAAGGAAATCAACGCACAAAAGAAGATTATGACAATATCCTTGAAGAAGATAAAGAATATAACGCTATTGTTGAAAAATACAAAATCGAAAACAACGTATACGAACATGCAATCAAGTTTATAAACAAGCGTTATGACGAAAGCATGGCAGACAATAGTTTTGCCACGTATTAAGGCGGTGATATCCATGACAAGGATTGATCCGCGTAAACAATTCTCTAAAAAACTTGCCAGCCGAGCTGAATGGTTCTGGTTTGGCTATATGTTGCTTTTGTTAGGTCTTATCGCTTATCGCCCGGAAGTAGCCCTGACAACTGTTTATCTTTCTCTCATCGCGACAGTTGTTATGGTCGTAAGCGTTTTTGCTTATACAGATAATTCAAAGTATGAAAAAGCTTTATTTGCGGCTCAGGAACTGGCAAAGATAAAGTTCTCCTGGAGACATGCCGATACTAAATTTGAGACTTTAGAAGATATAGAAGAGTCTGAAGAAGAGGAAGGTGGTAACGGATGACGTACGCAGAAACCGTTAAAATCTTTCTTGCAAAAGTGCAGGAAATTAAAAATTCAAATCCCAAAAGAAGAGAACCTGGAGATGGGTCTGACGGATATTGTGACTGTATAGGACTTGTTATAGGAGCTGTTCGAAGAATGGGACTGAAATGGACAGGCATTCACGGGTCAAACTGGGCTGCAAGAAAAGAGTTTGTTAAACTTGAAAGAGTTAATTCCGAATCCGATCTTGAACTTGGAGACGTTGTTTTAAAAGGTCGTTCAAAAGGAAACATAAGTTGGAAACTTCCTTTGAGATATCGCAATGGCGGAAAATATTATAACGGTGACACTACGGATTATTATCATGCCGGAGTTGTTACTTGCATAGACCCTTTGAGGATTACGCATATGTCCAGCAAAATGACTGTCGATACAAAAGTAGGTCAATGGGGATATCACGGAAAACTCAGACTTCTTGTCAATGCTTCCAATGATATTGATACTACAATTGATCCGACAATCCCGGCTTCTAATAAACTCGCTGTTGTAGTTGCTGAATCCGGCAGCACAGTTAACTTCCGGAAGAAGCCTTCCACTGCTAGTGTAAGAATCGCCAAGATACCGTTAGGAACAACTGTAGAGATTCTCCAGCCCGGTGAAACTTGGGCTGCAATCAAATATCAGGGTAAAACCGGTTATATGATGGCTAAATTCCTCGACATTATCGGGGATGGAAAAGGACAATATTAAGGAGATGATTTATATGACAATCGATCTGACTCAAATTATTCTGGCTGTTATCACGCTTATTTTTGGCCTTCTTGTAAAGTATGTTATCCCGAACCTGAAAGCTAAAACCACTTCCGATCAAATGGCTATGATCCGGGCTGCAGTTAAAACCGTTGTATATGGAGTCGAACAGGTATATAAATCCAAGCCCGGTAAGGAAAAGAAACAGATGGTGCTCGAAGAGCTTGCGAAACAAGGTTATATTGTCGACGCAAACAATGTTGAGGAAAGTATTTCTTATTTGATTGAAGAAGCTGTAAAAGAACTTAATCTCGATCAAGGCGAGCATATTAACTCATAATCTTTAGAAGGGATGATCGAGAATGAGAGGTAACAACACAACAATTCAGCTTGGTCACGAGTGGGTTGTAAATACAGGAAATCTGTTCCAGTATGACAGCGGTCAGCATATTACTTTTCAAGGGGTCGATCTCCCAGAAGTATATCAGGTACATTTTTCCAACAAAGAAAATGGAATAAGTAAATCCGTGATAGGAGACTCGTCAGGGGTTGATATTCCTGACGAGTTTCTCCTTTCCGGAGAACCTCTTTATATTTGGGTGTACGTCTCACACGAAGATTACTCCGAGACCGTATACAACGCACTTGTTAATGTAAATAAAAGAGCAAAGCCAACAGACTTTAGGCCGACAAGGGTTCAAAGAACCAACATCGATCAAACGATTGGAGCATTGAATTCGGCTGTTGAACATGTCGAAGATATAGCTGAAAGCATTAATGAAACCATACGGGAATCTCTTCAGGAAGCAAAAGACTCCGGAGAATTCAAAGGAGATCAAGGAGACATAGGTCCCACTCCCCTTTTGAGTGTTGGCAATATTACTACTCTCCCGGCTGGGTTCAGCGCAAGCGTAACGATTTCCGGTACTCCTGAAAATCCTATTGTCAACTTTGGAATTCCACGAGGTTTAAAAGGAGATCAGGGGGAAAAGGGCGATATCGGTGAACAGGGAATCCAAGGGCCGCAAGGTGAGCAAGGAATTCAGGGGCCTAAAGGTGATATAGGCCCTCAGGGAATACAAGGCATCCAGGGAGAACAAGGCATTCAAGGTGAAATCGGCCCTCAAGGAATACAGGGTGTTCAAGGGCCTAAAGGAGATCCTTTTACTTACGAGGACTTTACTCCAGAACAGTTGGAATCTTTAAGAGGGCCTCAAGGGATACAGGGTATTCATGGTGAGGTTGGACCTCAGGGCATACAAGGCGAACAGGGTCCTCAAGGAGAACAAGGTCCTCAGGGAATAAAAGGAGATAAAGGCGATCCGTTTACGTTTCAGGATTTTACTTCTCAACAATTGGCCAGTTTAAAAGGAGAAAAGGGAGATCAAGGCGTCCAAGGACCCAAAGGAGACGCTTTTACTTATGCAGATTTCACTCCGGAACAACTCGCAGGACTAAAAGGTGAAAAAGGTGATCCCGGCAATGTCGTACTTGTGCAGGAAGACCAACCCACCGAAGAAGACAATAGATTGTGGATTTCTTCTGAAGGTGAAACCAATGTTGTCATTCCTACTTATGAAGAGTTTCTTGAGTTAAAAAGACAAGTTGAAACGTTAATTAATTCTAATTCTATTACTATCGGTTCAACAACAATAACCGAAGCTCAATTACAAGCATTGCTCAATTTAATAACAACACAAGAAGGAGCGTAATTATTATGAAGATTTCTGAATTACCGAAGTTAGGTTCTATAATTGAATCCCAAGATGGCGCGTCTTTTCCAGATATAACTGATACTCATGTTATTGTAAGCACAACTCCTCATCGTATAGCTGTCCAACAATCTGAAATATCTTCGAATGACAAACTAAACACAGGTACAAGATCATTAGAAGGCGATGGAAGCAACACGCTAAAAGCATCTGGTCCCTCCAGTACTCCTTCTTTTGAATCAGGTATATTCGGAACATATTCTGTTCCATTTTTAGATTTATTTGCAAACATTATTATAGCTATGGCACAATCTTATAAAAATGTGGAAACTTTTGAGAATTGGGGAATAGGATTCGATACAAGTGATCAAACTTTAACTGCTCTTATGGCTTCTTTTCATGATTTAGTTTATGATATAGCTTATAATGCAGCTGATCAATGTATTACTGATGCTCTCAATAATGGGCAGCTTACTTCTAGTAACAGTACGTTTGTAAATACGGTTCAAACTATCGTTAACAATATGAACACAACAGCCGAGTAAGATATTACCTACATTTTAAGAAAGGAGGGATTTGATTGCCGATCACAATAAAAAAAGGTATCATGAAATATCGTGAACCTAATGGAGACTACAAAGGTCTTGACGGTATTTCCCAGGAATATACAACACAACAGATCGAAGCAATCCAGTCTGCCGGACAAACTCAGATTTCAAATATAAATTCTGTCTTACAGGAAGCAAAAGAATCCGGTGAATTTGACGGACCTCAAGGTCCTAAAGGAGATACCGGTGATATCGGCCCTCAAGGCCCTCAAGGAATTCCAGGTATAACTGCTATAGACGATACGTCCGGCTCTGGAGATACAGATAAAACATGGTCTGCTGATAAATTAGTAAGCGAGTTTTCTGATCTTGAAAATGCAATCCCGACCGTTCCGACAAAAGTCTCTCAGTTTGAGAACGATTCAGGATATTTAACTCAGCATCAGGATATCAGCAACAAAGCAGACAAGACCGATATTCCAACAAAGGTTTCGGAATTAACAAATGATTCGGGATATTTAACGTCTGAGACTGATCCTACAGTTCCAGCTTGGGCCAAAGCAGCTCAGAAGCCAACCTATACCGCTTCTGAAGTCGGTGCTTTAGCAAGTAATACTCATATTCCGAGTACAACAGCTGAGTTAACAAACGACGCCGGGTTTATTACAAGTTCAGCTTTACCTACGAAGGTTAGCGATCTAACTAACGATGCCGGATATTTGACTCAGCATCAGGACATTAGCGGCAAGGCTAATAGCGCAGACCTGGCAGCCGTCGCCACGAGCGGCGACTATGCAGATTTGAGCAACAAGCCGACTATTCCAACTGTCCCGGTACAGGATGTACAGGTTAATGGAGTAAGTGTGCTCAATGACGGTACAGCAAATATACCAATAGCAAGCGCTTCAGATCCTGGTGTTGTAAAAGCTCCATCGGGAAAAGGCGTTTATGTGGATGCCGATAATGATCTTGCCATAAATCCGGCTGGTGCTACTGCTATTAAACAGGGTACCGCAGCTTTTTTACCAATAGTACCTGTTCATCAAGCAAAATCAGTTTTCTATGGTCTTGCTAAAGCTGCCGGACATGATGAGAAAAATTCTGTTGAACCAGTTGGAACTTATACGCCAGAAGCCAAGGCCGCGATCCAGTCTATGCTCAACGTTCCTTCTAAAACTGACACTCAGCTTGATACGACATTGAGCCGTGGTCGCAAAGAAAATACAACCGTTGGCGCAAGCAGCTTCGCGTTCGGCGACAATGTTCAGGCATCCGGCCTCGTATCTCATGCTGAAGGGCGTGGCACAACTGCCTCAGGTGAGCTTGCTCACGCCGAAGGAAACTATGCCAAAGCATACGGTTTTGCCTCTCATGCAGAGGGCAACTACACCGAAGCTTCCGGTAACTCTTCGCACGTAGAAGGTTATGGAACAGTTGCGAGCGGTGAATTATCCCATGCAGAAGGTTCTCAGACTGTTGCGATTGGGCCGCATTCTCATGCTGAAGGTCATAATAATTATCGGTTATCCACGAATGCATACGAGATTAATGACCAGCAGTACAATCTAAATTACGGCGCTGTAGGCACTGCTGATCACTCTGAAGGATACGATACAATCGCTGACAGTACACTTGGCGGCACGTTAAATGATTCGTATGCGGCTCATGCAGAAGGCGTAGGAACAATAGCTGTCGCGAATGCCCAACATGCGCAAGGCAAATGGAATGCTCCTGATACTAACTTTGCTGATGTTGTTGGTAATGGCACAGAGAATGCGCGGTCAAATGCCTATGCACTGACTTGGAGCGGCGATGGAAAGTTTGCGGGAAATGTGTATGTCGGATGCGGAGACGATAGCTCTGGTGGGACGATGTTGCCAAAGGATGTGCAGATTGACGGAACAAGTGTAGTAGATCAAAATGGAGTGGCGAATGTACCAAAGGCTTCTTCATCAGTTTTAGGCGTCATTAAAGTTAATGGAGATCTTTCATATACAGGAATAGGAATTAATAATGGTCTTCTCCACACAGTTACAGCGAGCGATACTGAGCTAAGAAGGGGATTAAATAACAATAGACCTGTTACTCCAATTAATCAGCATACTTCTACATTCTATGCCCTAGCTAAAGTCGCGGGTGATACAACACAAGCGCAATCAGATAATGCAGTCGGTATATACACCGATGAAGCTAAACAAGCAATTCAGACTATGCTTGGCATTGACTTATCTTCAATTGCTTCCCAGGTCGAGATTCCGCTTGTTGAGACAGTAGATGGCGCGGCTGTAACCATTACTGGCCAACCTAATACACGGTACATGTGCGGAGAAGTGACATCTATATCCATTACTCCTCCTGCAGCTGGATCAATTGACGTTGTCTTTACAAGCGGAAGTACTGTAGCCGTACTGACTTTACCTTCGACCGTTAAAATGCCAGAGTGGTTCGACGCTTCAACTCTCGATACTAATACTGTATATGAAATTCTTATTACTGATGGAGTATATGGGAGCGTGATGACATGGGCAACTTAAGTCATACTGTCGGCGGTACTGATAATTTAGTCAGTTTCAAAAGTGCCGCAAGAGTGCCTATTGATTCGCTCAAAGTGTATTTCAAACCCATACAGGATGGCGAAGGAGATCCAAGCCCGGAGAATGTAAGGCCGATTAAAGGATGGAATGAGGTTGAGGCGTATAGAGTGCCAGAAGTGATGCCATTCAAGGTCATTCAGACTTCTGAAACAAGTCTCGGAGTTGATTTCGCTTGCGATACAAACGGAGTGATTACTGCAAACGGAACACCTACTTCATGGTCGCAATTCCGTCCTATAGAAGTTGAAGTACTGGGTTCGGAAATTTTGTATCAGAAAATTCTTGGAAATATGCAAAATGTTACGTTTGCCAGACCTTATTTGTATGATAAAGACGGCATCGAAATAAAAGTATCTTTAGCGGATAATATTTTAGAGAAAGGTCTCGATTTACGCCAGTACGAAAGCGTTGCAAAGGTTAGAGTAGGTCTTAAAAGAGCCAGTAATAATGTTCCTATGATGGGAAGTTGTTTTATCGCTATCACAAATGGCGCAATTGCTTCTTCGACAACGTTTCCTGTGACATTTCCGGTGACTGGGAAGAATAAATTTAATGGAGAAATATCGAACGCCAATATTGCCTCTAATGGACAAATAAGCAGCAATGTAAAAAGCAGAATATCGACTTCGCTCATTTCAATTGCTCATGGTCAGTATACGCTATCCTCCTCTGAAAATCATCCTGTTTCTATATATGCATATGATGATAACGGTTTTATTGCGAATGAAAGTTTAGTCTCATGGCAAGAATCCCCAACAACATTTGTGGTCGAAAATGCCAAATATGTTCGTTTCAAATGGAAAAAAACTGATGATTCTGCTTTTGATCCTTCAGAAATAACCAATATTCAACTTGAACGTGGTTCCGAAGCAACTGCATATGAGCAATATAATCCAGATAATACTTTTTATGGTGGATATGTGGATTTGGTAAAGGGCGAAGTTATTTCTGGATGGACGGCAAAAAAGATTAAAGACATAGATTGGACCTACAATACTTCTCAACGACGTTTTCAATATGCTTTCCCTCAAACAGATTTAATGGGTTCCTCGGCTGATATACAATGGAGTAATTGTGCAATAGCTGAAGCTTACACTACTTCCACAATGAACGGATACCAAAACCTTCAAATCGCGACATGGAAAAATACTTATATATATATCCGAGACGAGAGATTTAATAGCGTTGAGGAGTTTATTGCGGCTATGGGTGACACATATATAAGTTATCCGATTGTAAATAAATCAACTTATCCATTAATTGCAAATCAACTTAAAACATTCCTCAATAATAATGCCTTCTGGTCTAATACCAATGATGTCACTGAAGTCTCCTACGCTGTCCATGATGCTGCCCCAATTCGTGCCGCAAGAAAACGAATTATGGCGGCGAGTCCTAATCTTGAGACTCTAAGTAGTGATTTAGTAACATTTAATACCGACGTTGCTGCACCGCTAAAGGAATGCAAAGTATATTTCGAACCTGTGCAGGAGGGCGAAGGGGATCCGAGTCCGGAGAACATAAGGCCGATTGGTGGATGGAATAATATTGAAGTAACAAAATGTGGGAAGAATCTGTTTGATATATCAGAGATGGCTTCCAGAACAGGCGTGACCGTAGATGGTGATACGTTTGTTGGGACTGCCCGGAATATTGGAGCCCTTGGTAATTATTCATATGGGTATAATATAAAAAGAACAACGTTGCATATTCCATCAAATATTTCAATTAATGTTAGTTGTATGACATATTCTGAAGGAAATATATCCACTAACGGTGCGGGTTTTAGTTTGAATTTTTTTAATGAAAACGGGACCATGCTTCGTCCGTGGTACACATATAATTCAACATTAAGTTCGAGTTTACATAATGGGATGATAACGCCAGTAGATGATGTTATATATTATGTATTCGGATGGTACAATAATGCCGACAATATCTGGCATGTAAGCAATATGCAATTCGAAATTGGATCATCTATGACAGAATATGAATCATATAACGGCACAACCATTCCAATCACTTTTCCATCTGAAGCAGGAGCCATTTATGGCGGATATGTGGATTTAGTTAAAGGCGAAATCGTTGAAGAGTACGCTCTGTTCGAAAAAACTTGGGGTGAACTTACTTTGCATGGAACCTTATCAAACACTGATTATAAGAGTATGGATCTAGATAAAGATATTTATGAGTCATCTGAATATTCATATGTTTCTAAATTATCGAATATCGTTCCATATTCTTATAGTTGGACCGAAAACGACTCACCACATTTTTATGTTAGTAATTCTAGACGCATATATGTATGGCTTCCAATCGGAACAGAGGCATCTACAACAATTCAGATTATAGGGCATCTTAAAGAACCAATTCATTATCCAATCGACCCTCAAACCCTCAAAACCCTTCGTGGCACTAACAATATTTGGTCAACTTCCAATGGCCCCATAACTATCAAATACTGGAAACACTAAGGAGGAATTACTATGAATCAATACTATATCATTGAAATTCAGCAGTATGCTAATGGCGAGTACGGTCATCAGGTGCATTTCGCTTTTGATGCCGATGCGGCCAAAGCCAGACTGAAAGCCGAATCCAAATATCACGAAGTTCTCGCGGCGGCGGCTGTCAGTGAGCTTCAGTCTCATTCTGCTACCCTACTCACCGCTGACGGGCGGGCTATTATGAATCAGTGCTACAAACACGCTTTGCCTGAACCTGAAACAGAACCTGAAGAACCCGTAGTGGAGGGTTAATCTTGGATAACGAGAAAATCATCTGGGATTTCCTGTACGAAAAAATAGGCAACCCTTACGGTGTTGCCGGGTTGATGGGAAACTTGTATGTAGAAAGTCGTTTTGATTCTTCTAAACTCCAGAATACTTATTCCAGGAAATTAGGTATAAGCAGCTCTGAATACACTAACGCCGTAGACAAAGGTATTTATACAGATTTTGTTCATGATTCGGCCGGGTATGGATTAGTTCAATGGACTTACTGGAGCCGTAAAGAAGGGCTTTACAACTATGCTAAGAGCCAGAATAAGTCTATTGGAGATCTACAAACCCAGCTGGATTATATTTGGAAAGAAATCCAAACCTATAAGACTTGTATTAATACTTTAAAGTCTGCAAAGTCTGTTAAAGAAGCTTCTGACATTGTTGTAGAGAGATACGAAAAGCCTACAGATCAGAGCGAAAAAGCCAAGCAGAACAGAGCCGCGTACGGAGAACAAATCTTTTCGAAGCATTTCTCTCAAACTCCCTTTGTCAAGGGCGAAAAATCGTCTAAAAATGTCATTGTTACCCACGATAGAGTAAATGTCCGTTCAGGAAACGGAAAGGAATTTGCTCGAATTTCTCTCGTAAACAAAGGCACTTCTTTCCAGTGGGTCGCTACAGCCGAAAATGGATGGCACGCTGTAAAGCTCCCTAAGCAGATCGGCTGGATTAGCGGGGAGTTTTCAAAAATTAATTCGTAAAAAAATGGGTATTCTCAGTCTATTCATTGAATAGGTTTTGAGAATACCCTTTTTTTTATCTTCCAACCAGCGCAAAGAAAAATCCTCCGAATATCGTAAGGATGATTGCACCCACAAGAATTGCCAGTATTGAGACAACCAGATCAATTAAATCTCTCATCATTCGTTCACCAAAACTACATTCATATAATGTGTTAGATAAACTTTCCCATCTGGGGTTACAACTTGCACTTCATCCCCGTTTTCAAAGTCTCTCCATGCCTTTATATTTATTTCGCGCCATTCTCCGTTGAGAAGAATGTGCGCTTTCTTAAAGGTTTGGTACGTATCTAAACCTGTCTGTCTGTTTCCGCAGGAACTCAGTACAATCATAAGAACAACCAACAAGCCTATTAATAAAATCTTTTTCATTGATCTTCCTCCACCACCTGATCAAAATTGTTTACAAAGTGATCTTCCGGAAGAACGAAAATCTTTTCGTGATCCCGCACTACAAACTCTTTGAGGTTAACAATAATCATATATTCAGGTACTTCAATGTAGAAAGTATCATTGTTATGACTTGTTTTGAATCCTGACGCAAGCAGCTCCATGTCCTGTATATTTTCTCCAGTCCACTGTACAGCATCAACATAGTAAGGTCTGTGAATATATCTCGCCATAGTAAACTCCTTCTTCAAAGTTCTTATTCTTTTTTATTAAAGTCCGCAGCACTGGCCAGCACAAACAGAATCAGCCCGCCGACAAGAATTAAATTAATTATTCCTGCTATCATCTTTTTGCTCCTTGTATAAAGGACAGGTTTCTGTGTCTTTAAACAGCGCACACGAAAACGGTCCCTCTTTTGAAAGCTTGTTTATTAGATTCCTTTCGCATGCTGTATAAGAACATTCATTTCCACACCATGTTATATCATCGTGAAACCATTTGTATAAGTTCATTTTAAATCATCCCCGTGCCACATATCATAGTATTTGTCGTAATAATAGTTGTCTATCTCCGTTGTTACAACATAGGGATAATAAGACAACTTAGACAGTTTTCCTCCGGTGCAGTTTTGTATAACTTCACTGTATGCATTAAAAATAAATCTAATTCCTTCTGGATCTATTTCATAATCTTTATATAAACGATAGAACCCAGGTATATGGTAAATGAATTTTAGAAACTTTTTCATTTCTTTCTCTCCCCTGCCCACGATTTTGGAATCCATTCGATTGGCAGAGGAAAATAGCCCCACTTTTTGAACGCCTGAGATCTCATTCTCTCTACCCTTTTTATATTCTTTTTCCTTACTTTTCTTTTTTTATGACCTCTTAAATGCACGGCCCTTGCAAAGTTTAGACACCATTTCAATTCTTTACTCATAGTTAGGTTCCCTATACTCAAAACAGTCGTATAAGTTATGTCTTTGACCGTATGTTAAATTTTCCCAATCCCAAACAACTCTCAGCTGGGGACAGCTCGAATTCAATTTATATTGCTTTAGATTATAGAAAACACGAAAACCTTGTTCTATATAAATTTTTGCTAAAAGAGGATAGTATTGCTCTGCACTGTTCTCTGATAACACCATTATTTCGGCAGAATGTTTTCCATGCTTTGCTGCATTCTCTATCCTTTGATTTAGCTTTCCACTCATCCAGTTCAGTCTAAATTTATAAAACAAGTCTTTGTGTTTCATGCTTTCTTTCATCAGTTCTTCAGCTTCTGTAGCTGTCATTTTATTACCACCGTCTTTTTCGGTTCCCACTGACTGATAGGTGGGACATACTCAATTTCTGTTGTGTAAGTTGTTGTTGTTTCTGTCTTTTCATTTCCGCAGAAGTTACACCACGGATAAGAAGGAGAATACACCCTCTTGCAAACCGGGCACATCCATCCTTGTGGGATAGACATTAAATAATCATAGTCCATCATTTGTTCCTCCTTTCATGTTTACCGATATACACATCATCCTCAGTGAAATACTTTGAACAATTCAGACAAACATAATCGTATTCTGTTGAGACCTCCGGAGATAATGCTCTCATATCGTTTTCGCTGCCGCAGTTCGGGCAGATTCTATTTGTAACACTCAGCCCACGCCAGTTTTCTGTTCCAGTTCTCCATGCGAACCATTCAGGGCATCCTGTACATGCTGACTGAGTTGCCACATCGCATTTATTTTTTACACATGGACTGAGTACGTTCATTGTTGGATTCATTAAGTTTCCTTGCCCCCTTCTCTTGCTTCCGATCTGGTTGCAATTAACTTACCGCAATCAGGACAAGGATAGCTCCAATCTGTCGGAAGAAGGCTTGCGCTGTGGGGGTTTTCTTTGCATTCGGATTTATTAGCCAGCCATATACACCCACATCCATCGCAATAGAATTTCAAGCATTCTCCATGTCTTAAGACTCTCATCTGAAATAATCCTCTCCCATTATCAGTCTCTTGGTAATATCGTCATTGATTGCTTTCTTTAGTTTCTCCGGATCTTTTTCAAGCTCCATAGCTCTCTTAACCTGTTCAGCAAGGTATTCTTTGTTCGCCTTGTTGTAGTTGTCCCGGACAAGATCGAACACTTCTTTATCTGTCATCCACGTTTTCCTTTCCGCTTTCTTGTTTTCCAGATGTTTTGAGAATTGCCTTCCCAGCGCCTGTATTTGCACCTCGGGCAGTAATAGAACCCGGGTGTGAGTCCTAAACGATCAGGCGGCGACCATCTCAGCTGGGTATTGCAGGAAGAACATACGTCAGATCTATTCATCTATAATCCACTCCACGTTTTCTTCTATGCATCCGGCACAGTCTGGGCCATCAGGGGTACTAAAAACACCGCAATCTCCGTGAGTAAAGAAACAATATTCTGATTCTTCCGAAAAGACCAATTTAAGTCTTTCTTTAAAAGAGAGATCGCATTCTATTTTAATTTTATCTTTTGTTATCGAGTGTTCCATGATTCAATAGCAACCCTTTCTCTGTTATCTCTGTCATCACTATTGCCGTATATTATATACGGCCCTGTAGCTCCGCAACGATGGCATTTCACAAAGATCCAATTGTGTTGTCCACAATCACATTTTTTAATTTCGATTTCTAATCCAACAGTATCTTTGCACCAAGGACATGGTTTCATTCTTTTCTCCTTTGTTTAGAGCACAATACAGTTTGCTTTTAATATTGAATCGTATACAATATCGACATTGTATGGATTACCTTCTTTGTCTCTTTTATAGGTTGCCAGCGCCGGAGGATCAAGAATCTCACCACCAGAGTAATTTCCACCGGAATCTCGGTACTGAACAATACAATCCAGATCTTCGGCGTGATTTTTCTGTATCCATTTAATCAGTTCTTTCCCTTTCATTATCGATTATCTCCTTTGCTTTTATCCATTGCTCATGTAATATCTTTGCTCTTTCATGATCTTCTTCGTCCCAGCCGAACTTTCTGGACTCTTCTTCCCAGCTGTCTTCGTACTCCCATCCGAATACAATAGCATAGATCCATGCACTTCTGCGGTCTTCTCCCCAGTCTCTTACATCGAACGCTATAGCGCACTCAATACTTTCAAGCGCATTCATTGTTAAAGGTTTTCTGTTATCAGAAGGAAATGTCATCATTCCATCGGTATTAAATTGTTTACTCATATTTCTATTTATAAACTTTTCTATTATCAGGATTCTATTCCAAGTTTAGAAAAGTCTACATCTCCCATTCGTCTGGCTAGTTCTTTTAATACTGTTTTCCAAATAAATTGATAATACATATCTGTGCCGCAATAAACCAGAGTTTCAAAAAGCTTTTGATTTGATTCATTTTCTATTTGCTCTGCCCATTCTTGGTCTGTCATCTCATCACCTGTTGTTTAATGAATGTTAGTCAGGGATTCTTTTATTTTCAAATTTCTTGTAAGCGTCAAGATACCATTCTTTCTTGTCGCCGTTGTAGGTCAGCTCGTAGTACATTCCATCAAACAGGCTGGTGCTGATCAGATATTTCCAGTTCTGTAAGGCTTTACATTTCCAAACAATATAAATTTCAAAATCAGGTTCTGGATCTGACTTATCCAGATGTTCTGCAATATAATTCAAAACTAATTGAATAGCTCTTTCGTCCATTTTTTTACTCCTTTGTGTTTTCTATCCGGTTAGAACAACACGGCTCGCATGCACAGCATGGCAAGCCTGTTGCTCCGCATACTTTCAATACATTTTCGCTGCTTAGATCCTTTTTCGCGATCTCTTCCGCAATCATACGCATTGTGTATGCATAGTTCTCGGCTATCTCGGCATCAACAGGATCGGTCTTTTGCTTTGCCCGTTTTAAAAAGTATTGTTCGATCTCCAGTAAGCATGAGATTATGCTGTCTGTGTCCATTTAAAACTCCTTTTTATCTCGTTGAATCTTAATATGGGTAATTGTCCGGCCAATTCTCATAAGGAATTGATCCCGGAATCTCTATGCTATCGAACCATTCATTACAGTACGGGCAGCAGTTCGGCTCAACATGCCCTCTTTTATATAACGCAGTATCTATGAAATCAGCGCTTATTGCCTGAATGTCGTATTCATAATCAATTATCCCAAACAGCTGCTTCTTACACTTGCTGCATGTTGGTCTGAACAATATTTGACCCATACTATACATGCTCCTTTGCAAAAACATTATTTAGGTTAATTCGTTGATGTGTTTTCTAATGATATCTCTTACTTCATCTGGTGTATTTGTGATTATACTACCCAACGGCAGCTTTAGGTTGTGTTGTCCTTCTTCAATTAAAATCCAGTATATTTTTTCCGCCAAATCCATGGTCTTTGTTTTGTTTGATTTTATGGCTTGATTTGCATTTATCCAACCCATCCTCCATTCATCTGATTGACTGTCGTCGAATGGAAGATCTTTTAGTCTTGTGTTATAACCATTCAGATATTCATCCGATAAACCAAAATCGATCATGCGATACTCCAACTTTATTTAGACGGTTTATCTTTCAAAAAGTCAATAACATCTATCAGCATTCTTTTATCATCGATGTCTTTTGTACGTGTTGCCAGATCGTTTAACCACATAATAATCAAATCTTTCTTCCTGTGTTTCTTCAATTTAAGTTTGTCCGCGTGTTTGCCCTTGCGTTTTTTTAATCTCTTTGCGTCTTCTCGTGCTTGCTGGATATCAGCGTTTACATCAAAACTCATAAGCAGCCTCCCGTACAGTTATGATTTTGGCTGACTTTCTATTAATACAGGTTTCTGTTCTTTTAACATGAAGATTATTTTATTTTTTAAAATATCTAAACAATCATGATCCCAATAGTATGGACATTCTTTTTCATAACAGGCTCCGTCTCCCCCAAAATTACAAATCTCAAGTGCTCTAATCACTTTTTCTCTGTCAGTCATTCCATTGTACCGCCAATCGCTGTTCTTCTGTTGGCATCTTATTCCAGCAGCGTGTATTCCGTCTGTCTTCTTCATCGGAAACCAGGAGTATAAACTCCTTGCTTATATTAATTCCGGGGTTCCACGAAAGACATTCACCGAAACTGTTTATTGTAATAATCAATGGATATATTTCTTTGACATCTCGAAACTCTCCGTAGACAACTGGATAATTCCTGATCTCATCCCAGTCGAGAATCCTCGGCTCCTGATCTTGTAGTAGATCAGCGATCTCTTCTATTGCCTGCGCATAATGCCAGAGGCATTCATAATGCGGATTGCCTATATCATTTTTTAAATTCTCAAGCCATCTAACAGCGTCTCCACAAGTCATTCCCACTTCACCGCCTCATAAACGTTCCCAGTATACTTTTCACATCTTTTGCAAGATTCAATAGGCTCGTCATCTTGTGCACATCCACAATAGCCAAGGCATCCAATTCCGTCATGTTCTGCATGTTCGCAGTCTGGTCGCTTCATGTATTCAATCTCTGCTTCCTGCTCTTTCAGCAGTTCCAGAGCATCAGACGCAACATCTTTCACGCAAATAGCAAAGTTCGGTCTATTGATATATCCGCAATCCTTACATGGATTTGCTGTTGGTGCTTGTTTTTGCGCAAGGCATTCAAGTCCTTTTTTAACCTTCTCTATGTCAGTCATACCACTTCACCGCCTGTCCGCAATAGTTGCAATAATTATATGCTCTTGGAATCATTTTCCCGCAGTTTCCACAATACCATTCTTGGTAATACGGACTATAATCTGGCTTCACCGGCTCCTGCTCTTTCAACAGGGCAACAGCATCGGAACATAGTTTTGATTGGCAGTCAGTATCATTCGTATATGGACAGTTATCACAGCTATAAAGCCGTGCCTCTCTGTGTTGTTTTAGTCCTTTGATAACCTTCTCTCTGTCAATCATTCCATTTCACCGGCCTTCCACACTTCGGGCAAATACCATACTTTTTGTCTAAGCCATATCCGCAGCATCCACAAATTGTTTCTATGCTTCCATCGCACTGCGTATATATGACTTTATATCCTTCTTCGGATTCAAGGAATTTCAATGCTTGCCACCCAGCCTCTTCCAATTCATCCACATCTTCAGGTGTATACCGACCGGGGCCGTGCATCTGAACCAATGCAGTTGAAAGATCGTTGATGACCTTCTCTCTGTCAATTATTTCCACTTCGCTGCCTTTCCTTTTCACCAATTTGCACTCTTTCTTTGCAGATATACGGCTTGATTTCACTGCATCGCATACAATACAATTTACAATATCCGTATGCATGGCTCGTTCCAATTGGGTGATAATTCTTCGGAATGTAACAATCGCTCCATTTTCTACGCTCGTAACATTTGCATTTCTCGCAATAGCTGACTTTCATTCCCATCTCACCTTCTGGCCGCAATAACCACAATAATCCGGATAATCCATCTCATTCAATTCGATAAGGCAGTTTGGGCATCGTCCACATCTTCCACTGCTGTTAATTTTTTTTACTTCGATTTTTACCGCTTCTTGCTCTTTCAGCAATTCAATGGCTTCGCTGTTGACCATTGCGATGCAATTATTGTCATCGTAACTGAAATGATGATGATAAGGGCAACTATTGCAAGCGTCTGTATCATTGTTTTTCATCCATTTTGCACAAGAAATCAGCCCTTTTATAACTTTCTCCCTATCAGCCATCACCGTCCCGCCTTTCCCCCGTCAGCACAATAAGGACAGCCATCGCATAAATACTCCTGACAGAATTCGCAAGGATGCTTCTCTTTATATTCTCTTTCTTCTTGTTCTTCCTGTTTTTTCAGCAGGGCAAGAATATCTTTCAGTACATCAAGCGTTACGAGCAGAGCGTTTTGATTGTTGTTTTCCGCAAACGCTATTTTGTTTTCAAGCGTTCTTCTAACAATGTATGCGTATTCCCTGTCAGTCATTCCAACTTCACCGCTTTTCCAGATTTTTAATCAGAGCTAATGCTTCTTCTGATACTTTGCGTATAAACTGACCGTTATCAGCTATTTCTTCATCGGACATATCCCTTATTTCATCAAGGGCCTTTTTCACTTCGCTTTTTGTCATTCCCACTTCACCGACCTTCTTGCTCTGGAGGATGTTTGTCTCGCATTTTGTGCTTCCTGTTTTCTTCGCACCACGGGCAACCGCCATGATTTCGACACGTTCTATCAATGGCTTTGCTCCCTGTATACGGTTTACGGTGTTCTTTACCATGTTTTATAGCTTTATCAAGACTCATTTCCACTTCACCGCCTTTTCATACGACGCCTGCGGTTCTTTTCGTCCCATCTGACAGTCTTACAGCAACCTCGTGGTGATAAAGCCAACCGTCCCAGCTCTTCAAATGCTTCATGGCGCAGTGCAGGAAATAGTTTTTGAAGAGCTCCAGTAATACTCTGAACTGCATTTGCTGACAGCGCCCAGTTGTCTGTATGCTCCAGGGGAAGAAGGCAGTCATATTCCTGATCCATTCACCTCACCGCCTTTTCCCATCTGCACAGAACCAATCAACCGGGCGAGGAACATCATTAGCACACGGATGATGGCACGTATACAACGTTGTTCCATCTGTTGCTTCTGTGCAATAAAAACTTCTATATTTGCAATCCTTGCACCGAACAACTTCTTCCTGTGCAGTGGGTTGAAGGACTACCATCTTCATAAAGTGCTCATGTTCAAACTCATGATTTTTTGCAACTTTTGCATCTTTATGCGGATTCTCCATTTTGCTTTTTTGGATTTCATCTTGTAAAGCATATGCATCAATTAATCTCATTCCCACTTCACCGTCTTAAAGTGTTCTCAATATAAATTGAACAGCATTGATTTTTTCTTCTTTTGTCATAGTTGATACTATTTCTTCAATTCTTCGCATATCTTTTGCTTCAGCATCTGTAACTTCTCCAAGAAAATGCGTGATGGCATCTTCGTGCTTTGATGGAATTTTTGATGCACCGGAAAGCCACTTTGAAATCATGCTTCTCGAAACGCCAATACGATTGGCTAACTCAGATGGTCTTAACCCTTTCAACACCAAGGAATACCGCAAGTCTTTTCCTGTCATTCCCACTTCACCGCCTGACCGCACTCAGGGCAGTAATGCATATCGTTTTCCCTATACATAACCCACATGCAATCACACTTTGGACAACGTGAAACAGCTCCATAAAATTCGTCAAACATTTCTTGTTTAATAGCAATTGGTTCAACAGGTTCCTGCTTCTTCAGTAAGATAAGAGCATCGTACATAATCGAAAGCTTGCAATCCGGCTCATCTACATATGGACAATCATCTCCAACCTTCGGCTGACATTCATGCAGTCCGGCCCATGCGGTGCAATGCGTTAATCCTTTAATAACCTTTTCTTTATCAGTCATTTTTTACATACTCTCCTGCAAATCGTCGTCAACAATCATAAATCGTTCGTCTTCTTCGATATCACAAATTCGCAAAAAGAATTCATATGCAAGCTTTGGATCGCTTATAATTTCTTCACATTTTTCTTTGATCATTTTCCGCAAATCCAATATATCAACTTGTAATTTCATTTTGCTTCACCTTATAAAAATTTCTTCTTGGCTTCTTCAAAAATTGACTGGATATCGTCTGTCATCAACTCATGATAAAGCAATTCTTTTTCAAGCCATTCATGCATCATCATTTTACCGAACAATAAGCCTCGCTCTTCTCCTTGTTTGACTAATCCTGTAGAGAAGAAAGTGAATCCTTCGGCTGTCTGATGTGCTTCAATCGAATCGTCTTGTGATTTCAGTAACGAGAGAATGGCCTCAGCCTCTTGTAACGGTACATGGATATATCCACCGTAATGCAGATATCCTCCTAAGATGCGGCCTTCGAAGGAATCTATTATTTCTTGTTTATTCATTTCCATTCAACCGCCTGTCCACATTTGCTACAGAATTTAATATCAGGATCTTTGTCATTAATAGAGAGTATATGCTCACACTTCGGGCAGCAATATACATCATTCCAATTAATAACTTCTTGTGGCACATCGTGTTTAACACACATCAGATTTTCTTCCGGTATAATTCTGAATTGACCGGCTTCCCAGTCGAAACCCATATATGTAGATTTGATGCCTACACATGGAGCCTGTCCTACCGTCATGTACGGTACTTTAATTGCAATGACAACATCAATAGTGTCTGGGTGCCTTTCGTGTTCATATGCCAAATTAATACAATTAATTAATTCGGTCAGCTTCATTTAATATTCACAGCCTTTCAAGTGTTCGGAATTTCCGAACAACTGGAACGTGCATTTTCTGCACGTTTCTTGTCAGCGTAACTTCTCAATTTTATTTCTTCTAAGATGTTTACATATAAAATGCGGGTGAGGATTTGCACCTCACATGACAGACTGTGTACCTTCCGGCTGCTCCATCTGTCTCGTGTTCGGCTCTGCCTAGCGTCTACTTTAGCCGTGACCTGCGCCCCTGTGATCAGGTGTACTTGGATGAGAGACACGCCCTTATTTACTCTCCGCAGGAATGATGGCAATCTATTCCGCCACCGCATATCAATGTGAACTTATGTTGTGCTGGTGAGGATTTGCACCTCGCATACGGGCTTTATTCTTCACAGTTCCGAGTTTTTACGTCCTCTACGACTGGAGCCGCTTTTTCGGCGCGTAGTCTCAACCCTCGCATGCCCGCCAACCGTCTACTGCTGCATCCCTGTGAATTTGTATTTACGTCTACCTATTCCGCCACAGCATTGTAATTAGATTTTTCATGCTGAATTATTGTTTCAGCTATTCTTTATATCCGAGTTCTTTTCTTGTTTTGTTTAATTCATCTTCTACTTCTTCTGCCATGCGCGTAACGTCTTCATGCGTCAACGCATAACCCCGAAGAGAGATTAAAGGAACATCTTGGTCATTTTCTTTTTCACGTTCTTTTAAAAGGGAGATAAGCTCCATTTTCTTTTGTTGCATTTCATAATAATGCCAATCTTTAAAATCTGCTTGCATTAGTATATCTACATTAGTTTGAATATCCATTTTTCAATTCCTTATTTAACATGTTGTTTAGTGAGCATCTCATCAAGCTCGGCCACCCAGTTTGGATGCAGACGTTCAAACTCTTCTGCTTCGGCCTCTTCTTTATCGCACCATATCTCAAACTTTCTTGCTTGTTTACGATATCTGGATTTTTTATATTGCTTTCGCTTGCGCGGATTATATTTATCTGTCTTGCGCGTAAGCTTTTCCATCCACTTGCTCATGTCTATCCCTCTCTGAGTTAACGTTTTATTTTATCGATTCCAAATAACGAATATCAAACCATGAGCTCCTGCTTCCTTTTGAAAGTCTACAAGCAGTCGTGCCCCGAGCCTTTTCCATCTGGCTTTCTTATATGATTTTTTATAAAACTTCCATGTAACGGTTCCGTCTTCAGCTATTTTAATAACCATAGCGATGCTTCTTTCCGTTCTTAATTTGTTATTTTATTTCTTTGTTCATGAGCATCTCTGCATATGCTTCCAAATGCGTATCAATATCGTCCGCAATAGCATCAATCTGGTTCTGATCCATAATTTTTCCATCCATCCATTCTTCCAGATAGCGTCTGCATTTTTCTATATCGTTTATTCTGTTTATAACGTCTGAAACTTTCAGGATGTTCATCTCCTTTAATCTGGAACTAATTCCCAGCAGTTTGCAGTCATAAACAACAAAGTGTAAAGCGGTTCTCTGTTTTCTTCGCTAAATGCGTTAATGTCGTTGTCGTTAATATCATGTATTCTGAGTGTGCCGTCTGCGATGTACCAATATCCTCCCCACCACGGCATACGAACTCTCTTTCCCTGTTTCATGGTTAAAACAGCATCTGCAAAAGACATTTTATTCCTCCGTTCTTAAAGTGTTAGCCTCTTTTTTATTGCGTATCAGCGTCTGTTAACGTTCTTTTATTCCATGCTTCGACGGCTTCGTCTGGGTAATGGCACCATTGGCCACTTGCTCCACATCCACCGTCATTATAATCACAGAGGACATAGAAATAATCACGCCATCCGTCCAGCCTTCCGCGTGTTATCAGGACGGGCTTTCTATGTCCACAAAACGGGCACGGCTTCAAATTGTCCATGCTCTCTACCTCCCACATCAATGTGCTCCAATGTGTATCAAGGCGTTATTTAATTCACAGTTTCGCCGCAGGATGACGACAACGATTACCACGGAAAACGCATCCTTCGAATACGAAGTCGTGATAGATACAATCAGGGCAACGATTCATTCGGCAGAATCGTCTGTATTTCCATTTGGCAATCAGTTTTTTAAACATCGTAAAGCTCCTATTTAAGTTATGTCCATTGAACATTGCTATTTGCTGAAAACGGGATTCGATTATTACGCATTACAGATACTTCAACATCGAATCCGGCATCTTCGAGAGCTTGTTCTGCGCAATATCGCAAGGTTTCCTCTGAAGCTTCATCGTCGTAAAACTCGCCCGTGATAACAATCTTCAAAGTCGCAGTCACTTTGTTTGGCTTGTCCTTTGTTTCCATGATAAAACTCCTCTTTTGCGTAATAAAGTGTTATTTAAGTAATTTCATATTTTGTACTCTTTAGAGTGCTTCCGATCCAGTTGCTCCAAGTGATACGCAATAGACCGAAGCTCTGACGCAATGCGACAGAGGATAATACTAACGATGATAACCCCAGAACTAATTATTAAACTGATAAGTGTTATGCTCATCTTATCCACCTTTTGTTCTTAATGAATGTGTTAGTTTACCAACTTATATTTTTAGTTACAACAATCTTTGGTTCGTGATCTCCCCAATTAAAGAAGATGTTGCAATCTATACACCCATCTTGTTTCTTGTATCCTTTGAGTATCTTATAACATATCGGGCAACGATATTCTATTACATCACTACAATGCCATCCATCTTCGTCAGATTTCTGTACGATTTTTGCGATAGGTCTAAAAGTCATTTAAACACTCCTATTTAAATCATCTTTGATTCCACGCTTCAATAGCAAGTTCAGGAGTTTCTTTGAGTTTAGTGCAATATCCGCATTTGACACATGAGCATCTATGTCCATTTTTATAGTGAATCATTCGATATTTTGCGTATCCACATCTTTTACATGGCATGTGAACCTCCTGCTTCAAAATAAGACTTTTTCATACCGCAATTACGAGTGGACAAATCGGTTCCGTCTTTGCATCCTGCTCGTCGATTACATGAATTACAAGCGTCTGGATAGACACGTCCTTTTTCGTGGCACGTAGAGCATCTTTTTAAAATATCTCCACAGCATGTAAGTTTATGTCCAAACAACCAGCATTTGAATTTATTCCATCCGTTATTAGTTTTCTCAGTCATTTTTTCCTCGTTTATTTTATTGCTTAAAGTGTTATTTAAACTGTGTATATTTTTACTTTTCCTTTACCGAGCTCATTATCGTTGATAGCTACGTTCTTAACGTTCTTAATATTTACTCCTTGCAGAAAGGGTTCAACAACAATCACCTTTGCGTTCTTTGGCATATCTATCAATGCCGAGATCAATTCTTCTACTGTCATTTTTTCCTCCGATTAAGGTGTTATTTAAGTTATGGACGCCCACCAATTACGTTGCCCGTTCCCCATCTGTCGCAACAACCATAACTTACAATATGCTATTTAAAAAACGAATTAACAGCAGTTATAACTGTCGCAGCGGCTATCCACACAAGACAAACGGTTTGAATGATTGCTAATGTTTCCATGGAAAACTCCTATTTAAAGTAATATTATACGGGTGAGGATTTGCACCTCACATGATGCGCCTTTTGTCGTTTACCGAACGGGGTCATACTTCACCGCATTACGCTTCTCTGCTGTCGTGGGCACATCTTCCCAATAGTTACGTCTACCTTTTCCGTCACCGCATTAATTAATGTGTTATTTAAGTTTGATGCCGGAAAGGATTTGCACCTTTCATGATAGCCTTTAGCAAGATGTCGGGTCGCATGGGCTTCTCATTCTTCCGAGCTTGCCCCTTATCTTCGAACAGTAGCGCTACTTCTGCCCAGCTGGCTATCTCCCGCTAACCCGTCTACCTATTCCGTCACGGCATCAATTAAGATACGTTCCCTTTTACTTTTTTAAAACCTATAGTCTATTTATATACATCCCATACAAATATGACGTATTGACAAATTTCCCAAAGATTATCGAGGGTTATATTTTCATTGTTTTCCCAATTGCAGTCGTCCTGCATTATATCGCGCCATTCTTTGTAGGATTTTCCTTCGCTGAGAAGACACAATCCGTTTTCAACTAAATGTTCCAAATTGCTCATTCTGGCTGTGCTTCCTTCCCGGGCTCTGCTTCTTTGCGTTTTCCGTCGGCGCAAAACCAATTCAAGTCATGATCTGTTCCTCGACATAAAATAAGTGGTATTGCACCATATTTCATAATAGGTGTTCCGTATTTACAATCTTTACACCGAATCAATTCATCTGGTGACCAGTCGTTTTCAAAACGGTCAAAAGCATTTATCACCAGATCGTTACAAACTTCAACAATATATTCCTTTGTCATACTTAAACTCCACGACTTATTCCGTCAGTCACAAAATTAGCTTCCCGACAATTTGCAGCTTTCGCACCGAACGGCTTCAGCTTGTTCTTTCAACAATTCAAAAATATCCCGAGCATCTTCTGGTGACAGATCTACAATCTCAGACCATTCTGTATCAGCTATAAGAACTGCAAGTCTTGCAATAAGCTCGTTGCGTCTTTGATTTTTGTTCATCGATAATTCACTCCGTATATAGCGATTTCCGGTTTTCCATCTTCTCCAATGATGTAATATGGACTTATTCCTATTCCATAAAGTCTCGATATTTTCATATAGCAAACCATTGTGGTGGGGTCATAGCATACTGTAAACTGACCATCTCCACTTACAGATTCGATTTCAACCAGCCCGTATTCAACTGTACGTTCTATGCCTTTATAATCTGTTGTTTTAACACATCCCGATAAAACAATAGAAAAAACAATGAACGCAATTAAAAGAGATGCTTTTTTGATTTTTGACAAATTCAGATCTCCCTAAACATTAATATTGTCATCATGTAAGTTAAATATATATCATTATTTTTGGCTTGTTGTCTCTTGGATATTATCCAATAAAAGCTTGTCTATTTCATCCATATGTTCATCTGACAGAAAAGCATCTCGCTTTTTTATGGCTTCCAAATCTGGATGTATTAACTTATCAAATGAAATCGTAAGCTCTTCCATCTTAACAATCTCATTCTTCATAATCGTTGAGAATCATAGAGACAGAATCTTTAAGCTGTTCGAATTGGCTGGGAGAAAGTATGTTTAAAGCAGTATCCATTAGTTCCTGGAACGCAGTTTCAAATTCATATAAAGTTTTCATGTTAATCCTCCAATTATTTTATTTTTTTAAGATTCGACCAATCCAATTTGGAATCCAAAACAAAACTCGTTCGCCTTTACAAACAAAATATTGATTTGCTTTACCATTTGTGTTGTTCCATATGTTTATTTTTTCTTTTCGGTTGTATAGCATCTGCTTATTTTGATAATAACTTATATCATATGGACAGCAAAAACCAGCCGTGCATTCGATTCCTTTTCGGTACTGACAATCATTACATAAGGTCTTAAGCATTGATAATGTGTTGTTCCTTTCTGTTGAATCTGATTGCAGTTTAATAACACCAGTCATATCTTGCCTTATGAACATAGTCCATTAAATCATAATCCGCATACCATCCCGGTTGATAAACAGGAAGCCCACAATTCACAAGATTATGGATATCTTCAGTGAATCTGTCTTTCGCATTCATCAAGGCTTTGTAGTCCTTATTTAATCCGGTTCGGTCGTACCGTTCCTGTAATCTGGCAATCCATTCTTTCTTGAATCTACCTTCTGGACAGAACACAACAACTTTCCCGATATTCTCCATCAAAGGAACAGATTTCAGGTAGTCAACAACAACTTTGTGCGAGCTGGTAAACACTGTGTATCCTTGATCAGCAAGGTGCAAAGCAATATTGCAATACGGGATATACCAGTCTTCTGCACGATGATCTCCAATCCAGAAACTTCCACTTTCCAGATCGATGCAGTTTTCTTTCCCGGCACAAGAACTCTTTCCGATTCCCTGATAGCCAATCATAATTAAGCCCTTCATCTAAATTTCCTTCCACATCAGTTAAAGTGTTATTTAAGTTTCGCTATTTTGTGGACAATACATAAACTTGAAATCCTCGTCGCATTCATCAATTTGTACTTGCAACAAATCGCATACACAAGTCCAATCATCGACCGACATATCCCACGCATGAAAATGTGGGCAATCATGTGGGCAATCTCTTGGAAATTTCTTGTTAGACATATAGTTTAACCTCCGTATTTAAGGTGTTATTTAGTGTTATTAAAGTTAGTTTTCCCCGTCGATAATAGCTTGCAACGCTCTGCACAACTCTCTGCATGGAAAATCTGAACACCGCTCGCATTTTTCAAACGGTTTGATAATCATGCCTGTTTCATCATGACATTCGTCTCGCATTTTTTCTCCTTTATCGGTTATTGTTTTCTATCGTTGTTCGCTGTTGTTACAGCTATAGTGAAAACAGTAACTACTACACCAATCAACAATCCGATTACAAACATAACCATTAAATCGTCCTCTTTTCACTATATGCCTTTAATCGCCTGAACAATATAATCTACGACTTCTTTAACTTGCTGAACTGTCCAATTAACGTTATCAAACGTAGCAGCCTTCGCGATCATCATTTCAATACTCGTTGTTCTTCCGGGAATAAAAATCGCCGCTGTGACAAGAACAAAACCGATTATTCCTGTTACAATGGCCCATCTTTTACATGCTTTCAGGTAAAACAAATTGCTATCGTAACCTTTTTTGACTTCGCACGAATTGTATACCCATCCGCTCGCTAAGCCGAAGAATGCTATTACACATGCTCCGCCAAATACTGCTAAAACTGTCTGTAAAATTCCAAAAACATTCATCCAATAAAAAACCTGAGGATCAATCACGTAATTTGGCATTTCTTTCTCCTTTGACAATATCGTTCAGTAAGATTGATTATCTTTCTAATGACTTTGCGCAAGCCTCTTAAGAACCACAACTCCATATTCAAAACAATTAATCTTACATGGTAATATGCTTTTAATATTTTTGTGCTTAACATTTGATTGCATACCCCCATGACTGCGGGGCACGTTTGAAGTTCATCCCTTTGCTATCCAGGAAAAAACCAACCGGCAACGGCTGATCATACAATTCAAAATCTTTTATATGCCAGCCGTATACACATCCCTGCGGTTCAGCATAGTTATGAAGCCTGGTATAGTTCACGCATGACTTCTCGATCAGTTCCGGATCTGTTTCCGTGTTCCATGCCGGATACGGGATGGAATAATATTTGATATCATCGCATATAAACCGACCAATCACATGTCCAGACATATGCTCTCCAAAGCGAAACCAATTTTCACCACCGAAGGTTGCATAGACATATACAGGGAATGGTAAACGTATCTGTTCCGGCTTGGTTTTCCGCACCTCAATAGTCTTTTCACCCGTAATGATTTTCTTGCACCATTCAGGCTTAATTGACATCAGGATTCCTGTCATCTTGTTTCTCCTTATACCATGTTGTTTCCATTCCGTAGATCCTATGATCCGGATAGCTTCTCTCAGCAATCAGGTGATAGTCTGTTGTTTCGTCCAGTGCCCATGTGTAAATCATGAACGTTTGATAGCTTAAATCATCTTTCTTCTCTACGGCTTTCTGGATAATGCGATTCAGCTGCCGAATTCTCCATTCACGGAATTCGCGTTTAAGCTTATCTAAGAGTCTTTCCTTCATGATTACTCTTCCGGCGGTAAATAACGATTCATTTCTGCGAGCTGTTGCATGATTCCATGGAGACATTTCGCAATTTCAACCAACGCATTTGTTTGAATAAGATCATTATCTGTGATCGTCCCTACGATATAATCAGTTTCGTAGTTGTGTGGGTCTTTCCAGAACCAATCCAAATCACTCTTGGTCATAATATTCCTCTTGTGCGCAATAGGCGTCGTAAGCTTCCATCATCTGCCGTTCGTATTCCACTTGAGCGGCGTATTCTCTCTGCCTTTGTTGCTCACGCCATTCTTGCTCCATTACTTCGGCTTCAGTATCACCGTTACAAAAATATTCAAAATTCGTCATTTTGCTCTCCTTTAAGTGTTTGCAAATCCATACCAGTCACAAGATTTACATTCGTACCTATAAGTCGGAGGATACGAAGTCAGAACTATATCAGTGCGCTTGTAAATTTTCTTGCCACAGTTAGGGCATTCAATGTCGGTTTCCTTGAGTCCAATATATTCAAGAGGGGTTGTCTTCTTTTTATGCTCTTCCCACGTCATATTATTTGTCCTCCCATGTACATTCAGGAATTGGCTCCCCTCCAAATTGCATCGGAGGATAAGCATCAACGCCTTTACTATTTGGAAATTCTGCCAGATGTCGTTGGTATCTCAATGCCTGTAATATGTTGTAAAGGCTATACCATTCATCGTCTTTGTTTACCTCATCCCAGGACGGAAAGATTTCCAGAAAAGCCAAACGGAGATATTCATTTGCTTTATCACGACGCCTGCAAACCTCATCAACACCGATGCGGTCATACATTCCCTCCAGAAGATCCCGGCTGATTTCTTCGGGTTGATTTATTTTGATTCGCATCAACAAGTCAATCGCCTTAAGAATATTGGCAACCTGTTGACTGTTTAATTTTAACGTGTATTCAATCATGCTCTCTCCTTATTCCAGCTTCTTATTGCCATTCTAATTGTTGGATAACTTTTCCCACACCAATGACAATTTTCACATTCAAGAAAGAATCTTTTAAATTTACGAAAATAAAAATCATTTAATCCAATAGAATGGCAACGGCAGTTTGGACAATGTTTTGCTTTAGGTTTCAACCTCTTCCATTTGCGTTCTACTCTTTCATGACGGCGGCGATATCCTGCTTCATTCATGCATCATTCTTCTCCTGTACAGCTTTCATTCCAATCAATGCGTCGTTTTAATTCTTGTTTGATATATCTGTCATCGAAATATTTGTCAGCCAGTTTTAAAGGCCAGTAGCTAATGGGATCTCGTTCCCACATTAAATAATCCGTCCACCGCTTCTCTCCATCTTGCCATTCATACATATTGTCGTACGGTGAGGCGTCGGAAATCACAATAGATTGGTCGTATGCCCACAGCTTCATAACAATAGCGTCTATGCGTATTCTTTTAGCCAGTCGGCATAACCATTTCATGAACTCACGTTTGGTCTGTTCGAATTCACGATCACGTAAGTCACCTTCCACCGTCAACATATATTGGCTTTGAGTTTGAAGCCATCCATTTTCCTGTGATTTATATCCATACATATCTTTCAGGTTATTGGTGTGGAGGCCGAATTCATCGCAAGAGCTGGAACTGTTGTGTCCAGCTTCCTGTGTAATATAAACATTCATATCGCCTTCTGACCCCGTAACCCGAGGCAGATGATCAAGTACCGATTCCAGTACATATCGAATCTCGGCCTGTGTACGACCACGAACGTCGACTTCAACAACTCCCTTGATGTGTGTCCACCAACTCATATAATTTCTCTCCTATCCTTCGTTAATCAAACCAACAGCTTTATCCGGGTTGTTATTTGCCCACTCAACCCAGCGCTCACATTTCAATCTAAGTTCCGGAGTTAGTTCAACTACATCTCTTGTATTAATCCAACCTTTTGCTTCTGTCATAGTTTTTGTAGCATCTTCAATTTCTTCAATCTCTAACGGATAGAATCGCTTTGAATAAACTTTTGTACCGCGGCTGTTCTGGACTATCTTTGTGATTTTCGAATCACATAATCGCCAGAAACGTTTTCCGTCTTTTTCTGTTGGATATAAACCACCTATGTAATCTCCAACCTTCATTTCATGGCTCCTTAATCAATCCAGTCTTCTGGTACCTTTTGTCCGTTTTCAATTCCTAACGTTTTAAAAGCATGTTCTCCGGCAGTCATACAACGATTATGAAAAGTAATATCATTGCCGAATCCCATCGTGCAATATTGAAAAGCCATCAACTTCAGGGCTTTATTTTGCTCTTTAAGTGTATTGATTGCGGATCGATACACATCCAACAGCCAATCCTTTTCTTGCACAATATCGCAATTAGCACAGTCTCTATTGCAGTCTCTGCTTACACATTCTTTTTCAATTTCTAATCCTTTTATAATTTCTTCTAGCTTCATTATTTTTCTCCTTAGATTTAATAGTCGCATCGGAGAGACTCGAACTCTCATCTTCCCGTCGGTGTTTTTCCCTGATCAATATCTCACGTCTGAAATATATATCAGCTTTCGGCGTCCCTATTTGCTTTAAACTACGATGCGATAAAAAGGGGCCGAAGCCCCTAAATATTACCAGGTGAAGGCATACCCAAGGCCAGATTGATGTTTGTTGCTGAGAATATCAACGAAAGAAACACGCTTAGTCAGTCCATTGACAATGACCAGAACAGCTTCCTTCTTTGGTTCTGTTGTCAGAGGAGACATTTCAGCCGCAAAGATGTAGTTCACGCCCTTGACGATCTGAGTTCCAAGCAATGCGAAAGGTTCAATATCGGAGCCGACAAATCCCATAAACGCATCATTCCACTCAGCCTGAGCATCAGCAGGAATATTAATATGTACGTCTACCTTTGTACCTCCCATAGGAGATCCGCTTTCTACTACTCGTTCAATAGAAACAAGGCTGGCTTCAGGATCGTTGGGCTTTTCATTAAAAATCAACAGAACTATGTTTTCAGTATCTCTGCCAGTCACGATTGTCTGTTTTGCCAAGACTGCATGGTTTGTTCCATTTACGATTTGAGAACCAAGATAAGCAATCATTTCGTATTGAGCTCCCATGATGGTATCACCCAGAGAAGACATTGCAGAAGCAACTTTCTGAGGCAAGCCCTTTGTGTTAACGTTGACATTCCAATTACCCATATTCATATTATGAGTCCTCCTGAAATAAAAAATTTCTTCCTATATAAAATGCGTTGTCATTCACAGCGCAGGAAGCTTGGATATTTATCTTTTCTTTTGGTTGAGTCCTTCCAGCATTTTCGACAAGCTCTGTATGGATTAACATTTTTACTTGGCGCGTAAGCAGGATGATCGCATCCTGTACATTTGCCTTTCTTTAATTTACGATACAGCCCACGTTTTATTTGCATCAGTCCTTTTGTTTTATAACGTTCAATAATGCTGCAATTTCAAATATTGGGCCGGAATTGTAATTTAATACTTCGGTATTAAATGATATATAACCATCTGCTAACAACTGCCTGCTCATTGTTTGTGCAAGTTCTTCTTTAAAATAAGCTAACGCTTCTTTGTTTTTCTCAATTATCTCGAGCGGAACATCTCTTTTGATCTTGATAGTATCGATATGCTGCTGGTACGATTTGAATATTTCTGCCTTTAGAGGCCGTGTTCGTTCAAGAATTTGTTCAAGAATCAGTCTTCGTTTGATTTCTCTGTACAATCGATTCTGTAATCGTTTGTATGTTCGCTTTTTCATTAGGGCCTCCATTCATAAGCAGACATTTATCTGGCTTTGGTTCTCCGTTTTCAATATAACAAAAACTGTTTCCAATGCATGGACATTTATCACATGTATTCATTATGTTTATCTCCTTGAGTATTAAAATGCGGGTGAGGATTTGCACCTCACATGGTTTGCAAGTATCTCGAAGCCTTGCAACGCAAGAGCCGCAAACCTTATCGGATAGCGTTTACCTATTCCGCCACCGCATAAATCGTGGCTCAACTGAATCGAACAGCCGAATTAAGTCCAGTAGTGCTATTCTTTCGAATGACTTTGCTGAGAACCTGACACCACATAATAAGCCCCGCCACTTCCAGGCGGGGCATAATGTATATCAAATCGACAACCGGTTAATATTATTTGTAAAATTACTTGTTAACGGCCGCTTTAAACACGGTGCCCGGTTTGAACACAGGAACCTTCTTCGCAGGAACGGAAATGCTCTCCCCTGTGAGCGGATTACGAGCAGTACGAGCAGCACGCTCACGAGCGCTAAATGTTCCAAGTCCAATCAAAGACACGGTATCGCCATTCGCTACTGCGTTTACAATCTCTTCCATAAATCCACGTACAATACGATCCATGTCAGAGTGGGAAACGGGATTCTTTGTCTTTTCCATTAATTTCATAATCAGGTTTTCTCTATTCATAATATTTCTCCTTTTTTCGTTTGTGGCTGTCGATGTTGATCTCTGTTCCCAACACACAAAATCTGGTGTCCAGATTCTGTATTATAGAAACAGTTTGTTTTTTTATTTTGGATGTGATATACTGTGTCGAACCGCAAGAGCTATAGATGTTCTTCGGAAGTTGGTTGTGTCGGTAGTAGTGTCGGTAGTAGAACAAGTTTTTACAAATCACTACAACCGAAAACCATTATAAATCAAGTGGAGCGGTATCGAAGCGGTCATAACGGGGCTGACTCGAAATCTTACACGAAGATAACCAAAACTCGTTGTAAATCAACGGGTTCTTTTATTTTGCCTGCCGTTTTGTCGGTAGTATGTCGGTAGTAGACCTGAAATTTTACTCGATTGAATCTGTTACAGTTTTCAAATCTTCGAGTGGGCTGCTCTGATATTGCATCCTTGTAAACGAGTAATCAGAGTGACCAATCAGCGCGGCTTTATCTCTCACGTCTCCGTCCGCATGTTTTAATTTATCCGCATAGGAATGCCTTGCAGAATATGGGACCTTCCCTTCTATTCCAAGTTGAGACGTAATCTTTTTAAAAACAGATTCTTCGAAATAGTTTACTTTCATTTGTCTCAATTCGATTAGCGTTCCATTATTCTTTGTGAAATAGTAGAATGGGAACAAATATTCCGTGCCGGGAATAAACAATCTGTCTAATACGTATGGAAGAATCTGCTTTGGTATTACAACTTTTCTGTTAATGCCAGCCTGAGTTTTCTTCCCTTCAACAATGTAGTACACAATCTCCTTGTCAATTTCCTCAGACATTACCTGATCTTTTTTTATTTCCAGAAATTCTCCAGGTCTGAAACCGAGATAACATAAACAAAAGATATACTCTGCGTAGCGAAGCTGCCCGATTGATTCCTTAATCAGTTTTATATCATTTGGCGTAAGAGGTTCTCTTGTTGTCGTCTGGTGTTTCCCGATGTACAGATTCTCTGTAATATCTTTTTTGACGATGTTAGCGCTTAAGGCATAAGCCCAGATCAGTCCGGCGGTTACCTTCATCATTTGATGAGTTCGTTTCCCCGCCGGACATTGATCCATACAGGATTGAAGATCTGCTGCTGTAATAGAATTTATTCTACGAAATTGGAGATCGGAAAAGTGTTTATATGCCTGCTCGTATCCTTTGAACGTTTTAGGTTTAACTCTATTCTCATATGACTTCTTCCAAAGATCAAATACTTCATGGAGATATATATTGTCATATTCAACAGACTCTCCGTTGAGGAGTCTGTTTAATGCTTCAAGTGCTTCTTTCTTTGTTTGAAAGCCGCCGAATGTTTTCTTAATGGGAATAAGCTTAGATCCGTCTTGGGACTGCTTCCAGCCTACAACAATCTGAGCTGTCCAAGTACCTGTATTTTTGCGTTTATAAACCGATCCAGTGTGATTTCCTCTGGATTTTGGTTTCCCCATTTCCGATCTCCCTTCAGAATAATGAGACTATTATAATTGGAAGATACTCTAAAATCAAATCAGATATTCCCTTTATACCACTTTACAAAAGCGTCTTTTGGAATCTTGATTCTTGATCCTATTTTTGAAGCCGGAAATCCAAGTTGCTTAATATCTTTTGAAGCTTGATATCTGATTACATTAGGATCGCATCTAAGCAGAGGAGCTACATCACATGGGGTCAAAATTTCTTTATCGATTTTTATGATATCTTCAATTGTCATAAAATGAATGCCTCTCTATCTGGTTTTTAGCAGCTTTACGTGCAAAATAATCTGCCATGTTGTTGTAATAGTTGATTGCGTGAGCTTTTAATTTTATGAATTCAACATTAAGATTTTTGCTTTGAATCAGTTCGCACAATACTAAGAATCTGTCTGCATTTTGCACTGGCTCACCTGTTCTAATCCTTCGCCAGCCATTACTCATCCAAATATCTACACGACCTTCGTTAAAAGCACGCTCAATGTAGCCGCTGTCAGTGAAAACTGAAACTGCCGATCCGTAAGGAACAGCAGACAATCCTTCAATTACAGCTGTGAGTTCCATGCGATTATTTGTTGACCAGGGTACGCTTCCAGTTATTGTCTGACATTTATTTCCATTTCTAATTATTGCTGCGTACCCTCCTTTTCCTGGGTTACCGAAGCAGGAGCCATCAGTGTAAACTAAAATCTTTTTCATTTTCAATTTAAACAATTCCTTTAAAGCAAAGACAGAAGATAATCATATTTGTATAATCATCCAGCTTGTTTCTTTTGATTGTAAATTCTCAGTGCTTTCATTCTTGCTTCATACGCTTCTTCTTTTGTATCATAAGTTCCCACATAATGACATTTGTTATTTCTCCAGAAGTTTGCTTTCCATCTACCTGAGGGCACTAATGAAACTCCAGTCATTGTAATACCTTTTTTCAGTTGATATTCTTTAATATGACTATCTATTTCATTCTCGAACTTTTTAATTATTTTATTCTTTTCTTCCAGTGCCTCTTCCATTGTGTCAAATCTTCTGCTTGTATATCTTTTCCCGAATCTTCTGAGTTCAACAGAATATTTCCCGTTATCTGAGCATCTTATGTTCTTGGCTTCACGATTGCAGTTGTTAATTGTTATTTCCACAATCCTCATATTGCTTCTACGATTATTTAACGGATTGCGATCTATGTGATCAATTACTTTATCCCCGTAATAATCTAATAAAAACCTGTGCAAGCGAACATTCTTTCCGTGAATCCTTGATATAACATACCGATTTACAAAAGCCCATTTATAAGGCTTGCATTTCTCTACATCCTCGAGATCAATCACTGCTGTAGCAACATAATTATTTCGGCCATCGACTAAGATCATTTCCGCATATTCGTCGTGTAAGACATATTGATTTTTATCCTGAATTGTAGCCGGTGTTGCATCTGTGATTTTTCCATATCTGTAAATCTGTGCGTAATGTTTACTGCACAAATTGCATTGGGTTTTCCCGCAGTATTTTATTATCTTTTTCTCAGAAGATACCCCGCAAATACCACATTCAAGAACTTTTTCTTTCATGTTTCTTCCTATTATAAGAGGGGGAGCCTTTATGGCTCCCCCTCTCTTTTGTCATTCCATACTTGTGCAGAAATGGACAGAAGCTTCGCCAAACACTTCTCTGGCAATCTCCTCATAGAGAGTTGACTTCAGACCATTAATGTCTCCCATATTGTCATCATAGAACTGAACGACTTCTTTCTTGAAAACAGCGTAATTCTGCGGTCCAAACGGGGTATCAAAGCTTTTAAAATCAGACAGAACATCGTTACCGTTAAATGCATTCCTGAAAAGTTCTTCATCGGTAAGCTCATTAGGAGATTGTACCACATTGATCGTTAAGACCACGTTGCCAAATTCCTTTTTGTTAGGCAGTAAAGTAGAAATAGCTTGATACTTTTCGATCCCATTTACAATCAGCGTAAGGACATAATCGCCTTCCGAGTAATCGATAACAATCTGAGGATCATTTTCAAACAGTGCCTTAATGTATTTCACATAAGTAATCCACGGAGGAGAAAGCTTTACGCTCTTTGTTTCGGTTGTCGTAATATCGGCTTTTTTGTAAGAAAATTTCATTTTGTTCCCTTCTTTCTTTTTCTTTTGATAAAGCTGTTTTTTATTCAAAATTCAGTCTTGCTCTAGGCATGGGTATTTGTCCATTATGCATATCGCAAACAGATTTGAATCTCATTTTTTCCTTGTCTGTTAGGTAGTTTTCGGTATTAATTAAGTGCAAAATTCGTTTGGCAACAGATGCCCAAGGATGGAATTCCTGATAGTTGCTTTTGAATCTTTTTAATGAGATCCCTTTGCCGTTGTAATCCATAAATCCGTCGTCAATGGATCGGCCGCCAATCCCGTATTCGTTTTTCAGAAACTCGTTGAATTCTTTTTTATTTAATTTTGCCGCAGCTGCATAAATTCTAAGCTTTCCGTTTTCATATCCGGACCCATACAATAAACATTGGTCTATCCATTCGAGCGGGTCATCAAACATACTTAACTGAACGATCTGCATTTGTTTGCCTTTCTGTACATTGATATATAACGAGCCGCATCTATTTTTGTCTTTCCCGTGAACGGTGGTAGTTCTGGGTTATCTTTCATCATCTTCGAAATATAGACCTTCTGGTTCTCCGTTATGTGATCCTGATGCCAGGAATCTCGAACAAACATCGTAACTCACTCCAAGATATTCTGTTTTAATGAAACCTTTATTTGTAATACTCCATTCGTCTGAGACATAGTAAACAGTCACTGTATCCCCGTCTTTTGCCCAGCATCGTCTGCTGCCACCGATTGCTCTCCGGCAGGCGACTCGTCCCTTAGAACAGATGTTTACTTTTTTATTCAGATAAACCGGTTTGGAATAAACGACATATCCTGAATTAACCCATCCTTCTCCTCTTTCAGTAGAAACTTGCGTGAGAAACAGATATCCGTTTCTTGTTGCGTTTTCTGTTGCCGCTTTATCTCCACAAAGAAGATACCCTTCAGCCTGACCTTTCTTGTTTGAGTTTGGACGAACATTTACATACGAGTCAGGCTGACATAAGATCCAACATTCAGTTTCCGCATAACAAAAAGATGCTGACAGGATCAAAATCAGCATCAGAATTAATTTCTTCATTTGTTTTCAGTCCTTTTTGCATCTACCAGCGCCCTGGCAAGATCGTCAATATACTGATGGAGAAGCCTTAGTTGAAGTTTATTCTCCCAGTTTTCTCCTCTTTCAAGTAAACATAATTTAATATGAAGCAATTCATGAACCAACGTTTCTTCGTAATTGAAAGGCCTTAATCCGCCCTGTCTTTTTCCCGGATTAACGATCTGGATTTTTGCAGCTCTTGTTGTCTCTTCGTAGCTTACACATCCATCAGAATTATCAAGAACCATATCTTCCGGGTTGCAATTGTCGCAGAGTGTTACCAGCCAGTCCTTTAACCCCAGGCGGGCAGTCCATTCATCAAGAAGTTCTATGCCTGTTTGGGTATTTTTTATTTCATCAGCCATTCATTAATCCTCCTTATTCAATAGGAGGTTCTTCAATGGTGTCAGGTATTCTGCCAAGAATAAATCCTTTTGATTCAAGAAGTTCTTCAACAATTGCAGCAATCATAGGTTTTAAATTTCGTTTTAAGTTTTCTATGCTTTCCTCTATTTCTTCTAGTTGTGTTGTGTTTCTGTTTGTTAGATACTCGAGATAATCGCCGTCAACGGCAGTGTCTAACTGATTCACTTCGGGGGTTAAAGTTATTGTTGTTATAGGCAACTCATTAATTGATGTAGTTGTTGTAAAATCAGTCACACGATATGTATTACCATTTAACAATATTTGTTGTGTGGTCAATGGATTAAAATCAAGTGGCATTTTATATCTCCTTTCTTATCTGCTCGAACAAATCATCTATATATGTACTATTGATTGTTCTTTTTTCTTCCTTCGGAGATATGTCAGAAACAGCGAACTGGTTATTTGGCAGATCTATGAACAGTTCTTCATCTTTTATAACATGAAATTCAACACCACTTGTTAACCTCATTTGACGGAAAGCAATATTGCTAATATAAACAGTTTTAAATCCAGAGAAGATTGAGAAGAGATTGTTTTTCGTCCAATTAATATTTTCTTTATTTGGTTGATTGTCACATTGTCTATATCCAAGGATTATAAGTTTTAAATTCCGGCCCATCAATTGCCGAAAAACGCTCTCGTTCGTTCCAAGAACAGTGTAAATTGCAGTATTTTCCAGATCACAGAGTCTGTCAATTGTTTCGCAAAACACATGTTCGTTTATTATTACACCGACTTCATTAATCAACTTTTGTTCTGTCCATTTTTTTAATCGTTCATACTGTTCTAAGAATGAAGTCCAATTAATTCTTATGTCGCAAACTATTTTACTGGCAGACATTCTGAATAAAAAATCTTCAAGGTCTGGATGTGATGTTAGATTTTCTCCTTTTATAATAAGTTTTGTATTTGAAGGTAATGATTCAAACAAAGGAATGTTTAAGTTTCCAAATCTACCTTTGTCTGTTATCTTTAAACCAATTATCTTTAAGCTGTTTCCGTTATGAGGCACAGTATTGTTCATGCCCGGCCTCCGATTTGTATCTCCGAGTCAAATCGCTCTCTTCGACATTTTCTTCCATCCAATTTCACGGTTCCACCATAATAGGAATCCCTTATGAATTTGGGGCAGCGATAAATACAGTATGTTGAATAAGGTCTTGACACTGTTTTTTCAACTTTTTCAGCGTGCCAACCTCTAACAGGTTTGCCTGCATTCGCCCACTGACAGTCCATTGTCCCTGTCGCTTTCGCACAATCCCAGCATAATGTATATTTGTTCATGTCTGTTCGCCGTTTTTCAAAAGGTATTTATTACTGACAACTTTCATCGAAAGTGGGCCTCCGATAAAAGAATTATAAACAGGCTGTGTTGTACGAATTACAATGCCTTCCTTTCTCCCTCCGTTAGGATAGTTTCCATCAGCTCTTTCAAGCAATGATTCAACTGTAGGATATTTTGAAGGCAAGTCATTACCGACTTCTTCAACTGGTACCATTTCCATATTCAGATCTTTTGTAATTAAACTCATCGTTTCAAGATCTACCCGGTCTCCGTCAATACGAACTGTAAATACGTACCATTCAGGTTTGCTTAAGCGTAATGGATTTTTCTGAATTCCAGGAGCACAGAATTCTCCTTGAATGGTCAGTGTTTTATAGCCCATTTTACGGGCGAACTCAGGCATTGTCTTGTCAAAGCCCTTTTCTTTTATGAATTTGTAGAACGAGCTGGAGTCGTCGTCTTTGTATTCATAGTTATGTCCGCAGACATGGAAACCATTTTCGTCCACGCTTAACGAATGCGAAGATCCGTCCATTTTCGTGGAAATGTAATATTCCAATCCACTGAATTCTTGAATCAGTTCCGGCCTGGACTGGACTCTTGTTTCATCTGTGTGAGGCACATCATATGGAAGTGTTCCGATAACATTTCCACCTGTTGTGGCTCGTTCTTCTATTTCCCATTTTCTTACTCCGAGCCATTCCGTTACGTCCATTCCAACGGCAATGTCCAATTCAGAAGGAAGTTCTTTAAAAGAATTCAGAGGAAGCAGCAAACCCTGGCTGATCTGTCCTCTGAATTTCATGCTCCTTAATTTAAAACCTTCGCCCAAAATATCGTTTTTCTTATAGCTCGAGGCTCTTAAAAACTCAAATTCAGGACGTACAGGAAGAAATGAATCTATTTCAAAATAGACTCCGATATCTCCTTTTTTGAACTGACCTTTATTTACAACACATTGCCAGCCTAAGACTCTGGCGAGATCAAGTCTGTCGGCTCCTTCAATTGGCTGAACATCCCATACTTTTTGAATACTTGCCAATTTTCTCATCTAAATCATCTCCTTAAAGGTAGTTTCGTCCAAAAATACGCATCCATTCTTCGTGTGAATGAATGCGTTCAAATGCAATCTGTCCTTCTATTTTTAACAAATTTCCTTTTGTTGTATTGTATTGAGCGCCATCAGTTCCTGTGTGACAGTCATGACAAAGCCACACCCAAACTCCATATTTTTCAGAATGTTTCCTGTTCGGTCCAGCCATTATGTGATGGCGCTCCAGATTTGTTTGACGGCCGCACAGAAAACATTGTTTTTCTCCGTCCTGTACAATAGACTTGCTGCTCAAGCAACTCTCTCCCTCTTTTTGTCAACCTTTTTTCCCCATTGCATGATCAGCCGTTCCTGTTCCTCTGGTGTTATTGTCGGCAAGCCTAAAGACTCCGCATCCTGCACGAGGCTGTCAATCAGGTCAGACATTTGTTTCTTGTCCCATACTGATGAGCCATACCATAAAGTAACATTTACACATCCCGGCAGCTTGCTTGGAGATTTTTCAGCCATCCATCCTTCTCCTTTTTCCTGCCAGTTTCTGCACAAAGTATCAGCGGCAATTTCTTTTACGCAGACAACATCTGATACTCCACCGATTTCCTTTATGGCGTTTTTATATACTTCATATTTTTTCACGCCGGTTCTCTCTGCAATCTGATCGATTAAAACCCAGCATCTTGCATTCGCATCCAATCCTCTGCGAGGATTATATTTTTTAATATCTATTTTAATTTCGCTATCGAAAAGCTCGTCAAACATTTCCCTGAAATCAGAATTAACCGTGATGGTTATATTTTGTGTTCCATCTCGGTTAATTGTCAGGTCTTTTAATTTCCCAGTCACGGTTTTCCTCCTTTAACATGGCGGTTTCCATATTTTTACAAGATCTTTTTCAATATTTGATACTCTTTCTTCAAGCTGTTTTATTCGATTATAAAAATCAGAAAATACTTTTTCTACGTCTTTGGATTTATAAACCTTTTCAGATTCAGACATAAACGAACCCTGTCTGAAATTTCTTCCATCATTCTCTTTTACAAACATCAGAAAATCATCAATATTGCTTTTGGTTATTTCGTTGCTCATACTCCATCAACCTTACTAGCTAATTGATCGGCGTGATGTGTCCATAATACATTCGAATACTTTCTGATAGCGCGATCGAACTCCTGCCATTCTTCCTTTTCATATGCTCCCATGTGATAACGGATGCAAAGCATCTCTTCTTCTGTCAGATTGATGAACTGAGACAGAATCATCACAGACTTTGATCCATGTCCTTTCAAGAGAGTGTTTTCGTTATAAGTATATTTAGTAGAAAAGGGAGAGATTACAATTTCCTGTCCTCCGGAAGTAAAAGTTTCCGGGCCTTCACTCATAACGTATTGATCATGCTTGCAAATATCATGGAACATCCCAACAATAAATGGACTTTCCGGCCTCTTCCACTTCAAGCCGTTGTTCAGCGTAAGCCAATGAAGGCGCATTGCTACAAAACGGCTGTGATCGTATAATCCGCCTTCATAATTTCCGTGGTACTTTGTAGATGCCGGAGCCGTGAAAAAACCCTCGCTGTTTAAAAAAGCCATCAGGTTTTCGTTTTTAACTACAAGACTGTCGTCTCCTCCACCAAGCGCTTCCCACAGAGATGAGAAATCAGCGAGACGTTCATCGATTGTATTTAATTCTGTTTTCATTTAATTACTCCATTATGTTGTTTTTCGAAACAAGAGAAAATATTTAATCAAACATTTTCACCCAAAGGAGTACAGGACCAGCCATGGGCTCTAAACAAATGGGATAAGTCTTTCGTGACATCTCCTTTTACATAAAGAGGATTGCCTTCGATCACTGTATCAATCCTTGTCATCAAACCGTCTGGATGTTCTATCTTCGCAAACGAGACAATATTATCAATATTGATTATCATTTTACCGTACGTGTTTTCATTAATCGATAAAAAGTCCATATCTTCTCCTTATTCAACCGGGAGCCGCCTCCTTTTACAAGGCGGCTCCCTTTAATGTTATTCATTCAGAATATTTAGAGCTTCAAACAAAGCATCGGTTTTAGTTTTTGTTTCCTGATATAATTTCTGATAATGTTCAGCTAAAGATTTGAATTCATCCTGTTGTTTCATTAGCTTATTAATCTTGTTTTCCAGTTGTTCAATCATTCTGGATTCTTCTGATTCATTCGGCTGTTTTGTTTCCACAACAGTTTTCTCTGGTTCTGGAGTTTTAGGCTGAAGTAATCCATGAAGATATTTATAATTATATACTTTTTTCTTAGCCTGAGTTTTAGACATGTTTAAATGAGAACACAGCCACTCAATTTGATTGCCAGACGCAAGTGAGTCTTCCCACCAGTTTTCTACCCGTTTCTTTTCTCTCTTTTTTACTTCTTGTTTTTGCTGTTCTTCCTGCTTCTTCTCTTCTTCAGCCTGGCGTCTTTTCATGTTCTCTTCTCTGGCTCTTTCGATCAATGTTTTCCCTCCATAAAGAGGAATGGGAGGATCATTGTAAATCTGATTTGCAATTAATTGCATAGCCCGTTTTCCGTACACGCACGGGTGACTGCACTTTGAACACTTCGATGGGTCTCCTCCGGATTTCAGGCATGTTTTCAGGTACTTATTTTTTATTTCTTCCAAATCCATATCCTGAAGATCAACGGACGGCTGTAATACCATCGGAGAATTCTTTACATAAGCTATATCACTAGTTCTCATTTCTTTTTAGTTTCCTTTCTTTCCGCTATCTTCTTACTTCTGTCTAAGGATTTAACAGCTTCATCTGTTATTTTATTTATTTCGATTGTTGGCATACAATGACCGCAATTCAAACAGACACGTTTTCTTTTAATTCCCCAGTCATATGGGCGACTGTCTTTCACACTTAATTGCTCCAGCCCGCATCTATCGCATTTCATTTAGAAGCTCTTGCCGTTTCTTTCGAATTTCATTTGCCTTGCCACAGCTCTTTGCTCCTTCTTCGCATCCTGCTCTCAGGCAAGGAGGACCTGCCGTTTCAAATAATATAGGAGCAACATTCAGACATTCCATGAACATCTGCTCACTTAACTGGCGGATTTCCCACTGCGCTCTGTTGCACATTCTTAAAGAGAAGAAATGCCTTAATTCCCGAACATTCATGGTAACAATCATTCTTGTTTCACAGGCATTAGGCAAAACAAAACGAGCATCTTCATTCGACGTTTCACCATGACCTAATTTGTCTTGCCAGTCTTTATACCAGGTTTCGATTGTGTTCATCTGATCGGCATATTGCTTAACGGCTTCTTGTCCTAATGCCTCAATCTTGGGCGGAATAATATAACCGAATCCGTTTTCATAGGAAACGTATCTTTGGCTTTGAACGGAAAAGCTTGCAAGACGATGTCTTGTAATTTGAGCCAACAGAGATCGGCTGACTCCCTCTATTCCAAACGTAAATGAAGCATGTTCAAGAACTGATTCATGCCTTGTAGACATCAGCTTCTTAATGAACATGTCTTGATCATTCTCTGAAATTTTGTTTTTAAGATCTTTTATTTCAGATTTTGAATAGCATAACTTTGCTCCAAGCGCAATTGTTTCTTCCGGAGAAAGTGTATGCCGAATCAGAACCACATTTAATTTTTTTCTTTCTGCCATAGCTCCTCCTTAAAACAGATAGTCTTTGCCCGTTTGCTCTTTGTATGCTTCTCTGATTTTTACTAATTGCTCCATTAACAGATCTTTATCAGCCTGAAGTTTATAGATTGTTTCAATCATTTTTTCTACGCATTTTTTTACTTCAGCAGTATTAAAGTCTTCAGGACAATATGAACATAACCGCATACAAGGCCCTTGATACGTTGTCAGTTTATTGATCAATTCCTTTGGCGTCATGAACAAGCACACCTCTTTCTCTTAAATTCATGATTAAATAAGCGCCACGCATCTTCGCTGACGTATGTCTTTATAATGTCAACAAATCTTTTATTTTCGATAATAGAATCAGCGGCTTGTATACACACATCTGTTAATCGATCGAATGAAGAATCCTGCTGTTTTATGATTTCACATAAAGACTTCACTAATTCATAATTAATTAAAGCTTCTCTGCACTTTGTTTTCTGTAATAAACAATGTGCATTATCTATACTTTCATTCATTATTTCTATTAATTCAGACTGCATTTTCTAAAACATCTCCATTCGTTATAATTTCATATGCTTCTACGTTTGGATGCCGTTTTAGCCAGTCTTCTACTTCATCCTGAACAGATTCCATATCTTTAGTTTTGTCCAGAATATGAAGTCCTCTGCGGTCCAATTTTTTATTCAGATATATTCCGTCTGAAGTGCATTTCGAATCGTCGAAACTCCAATCCTTTTTCCAGCCTCCGATTAAAACAAGTTTGGACCCGTCTTTATCTGTCCTTTTTTTTAAAGCCTTGACGCGAGACTCGGCAATTCCGACTCTCCCGCTTGGCGCTTTTGCTTCCGATTTGTCAAAATTTAAAACGTTGTCGACCTCGAAAAAAACTACATTCATTTGTTTTCACTCTCCGGGATAAATTCGATTGACTGTGTTTTTCGCTGAGCATAAGCGTCTGCTTCAGCAAGTTTCCGTTTAATCACATAATCGACTTCATCTTTCGGCATCGGCATAAACCTTTCAGGATGCACCCTGATATCAGCTTCACCGAACATTACAACGTGAAACTTATCGTACTTTTTTTCTTTAAAAACTGTTTTATATCCGTCTCTTGCTGCTTCAGCATTTCGAGCATAACAGAAGACAACTTCTTTGATGTCTTCTCCGTTTCCCATGGAAACTTTATATATGTAAGTATTTTTTATTGCCATGAGGATTCTCCTGGTTTTGCAAGATTCTTTATTGCAAAAGCAATTCCAGCAACTATCCCAAGCAACATTAAAATCAAAATCCAGCGGCTGACAGGCTCTGATGTCAACAGCCAGTCTATAAATCCTTTAAGCATAATCGTCCTCCTTTTCTTTTTCCATGTCCAAATATGTTACCGCAACAGCAATAGCCGCCCAACAATCTTTCGTAACACCATAGAACACATCCGGATTTTTCTTTGTTCCTTTTCCGTTTATTTTATCGAACTTCGCAAAACGTTCGATTAAAGAAGCGCGAATGTTTGTGTCTTTTGCTCTTGGACTACCGCATATATATAGTTTCTCGTCTCTTCTGAAAATATAAAACACAGGAACTTTTTTTTCAGCCTCCTGAGAGAACCGGCCTATCCATTCTGCTGTTTGGAATAGTGTTTGACCCGCAGGCATTCCCATGTTTGCAATTCGTTCAATAATTACAGCATCTATATAATCTAGCCAATCAATCATCTTTTTCATGATGGCTTTGTTTTCGTCTTTTTTAAATTCAGTTATATTGTATTCGCTGTCCATAACACAATATGCGCTATATACATCTCCTGGATCTATTGCGAGAATTTTCATACGGCCTCCTTAATCTGCCCATTCGGCTAATGAATATGGACAAATTATCGTATCATAATGATCAGGCAAGGCTGTCTTTTCCAGTAATTTGTATATCGAACAGTTTTGAGCGTCGTTTGCATACTCTATGCAAGTCTTACATTTTTCCTGAGCTAAATTCACTAACTCTTTTGCCTGATCTTTAGTCATTATTATGTTTGTAGATCCCGGATGAAGTTTAGGTATAAGCTCAAAACGATAATCAGATAATGTATTCTTTAATTGTTTTATTTGATTCTCCGGAGCAGTTTCCAATATTTCTGCGAACAGGGAATCTGTCTTTTCTATGATTTCATCCAGTCTCTGTTCTCCGTCCTGAATTGTCTTTAAACGGTTAGTTAATTCGTCTTTTGCAAACAGAAATTCACTGAACGCAGCAGCGAATCTCTTCAGTGTATTCATTTCATTCCGGACAAGTCTTTCCATTATCAAGTCCCCCAGTGAAATCCGCACCACAATGACAACAGAAATGGAATGTCGGTTTGTCAGCAACCCAGTTGAACACCGGAGATGGAATCCACGCTTTTTCCTTTTCTATCGGTCTCCATAAAGCATCATATAATTGATGACAGTTTGAACATACCCAACCGTGTAAAGAACCAGACAAGTCTAATGTCGCACTCAAAGCACTCACTCCTTTACTTAATTAAAAAAGAGCGGCCGAGCTTTTCAGCTCGACCGCTCAGGGCTACCGATCAGTAAGGAAGTTCGTCAAGAACTTCATTCAGTTCTTTCTCGGCGGAATCAAGAGCGGCTTCAGCGTCCTGTGCAGCACTACGATAAGATTCGATCTCTGCATCCAGTTCCTTAATTCGGGCTTCAAAATCAGTCATGTTCAATTCTTCTCCTTTGCTTTGTCCGATCATTCGCATTAAGTCGTTCTGTGTTTCATCGCCGTAGAATTCTTTTTCCATTCCATCAACTCCTTTTATTTTATTAACCCCTTATAAAATGAAATGGGTTTAATCTGAAAGATCCAACACAACCAATTTGTGAATTGAGTGGTTTTGGTGGGATTAGTTGGTCGTCTTTGGATCTCTCGAGGTATGAGTCGGATGGCTTGCCATCCGAGAAGGATTGGAGAAAGCTTCTTAGTATTCGTCGTCGTCTTCTTCGTCGTATAAATCTTCGTAATCTTCTGTTTCTTCTTCGTGGTGTGGAACATCGAAAACCTTTATCTTATTTGTAATATAAGCATCTGCTTTAACATTTGCTTTGTGAATCTGCGTAAGAAGTCTGTTCACAGACAGGGGCGATGCAATTACAGAACCATTATCTAAAAATATAGCTGTTTTTGTTTTTTCAATTCCAGCTGCATTGATTAAAGTTCCTGCTTTTTTCTCAGCCGCGACTGTCTTTCTTGCCTGATATATTTCAGTGGACATCATTGCTACTATTCTTGTAATGCAAACAGCCACATCCGACTGTTTGTTGTCACTGCGTCCAACACTTACTTTCACAAAATTCACGGGTAATGTATAAGCCATGAGAATCACACTCCAAATAATAGGATATAAAGCCTTGTCGGCTTTCTACTCCCTATTATTTTTTCGTGTTAAAAGTCAATGAATCCGTCATCCATAAAGAAACTGCTAGTGTCTGCTGCAAGACCTTCCCCAGAAAAGCCTTCATAGCCTCCTGAACTGTTGAAATGTTCATCAAAGTCAAGTAAACCGTCCATTGAAAATCCTGCATAATTTCCAGTAGAGTCAAAATGAACTTTATCTGCGAGTGTTCCATCTGTAGAAAAACCTACTTCATGTCCTGCTGTATCAAAGTGTTCTTCGACTCCATCGAAAACTCCATCCTGTGTATAGCCTACAAGACGGCCGCTTTCGTCATAATGATTTGTCACGCCTTCAAAGAACCCTGGCATGCTAAATATATATTTCATCGCTTTCTCCTATAGTTTCTATTGGGAGTAGTTTAATTCAGTTTAACAATTGAATACTGTTTAACCCAATATTCTTTCTCTCCGGGAATAATCGCCCTCTGGCCTCCTTTATAAGTATACCGAGGCGACCTGTTTCCTTCAAGTATTTTGATGATTTGATTCGGAACAACAGGTTTCTTGCGGATGTCGTCCTTTCTGAAGCGAACGTTTCCACTTCTCCCATTGCTAATTGAATATAGGGTTACAGTAGTTCCCCATTTTTCGTCAACGGCCCTGACAAAATAAGTACTTGGATTTGCTTCAGGATCGATTGACAAACATAGTCCGATGTTTTCTTGTTCGGATGTTAATTTTTCCTGTATTGAAAGTTCTTCATCGGAAATAGAACTTTCAAAATTTCGGATACTGTCCAGCCGTTCATTAAAAGATTTGATGGATTTTGTAAGCTTGTTTTTACCTTCAAAGAATTCGTTGTAAACTTTCATAAGTTTTCCGCTTCCGCCAAATTCTTCGAAGTAACCAAGCTCTATCAGAATCTTTATCTGGCGAGTATCCAGACACGTCTGCATTTGAAGAGCTCTTAAAACATTCGTGAAACAATTAAGCTCTGCTTTATGATGTATTTCAGCAGCTTCTCTTTCAAGATATTCAGGCTTTGTTATCAGCTCATCCAACTGCTTTCTTATATCGTCAAGCTTATCGTTGCTAATAGGTTGTTTTAAGAGTGAAGTTAAAGCTTTTTTCTGCGCTTTTCCTTCTTTGTTCAGTGTAGCCGAAACATACTCGATACCCATTTCGGCTTCTTTTTGATTTCCAAGGTTGTATAAATCCTCGGCTGCGACCTTGGACATAAATCTTATTGAAGACAGGCTCTGACTGATTGTTTGATTTTCTTTATCTACAGTCCAGTCTCTGTTGTCCTGTCTCCATTTCCCGGCTAAAAGTTTTATGTCCTTATAACGTTTCATTTCAGAGATTATAGCAGAAATTTTATCCGTATTTTTCTTCTCATCATAAAGTTTTAACATAGTCACATAGAGTTCATATGGATAATGGACTTTCAGCCATGCGCAGTAAAGACTGTCGCAGGCCATAGAAAATGCATGCGCAGCACAAAACATATAATTTGCTGCATTTTCGATAATTGTCCATATCTGTTCTACGACCTCGTGCGCCTTCTTTTCCGAAGCGCCCTCGGTTTCCATTAACAATGTAGTAAATCCTGCTTTAAATTTCTCCTTTTCGGCCGCAACTTTTTCTACTTTTTTTTTCTTTATGGCCTTTGTTGTCGCGTATGCTTCTGGTCCAGGAATTCCAGCCGCCTTCAAAATCTGTAATATCTGTTCGTCAAATTCCAGAAAAGAATCCGGAATAGCTTTTGTTTTCAAAAGATTATCCAGCGAAGGGATCCCATACTCAAAGTGATCTCTAGCCAGAAAAATATTGATCATGGATTTGAAACCAGGTCTGATTCCGGCAATAAAAGCTGTTAGTTCTTCAACGTTCTTTGGCTTATATTGCATGCATTTTTTTGTAGATGCTTCTCTTTCACACTGATTCAGTCCTTGTGTAAATCCATTTGCATACAGATCCCATACTTGCTGATCGTTTTTAATAGCAGCAAGTAATTCGTCTACAGTCATAACAGGTAGTCCTGCCAATTTGTATGTTTCTGCAATGATTTTGACTACATCTACCCTTAAGAAATCAGCTTTAAGGTAATTATAGGCATCTGCTGTACGACCGTCGATATAAGCTGCGTATACAGCTGGTTTATTACCGCTTTTCGATTTTACCTGTATTACTCCAATTTCCCTTCTAAGATCTCTATCAAGAAGTATATGCGCACATGGATGAGGAGAAATACTAGTTACAATACCTTTATATTGTTTTGAATCTTCAACAAGTCCGAGATATTGCTCTTCTACATAAGATTCGATTTGAATATCGTCATCTACATCATAATCTGGATCATCTGAATTATTTTCAATTGCATGTTTAACGTCTAATTCATAGTTTTGAATTTGCTTTGAGACTGTATTTGAAATTTCAAAATCAATATCTCTTGCTCTTGTCAGTAATTTAAAGGCAGATAAAGTTTTCACTGTGCCAAATGCAATCATTGGAAGGCATCCATACTCGCCGAGTATTTCCTTGGCAGCTTTTTCAAAGGCCGGTACGTTTGCCATGTTTAAATCCAGATCAGGCAATCCGTTCGCTAACCGATCGGCAGAAATAAATCTTTCTGGAAGCATCTTTACCGGACAATGAAGACGATTAATCGAGCTGAATCCAAGTGCGTAATTTGTAGCAAATGATGCGCCAGATCCTCTGCCTGTTTTTGTTAAAACTCCTCCATATTCAATTCCCTTATCCACAATCTGTTTCATGATAAGGAAATAATCAGCTGTTCCAGTGCTTGTAATCGTGTCCATTTCGGCGTGAAGCTCAGCCGCTTCTTCCTTGTTTGGCATTCCATCTTTCTTTATGTATTCATCGCATACCGTTTTTTTGTATAGATAATTTCTTCGATCTAACGGTAAATTAGAATATGAATTCGGAATCTTTTTTTCGTTTGTGAAATGGACACCTTCAAACTCTCTCAAGATGAGAGTGTTTTCCATTGCTTCTTCTATACGTGCTCTTACAAAAACGCCTTGATCCTGCAATCTCCTGAATGCTTCATCAGCCGTTGGAAGGTCCAGAATAAATTCGTCTTCATCGCCATAATTTATTTTAGCCGATAACAGAAGTTCTTTTCTTAATTCTTTATCTTCTTTATTGATGTAATGACTGTCCGTTCCAAAGATTAAAGGCCATCGGTATTTACCGTACAGCCTCAGAATCTTCATATTTGTTTCTACCTGAATCTTTTGAGGATGATCCTGAATTTCGAGATAGAAGTTTTCTTTGAATATTTCATGCAACTGACAGGCCAGTCGTTCATAATCAGGGTCTGAACATATTCCGGCAACACAAGCTGTCGTGCATAAGAAATGCTTATAATCCAATCGACCCAGTATATCAAAGTCCACTCTGGCTCGACTATAAAATCCTGTCAAATTTGCTTCAGATATAGCTTCGTTTAATTGATAGAAGCCTTCCATATCTTTAGCAACCAATATTAAGTGAAAGTTTCTTTTATCTTTTTTCCCTTCAATTTCGGCAAGTCTGTCCGGTACAAAATAAACTTCAGCCGCAGCCAGCGGTGTCATGTCGTAAGGATCATTCTTGTCGTTTTTAAAAGCCTGACAGATATCAAACTGTTCCCAGACATTGGAACGATTTCCGTGTTCAGATATGCATAAGACCTTATGTCCTCTTTTTTTGAATTCTTTTGCATAATCTTTAATGAACATTGTTGAGTCAGGCTGTGTCAAACAATTGGAGTAGCAAGTATGGACATGATACGGTTCATAGTCCAGCAATCCGCATCATCCTTTCTTTTACCGAAATTCTCCACCAATGATTCTTTCTTTATTTTGATTTAATGTAAAACATGGATCGTCCTGATATCCATCCCAGATGTGAATCTTTAATTCTTCAGTCTGATTGTCTACTTCAATCAAAGCAAATTCATATTCCTCATTGTCGATTTGTATCGATAACGCATATCCAGGATAATCGCCTGATGAAAATGGACTCTCGGAGATCTTTAAATCTCCGAGAGCCGTATGAAGTGATTTTATTATATTCACGCTGCAACCCTTTCTACTGCATTCAGCTTGTTCCATTGCGCAGAACTCATACCGAGAATGCTGTATCCTACGCTTTCAAGTGCAGTAGACCTGTCGTAGCTGGCAACGTCCTGTGCATAACGAGTTGTTGCGTTTGCGAATCCATACAGGCTGAGGTCGCCACCACGAATCAAATAATCCAGAATGCCTTCGCCTTCCTTCTTTGTATAACCGAAGTCGGCGGCCCCGAGTTCTACCATTGCAGGAATATTCGAAGTAAGGATTTTTGCGCCTTTTGCCTGGCGCATTTTATCGACAACCTTTTCAAACCTTGTCTGGTCTACTACAGCCCGTACAGAATCCTGCACTTTCAGCATTAACGCTCTGTCGTCGGCCATCAGAGTTTCGTCGCTGTAGATTGTATAATCTTCAGCTGCTTCATTCCCTCTTCCGACGTGATATTTTCTGGTTTTTGCATCATTGACAACCATGCCGTTTGTACAAACGAGTCGATAGACAAGCGGCTGGATTGTCATTGAACCAAGACCAACTTCACTGTTGGTAATCATCATTCCAGATTGGACCACATCTCCTGGAACAACTTCCGTAGTCAAACGCGGATTTACAACCTTGATATAAAGTCGTTCGTCTGTGATTTCGCAAGACTCAATTTTTGCTTCAGGCATTTCTGCAATAATCGGAAGAACCGTCTGAGCAATTTCAAAATTGTCAATTCGACGATATCGATCGCTCAGAAAAGCTCTGGCTGTTCCGTCCAGCGTACGGATCATCCTTCTCTTCGGTTCTCTTTCAAACCAGCTATTTACATTCGCGGCCAACAAATCCGGATTTTCATACCGCATCTTGTCATAATACTTTGAAGGGATTCCAAGATTGGCCCCGATTTGATTATGCGCAATTTCGTTTACATTCAGAATCAGAACCTCTCCCGTGCTGTCGTTTGTTAAACTAAGCTGAGCGTTGTTCTCATAGGCATCCATGTGCATGTTTCTGGTATCAAGAAGATAATCCTTTTTAGCTGTTCGTTGACGCTCAAGTTCCATTGCCAGTTCTGTCAATGTTCGTCCCTGTTTCATATTTGATCTCCTTTTAGTTTTGTTTTGCTTCTCGTATTACTTCTTCAATCGGATCTTCTAATAAGCGTTTATAGATACCTGTAAATTTAGGCTTGTTTTCATCAATGAAATCAGAACTGCAACGATTTTCTCGAATTAAAACAGCGACATTAGCCATATATTTCCATTCGTTCATTACATTACTGCAAGCTTTTCTCAGTGTAGGTTCTTTGTATGCCTTCATTCATACACCTTTCTTGTTTTATACCATGTTTTACAATGCGGACATTTTCTCTTACCGGGCTCATAAGGAGCTCCACAGTTTTCACAAGTAAGAACTGTTTTAACGGTTTCTTTGTTTTTCTTTTCTACAGGTGCATTTTCTTCTATTGCAGGCTCATTATTTTCGGATGAGGATTTATTCGTCTCAACTTCTCGACGAGCTTTTAGCTCTTCTTTTTCCTTTTTTGTTAATGGTTTTTCAACACTCTTATTGCAATTTTTTCTGACGTTGCACAGATTCTGGCAATAAAAATCTGAGCTGTCCTTGTCTGTCAGCCAGTCGAGTACTGTATATCCTTCTATCTTATGGATGCAGTCTGAAGCCCACGAAAGCGTTTCTCTGAATTGTTTAAGATCAAATGCTCGAAACGGTTTTTCTCCGTTTTCTCCGAAGAGATGGAACATCAATGTTTTAGGATATTCTCCGTACTTTTCATATACATATAAAGAATAAAGAAGCTGTTGTCGGTACATTTCGTTTTCTGATTTCTTAAACGAAGCCATTGACTTCGATTTGTGATCGCAGATAACGAGATCATTTGTCCATTGTTCCCGAAGAATAAGGTCAATAATACCTGTGAACTTTCGAGTAGAGCCATCACACAGAGGTAAATCGATTGTAAACTTTTCTTCAGCAGATTCTACTTTATATCCCTCGAATTCATCAAAATTCTCAAGAAAATCTATTCCAGAATAATAAGCTTTTTCAGCATATCCCCTCATCACCGAAGGAAATGCTGTCACAACTTCATCCGCGTATCTCCGAATGTATTCTTCTTTCATATCTTCTTTTTTTAGAATTCCTTTAGCCCATTTGTCCAGAAGATCATGGATCAAAGAACCTCTTTCTGAAAACGCATTGGACATAATGTTATCTACTCGCTCAATGCGTTGAAGATAAAAAGAATACGGACATTCATCGAATGAACTTAACTGGCTGTAGGAATATACATGATTGTCTTTTATTAAGCCCAAAGGCACCACCTTACCTTTCTGTGTAATTAAATGAATCAATTACGTGTCCATGATCGTCCAGCTCCTGAATAACAGAAGCATATTTTAAATCGTCGTTCATGGAATCAAGCCATTGTTCAGCTTCTTCGATTTTCTCGAATGCTTTTGCCAGGTCTACACCAATCGTAATGATTGCATTGTATTTCATTCATTTTCATCCTTGAACCAACTGTCATCAAGTTCTACTTCGTTGAACTCGACAATTATGTCACTAAGATCAACCCAGTCTCTATACTGTTTGAGAATTTTTACTTCTTTTGCTGGGTGCCATCTGCCGCAGAGACCGCAGATGACACCCTCTAAATTGTCGTATTTGTATATTGCAATTCCACCCAGCTCTGCGTCTGGTTCACCTATGTACGTTCTGAATTTAACTTGTTCAAAATGCATCTTTTACTCCTTTAGAACGGACCTTTTTCTTCAGCCCCGCCGCCCTGCAGCGCAAACTCTTCAAGCTTGTTCGCCGGATTTTCGGGAAGCTCGATTCCTCTATGATCCCAACTGTAAACAATACGATCCTTTGTGCTGGTCTGGAAAATTCTCCTGTTACAAGGATCGAAAGTGCAAATGATCAGGTCCTTAATCCCGAAAGCCCGATTTTTCGTAATACGCACGTTAGGCCTTTCAATGTTCAGAACAGTATCAGCGAGGTTACCGATAGCAGAAGAACCGGAAATATCCTGGTTAGAAAACACTTCTCCGGGCTTTCTCTTCCTCGGGTGGGCAACGAGTATGACATGGACTTTATACTTCGTCGCAAATGCCTTTAGTTGGGCACTGATTTTCGCCTGAGCACGATTCTCTTCTTCCGGAGAGACTGTCATGCACATGAGATTGTCAGCAAGGAAAAGCTTGCATCCATACCGACGAGCACAGATTTCAAACATCTTAATGACCGCTTCACCCTGATTTGTCTCCATGATATTGTTATTATCATAGAGAAAGAACTTTCCAGCCAGCCAGTCCTTGATTCGACGCTGAATTGTTTCGCTTACAAATGTTACGTTTTTACCGGAACGCTGATCGTATTTGTACCCAATATAACGGCTTTCGGTTGCCTGATGCATAATCCAGTCGAGGAACTGCTGAGCGCTGAGTTCTCCGGAATACGCACAAACTTTATATCCCTGTTCAACAGCATTAAGAAGCATGTTGCCGGTAATTGTAGACTTACCCTCTCCGGAATTACCAGAGATTACAGTGACTCCGCCTTCAGCGAATCCGCCGATAGCATGATCCAGAGCCGGAATCTTCGTCATAATACGCGGAATGGTAGTAGGATCAATATACGGAATAGACGAGATATCCAGAATGCCCTTCACAGGAGCAGGTTCACAAGCATCAACGAGAGACTTGAGAGCTTCTGGTCCATAGGCATAGAGAATTTCATTAGCATCCTTGCAAAGACGTCCATAGTCTTCGCCTTTGTAGACCAATTCAGGGTATTCACTGGGAATCATGCAGCGATCTTCGCCAAGCCGTTTGGTCAGAACAGAAACCATTTCCTGTCCGGGTTCATCAGAATCTCCAAACAGGATAAACTGATTGAACTGATCAAGCCAATCGTAACAGATATTAACCCATTCAAGGTTGTTACATCCACAGGGAACGGATACAACATTCGTTACTCCTGCTTCGTACAGAGACATAGCGTCGATTTCACCTTCACAAATCACGAGAGGCTTGTTATAAGACACATTGTCCATGCCGAACAGAATGGGCTTGGTATTAGCCATCTGCCATTCTTTGGCAACCTTTTCTTCCTTTTTTACTTTCCGAGGCAGACGATATTTTACATATGTCAGTACTCCGTCCCAATAAAAAGGAAAAACAATATTGCCCTTTTCATCGCTCATGATTCTCCATTCCCGGACTGTCTGTTCACTGATCTTGCGAGTTCCGAAATAAGTAATGATTTCTTCAGTTACTTCGTTGAACTTGTTTTCGTCAGGCTTATCATAGGCCTTCTTTTTAGTGACCATCTGACCAACCTGTCCATAACTTTCAATATCGTAATGAGTTTCTCCGAAGAAATCACACAGATCTTTGAAGTTTCCTTTCTTTTTCTTGCAGCTACCCCTCATGCAATTCCAGAGGCCGTTGCTCAAACCAATTGCAAAAGTTTCATAGTCGTTATTCATTCCGCCGCCACAGAAAGGGCAACGCTTTGCCATTACCTGACCGTTCCTAATTCTAAAATCTTTAATGTGTTTTTCGGCCAGATCGATTACAGCACTAGAAATTGCATCCATTATTTTATCTCCTTACGCATTATCTAAATTTTTAATTTATAATAAGCGCAGCGACCCTAAGTTGGAATGGTCGCTGCGCTTCGGTATAGTTTACGCTTTTCTATCGATTACACCTGATAGAGCATTGATAGTTTTATATAATTATTATAATAGTTTCCCAATGCTTATCATAATGCGTACTGCTAACTAATAAAATCTATGATTTTATTTGTCTCTTTATCTATTTGTAACTTAATTTGAAACGGGTCTTGACCGTTTCTAATTAAGTTTCAAATAGATAAAGTGTTTGAGATATGCTCAAATTGTTTATGTTAATTACATCAGCAGCTACTTTTCTTAGCAGTTGTTAAAATGGACGGGTATCAGGATCAGGGTCTGCACTATTTTGACGAGTCGGAGCGCCCTTCATTCTCGCACGAGGAGTTACCTTATAAGCTCGAATGTTCATAGACTGTCCAGCCTCGCCTGTCTTTTGATTAATATACTTCTGAAGGAACAGATCTCCACACACCTCAACCTGTGTTCCCTTCTGGATCTTTTCCAGCAACCATTCGGCTGGTTTACCCCAAACGGAAACATTATAGAAATTGGATTCATATCCAGAACCATCTGTTTTTTTCAGGGTTGTATTCACGGCAACCGTGAATGAAACAACAACCTGATTGTTTACGACACTATGAGTCGGGTCCTTAATTAAGTTTCCAGTTACAAATACTGTTGCATCGTTTGCCATATTTTACTCCTTTTCTTATGCAGCCTGCAGCACGGCAAGCAAACTATTCAACGCATTTACATCTGTACACATGCGATAGTTCTTAATGCCGCACTTCTGTTTAATTGTTTCTGCAAGCGCATTCTTCTGTTCGTCTGTCATATTTTTTGTCATTGCCTGTACTTTGAAATCGAGTTCTTTGATAACCTCTGTAAGACCCAGTGCTGGTTCAGCCTTCTTGTTTTCGGCCTCAGCTTTCTTCGCTGTGACTTTCGCTTCCGATTTTGACTCAGCTTTCTTTGTCGCAGCATCGCCTTTGTTGCCCTCTGTGTCGTCAAACAGATCCTCCCCGGCATACAGGGCAAGGCCGATACCAAACATCGCAAGATTCTTTGTCAGACACCTCATAACTGTCTTGTTGATGTCGAACATTGTTGCAGCATTAACATGCTTCTTTCCCCAAGACATCTGAATGTCATAAGGTTCCATCTTCATTGGATTGTTGGCACCGTCCATGACCGGCAGCCACATTTCATGTGTTTCGTTTTCAATGGTAACCGTGGTATAAACCATAATTCCCATTGCAGGATCAATGAAATATGGAAGGCCCTGTTCGTTTTTGACGATTGTGTAGTTGGCGCTCGGATAGCGTTTTCGAACCTCGTCCCAAGCCCATGCCCAGGAGAGATATTTCAGCTTCGCTTTGCCAGTGTCTTTTTCTTCGACATGACCGCTGACATCAACAACTCTCAGAATGCCATACACATCATCTGTTTTTGTTGCCATTCTTTTTCTTTCCTTTCCCAGTTTTTTTCACCGATTGATATAACCTCGGCTTTAAAGTTTTATAATCTTCATAACGGGGCTCTCTTGAAAATACATTCTTGAATTTAACCGATCGATTAAATCCTTCCATTCTGTATTTTTTCTTAAACGAAAACGACCACATCAGTTCTTTCACAGGTACTTTTCTGGCAAAAATCACTTCTCCGGAAGGTTCACCGTACTTGTTACAGGCATACCAGCAAAGTGCACCTTCCGGATGATAGTGAGGTCCTTTAAAATAATCCTGCGTTTGATATACTGATAAGAAATTTAAAAGGTCGTCGTGGCCAGTCGGCTCCGTTACTAAGATTTTCGGGAGATTCTTCGACGGCTTGCCGTCGAGCTGTTTTGTAACCCTCAAACCAGTCCTTGTGTTAGAAGACGTCCACGCACGGCATAAAACATAAGAAGGATAGAAATTCCCTCTGTTTATGTCTTCTCTAAGCGCGAGACCAAGGAAGTAATACGTTGTTGTTCCTCTTCCTTTAATTTCTTGTATTTGTTTCTTTTTCGGACTGAGTCTGATGTTTTATTGTATATATCCTGACAGATTTCACAGCGCTGCTGTTTTGAATTCATTCTTGGACGAACAGCACCGCAGTCAATACAGGTTACAAAACCAGTGCTATCTTTTATACAGGTATGGGTTTCTGCCCATATGGGGTATTTCATACTACAGTTTTTACAGACTTTATAGTTGCTAAGATTCTGCTTCAGGTTCTTTAAAGCAATGTCTCCATAAACTCTCCAGAACATTTGCTTATGAACCGCTTTATCAACTGCTTTATCCGCAAACAGAAACTTCACAATATACGGATAAGAGTTTTCCAGCGGACCGAATCGGTCGGTCATTTCTTCGATGATCATCTTGGCTAAAAGTTCATATTTCGATTTTGATTCTCTTTCGGTAAAGTAATCAAAATCTTTAGCCTCTATGACCCCAGAAATGTTAATGTTGTCCATGTCGCAAAATACTTTACACATTTCAGGATTCGTATCTTTGCATGGTTCTGATAAAAACATCTGCCAGTTAAATGGTGAAATGTCTGCGTTGTGGAGATTGATGTTGCCAATGTCACTGAAAGCAGCACAAATTCTATTCATTGTTGAATTGTTGGGAGCAAGGTACTTTCGTTTCTTTTTTCCCGGAGCCGGAGCTTTTCGGCCGTTCTTTGAAAAAGCGAACCAATAAGGTAACCGACCGTTTTTCCCTCCTATGGCTTTGTTAATCTTTCTGGCTACAGCCGGGTAGTCTTTATAATGGGACAGCTGCCCGGTTTTAGCGGCGTCAATTGTTAAATTATTGAACATGGTTAACCATGCTGCCGCTACTCTGTCAGGATTTTCACGATTCCAAAGCCGTGTGAGCATGTTGGATATCTCTCCTATTGATGTAATACCGCCACTTGAGTAATCGTGAGCTCTTTTCAACCCGTTATATAGGGACTCTTTTGTAACGGGTTCTGCTTTGGGCTTATTCGCTTCGTAGAAGAGAGGTATTACATCGTATTTTTCAATGTTGCGTTTTGCTACGGAAACAAACAACGGATCAACTATTACATTCAGCTGATCTCCGTCAACATCGAATTGCAAAACGCGAGAAATTAAATCTTTACAGCTTGTGTACACACCATTTGTATTAAACCATTTATACACTTCCGGATCATGCGAAATTTTTTCAATTCGATGCTCGCAGTATAAATGGGGACTCCTTAAAACATCAGCTTCATTATATTTTCTAAAGACAGAGCACGCTATTTCTCCATTCTTCAGCAGCCCTTCCGGTTCTTCAATATGACAGAACCAATACTCACAAGCCGCATATAAATCCGGAATAGCAAACAGACGTTTATTAAGCATCCTTATCTTTCCGGATTTCGCATCGAGAAGCATCCTCTTCCTCGTGTCTTTTAGCTGGCTTCTCGTATATCCTTCCCATAACATTTCCGGATAATAAGCCAACGCTGCTTTATAAGGATTATCAGATTTCACATCACCTTTCAGTGTTCTGATCATCGTATCTTTGTCTTTTGTGACATTCATGATACGATCATGTTCCCGCTTTGTATACTCTTTTATTTCCTCGTCTGTGAAATCCGTAAGCGTTTGAGTAAACTGATAACATACTGTTGTGTCATCTATTTCTTCTTCTTCATAGTTCATTTTGCCGAACATTGCACCGCATGAACGGCATTTGTCTTTGAAATCCTGCCATGAATCATAGAATTTTGCCATTTTGACCATGCTTTCCGTGAAGATGATCTGTATGTTTTCTTTTACAAGATCGTGTTCTAAGCCCCAATAGTCGACAATGACAGGCCGAACACCTTTCTCTTCACAGAACTTTAAATAGTCAAATACACACAACAGTCCTTTGACATATGGCCCTCTAACCATGAAGTTGAAATCCGAAACAGACGGGAGCATCATACCGCATCCATCTGTGTGATCAATTTCAACGGTACATACTTCTTCTTTGTATGTATAATCATGGTTAATGTACATCATCCTGTCAGTGACTTTGCCTTTGAATTGATTGATGACGATGCATCGATCCAAATCAAAGTCTGTCCACTCATCTGTTGCACTTCCAGGTAGTGCAGTATAAGCCATTAATTTATTTGTACAGATACCTCCATGAGCATTGATTACATCCCATGGAAGTCCACATTCAATTCTTTTTTTTATTTTCTCCCACATTTCATCGGAAATAAAGACAAGTTTATCTCGTCTTAATTGACCGGCTGATGCTGTGAAAAAATGATAATGTTTGTTTGTTGTTGATCCATCCGGATTCAGAATCTTCATATAGAATCCATCTGTAATCAACTGATGCATTACATCCAAGGATTTCCATTTCACAACAATCTGATCCAAAGTATAATCTCTTTCAAGCTTCATCGCTCTTGTAAGCTCAGATGAAAACTCAGAGATTTTCTTTGAAAAATTCAGATTATGCCACGTAACTCCAGCCGGAAATTGATCTTCTGAATCAGGATGATAAATAACATTTTTTAGTCGGACTTCTCTGGGAATACCATCATGCTTGTTGATTAATTCATTTAACTTGGATTGTGCTTCCTTTTTTTTTGTAATAAGACTTTGTTTTAGTGATTTCTGATCTTTTTCAATTCTGTTCAGTTCGTTTTTTGCTTCTACGATCTTCATATACTGTTCAAATTCCTGCTCAGTAAAAAGATCGTAACTGTTGAAACCGGGTAAATAGACTTGATTTTTTAGATAGCTCTTCTCTCCCATACATACTCCTTTCGATCGCTATAGGTATGGATCAATCAAGCATCTATAAAAACAGTCGCGTTGAGTGGTTGCGCAACTGGAATTGTTTGCGTTCTGTTATGATTTGTTTTCTTCTCCATTATGGTGATTTTCGAAACGGGAGAAAATATTTGATCAAAGGTAATTAAAGAAAAAAATAGAGCACTGCGAATGCAATGCTCTATCCGGCAATCTAAATTCGAAGAGTTTAAAACTTCCAACGTTTACCTGGGGCCTTAGAACCAGGTAATAAGTTGGAAGTAGCGTAGCATCTTGCGGGAGGCGCCGCATCATCTTTAGATGTTGCGGCGCCTTTAACAAGATGTGGAGCTACTCTTTATCAAATCGAATCTTCTGATTACAGCAAAAGAGCAAAAGCTTTTCATTGCCAATGATTATGCTATTTTCAAATAAGATTTCATCATTTGTTCTGCATCTACGTTCCACTTTTTATTTGCTGTATTGATAATTTTATTAAAATAATTCTCTTCAACCATCCTGTAATATGAAAGCTGACCAGACAGATGCTGAACATCATCAATGTCCCAAGGTTTATTGTTCTTAGTATCAAGAATAAAGTTACACAAAGCCGCTTTAAAATATTTCTTAGTTCTATATCCTACTGTTATCTTGTACTCGCCATTCAGCATTAAGCCAAGCATCCAGTTCTTCCCTTTTACACTTCCATAGTGAACTTTCTCATCCTTAATTTCATACGGGGCACTAAATTCTTTAAAAGTATTTTCAATAAATTTCACCATCTGTTTAAATGGGAACTCTTCCTGCGCTGAAATATGCATATCATCAGCATATCTTGTATAAACCATTTTACGCTTGGAGAATTCACCAGCCAGTCGATGGTCAATTGGAATCATAATGAAATTTGTCAAACACGGCGAAAGCTTTGTTCCCTGCGGTAATCCATTGTTTAAGAACCCCAAAGAAATTGCCTTAGTTAAGGCTTTTCCCCCTTCCGGATCTTTCATAACTTCACATAGAGGAAAGATCTTACTTAACATCTTCATTGTAAATTCAAGAGTAGTGTGAGGAAAGAATCCGCTTAAATCCGTTTTCAGGAACCAATTACTCTTAAACTTGGCATGTTTTTTCAATACGTCTACAACGCATCTGTCTTCTATGTATGCAAATGCAGATGTATGATAAAGAACACCAACATCTCTTTGTAGAAAAGAGGCCAATTCTCCTAATGCATTTTGCAATTCCGGACAAGGTTCATCTATGGGCCTCCATCCACCTGTTTTCTTTGGAATTTTATAATGCCTATACAGTGTTTCTCTATTAGCTTCAAACAAAGAACTGTTTTTATTATTGAATTCTTTCAACCATTCAATAATCGATTTTATATCTACTTTTTCAGTTAACTCTTTAGGTATTTCGTCTAATGCTCTGGTTATGGTACCGGTCTTATCAGATTCTGTATTTAATGAATTTATTACAACATTTCCAAACAATACATCTTCGAATTTTAGTTGAACTGGTTTTCTATTTTGCCTTATTGTAAAGTAATACATTTTTTCATCTCACAATCTAATTAGTTAGTTGCTGGATCTAGAGCTGCTACTTACAGGTCCCGAGCGATCTCAAACCAGTCGATTTAAATCTCTCAGCTGTAATAAAACTTGTGCATAGTCTAGAAATTTCGTCTTAGCACGAGAAATGGAGGTGTTATTCAGGCTGCCTTCGACGTGCGGCCGGCGGATCCGCGTTCCCTTTCTTGTCGGGCAAAGTGTTTCTGTTACTTACATTAGCAGACCGGTATAACCGAATTTTCATTGTGATTTAAAATTCTTCGATCATAAAATTAAATGCGTCTGCAACTATCGCATTCTTTAATCCATTTCCTTTTACAAAATTAATAAAATTGCAGACTCCGATATTAGATACAAGTCTTACTGTTGGTGCCACACAAAGCGCAACTCTGCAAGCTGACATTGGTACGGCTTGCTGTGCTTCTTCGTGTGTGAAATTCATTCTACTCAAAAGCAATTTCTTTTGATCCATCCTGCTCCAGTCGGCAGCATAATGCTGGCAATCAGTCAATCCGGTTCTGAAATCAAACATTGCTTTGATTGTGTCGTTGAATTTGTTTTCTTCAACTATTCTCTTTCTTATCTCTATCTTATCTACACACAGAAAAACATAACCTGACAGTTTTTGTCCTATATATCCCCGGTCAAATAAGATGATGTTCATATCTGGATTTATTTTCAATAAATTGTTCTTCACGCATTCTGTTTTCGGCTTATATAAATCATCTCGCGTGAACATCTGGTTCACCAGGTTATGTTCTTCTACAACATCGAAATCATATAGGCATACTTCTTCGATGCCGAATCTTGTAATCAGTTCAGCTACCGTAGAACCTACAGATCCACACCCAATGATGTGGATCTGTTCATGGAATAAATCAGGGTTAAAAAACTCAAATGATTTTGCGAGATTCATAGCCCCACTCTCCTTCTGAAGTTTCATCTTTCCAATAAAATGGATTAGTTAATTTATTTTCTACGGTATCATTGTTTGTCCATGCATAACTGCCATATTTCGGAGTTACTGCTGTGACGGTTTTCTTAGGAACAGTTACAGGCATGGACTCTACCATTTCTTTCGCTTTCTGAATAAATTCAGAGACTGTCGAGTTATCTTCTTTTACGATCTCAATCTGAATATCGTTACGGTCATACATAACATTATTGTCTAGATCATAAAGGAATGAATTAATATCTCCGGATTTATTCCATATCTGAAAGAGTTGAAATCCTTCTCCTTGCAGATTCCGAACGATATTCTTTTGGTTTTCCATATCTGTAGACGAAGGACTGGTTGACATATTTACATGTGAATGAGCCTGAAAGTGTAGCAGATCCAGAACATCTTCGTGATCCTCATACCATTTGTTTGTCTTTGTTGGATCAAGAGTCCTTGCTCCATTTACAACCTGAGGATACACAATAATCCCTGTGACAATGTACGCATTGTCATCGATCTTTTCGATTAGCCCATGCCAGCCTACTTCGCCATCAAAATTCTTTACCAGCGCCTGAGACTCAATGTATGCCTCAGGCGTAAAATAAATTGTTATTTTTTCTTTTGCTTTTTCGCTGAGATTTTTTTCGAAAGAAATCTCTGTGTCTTTGAGTTCATCTTCATACTTATCAATTTTCTTCGAAAATTCAGCCAATAACTTTTCTTTATCCTGCTTGCTTAGTTTTAATTTCTTCATGCCGTTTTCTCCTTGGTCTGAAGCCACAACAAGGCTTCAACAGGTGTTAAGTCTGTTCCATCGCTACGCTGAATAATTCTTTTATCGCTGGTTAGGATCTCCTGAACAAACGGTCTGAAAGTAATGTCTGTTTCTCCAATGTTAACGCTTCCGGTTGCCGCAATTGAACACTCTATAGCAGAGATCAAGTCGCCCTGCTGCAGGCATTGGATAATCTGATCTCTATTTCGTCCTGGACATCCATGAAGTTTATAATGCGGATTAATCAGGCAATTGGAAAGGATCGGATCAGTCATATCTATATTTTGTCCACGGGGAGCATCCATCCAGTTTGTGCTCGGCTGGAAAACAATATGTCCACTGATCTTAACCCGCAAATCAGGATTTGGATTTGCAAATAATGCTTTCATCAACATCATTCTGTTTGCTTTATTGTTGAACACATTTGTACTTGCAATTCGATATCCATCATAAATGCCCTGAGTTTTCTCCGCATTTTCATATTTCTTGACATCTGTATTCGTCAGGAGTGTTGTTACATCAAAGATCAAAGAGCCTCTATCATAACTGATGTTCTGAATCCGAGGTTCTTTTGAAAGATATTCAATGACTTCTTTCTCTTCTTCGCTATCTCCGTCGCTGATAACTTTTAAACCTTCTAACATGACAATTGCGTTTTCAAGTTCTGTTTCTTTTCTCCTATAATCTTCGAGAACTGCTTCTATTTGAGAACGCAGTGCATGAACACGGTTTTCTGCCGTTGAAATTTTGCCTTGACGGAAACCTCTGAAGCACGAAGCCAATTCCGTGCGCAGAATAACACTCCGCACAGGCTGAAGCATTTTCTGCATTAAGCTTATAAATGAATCAGCCGTTTTATGCGAAAGAGATTTCAGTACCTGGATTTCGTCATCAGACAAAGGTTTATTTTTGAATATAGCTGGAAACAATGTATAGGTAAACGCCAAGCACAAGTGATACAACTGTATGTTCGTACTAGGTGCAAATATAAAGGCGCTATTACTTTCTTCGTGAATAAATACAGCAAAATCCTTCATTAGAAGTTGCTGGGCTATATATCTTTCGATTGGCTCAAGTTCACTCAGTCCAATCGTTGTCATAGCCTTTTTAATTATTTGTAACTTACTTTCTGTAAGATCCAAACATATATGATAGTTAAAACTTGGTGTTGACTTGTTTTCTCTATCACATGTTTTCTGAATTTGATCAATTAATTTTGCATCAAGTTCAATAAAACGGGTATAGTTTCCGCAAATCCCACTATAATCTGGAATTCTCGGCTGGAATAAAACAAAACCGAGAGAAGATAAAGTCCAGTCCAGCTCTCCTTCCGGCCTCGTAAAGTTGTTCAAATAACTGAATGTTAAAGGTGCAATTGGAGCACTAATTACTTTCGAAAACATAGTTTAAATCTCCTTTAATTTTAAAAAAAGGGGACGGATTTTACACCGCCCCCTTGCAAGGAGATTTTAGATGGCCTTCACCATCTTATCGATCTCCTTTGCGGATTCCTTAGCGTCGTTGATAACTTCTTCCAGATTCTCCTCGACTTCCTTCAGCCGCAGAAGAGCAAGACCCTGATGGGCCTTTACAAGCTCGCGCTTGTTCTCGGCAGTCGGATCGACAATGATAGTCGCCACAGCCTTCCCGTCTTCACTCGGGATTTCAGAGAAGACAACGCCGTTTTCATTCAGAGAACCGGGGCCTTCTTCGACAAACACCTTGAAGATAGGTTCGTCAGTTTCGTTGTACAGACCCAGCTCCGGATCGAAGCGCAGAGCAGTCTTCCAATCCTCCAGATCGTACTTGGACTTCAGAATCGCGGCAGAACCGGCAATGAAGACTTCAACCGCGTTGTCCATCTTCACAATAGAAGACATACGAACGGATTCTCCGCAGCCGAGCTGGCGCAGGCTCTGATCCAGCTGTCCAATCTGGAGCGGAACAGAGTCAATGGTATTGGTGCAGGCATCATAGTTCACATCGAACTTTTCGTAGATCTGCCGGACGGTCATACTGTCGGAAACCTGGTCGACCTTCCTGCCTCGGTTGGTAATGAGAGTCAGATTCACTACAGACATTTTGTTTCTCCTTTTTAAATAAAATAGTTTAAAATGCCCGGAGCCGCATACGAAGATACGGACGGGCTATCGACACGCCTTTCGGCATTGTCTTCACTGAATGGATTGGAAAACAGACATGAAAGCATCTTCCAAACGGGAGTTTTCAGATCTCAGATCTTCTTCTTTCTTAATCTGCTGTTCCACTTGTTCCTTTAAACAAGTAATATCTTCCGCAGATTCGGGTTCTTCTTCCTCTTCGTCTTCATAGACAAAGATTTCATAATTGCAAATCCAGAATGAATCTCCCGGACAACAATGGCGAAACTCATAGTCAGCATTTTCATATTCGTTGCTGACCATGTCATTCGCCCAGTCTTCTAATGCATTTTCATAAAACCCTTCATTGGACCTCAGGACATCGGATGGGGTAAATTCATATCCATAAATTTCTACATTTCTTTCTGTATCATTCAAATATTCATCAAAACGATCTTCATCGCTCTCAAAATAATCTACCGAAATGCATTCTTCTTTTACATTATCTTCTTCGCCCTGTTCATATCTTTGATCAGGATCATTGTCAATTAAATAATACATTTCCTCTCCTTCACTGTTTAAAATCTTTCTCTTTTTTTATAAAAATCTACAGATATGTTTTGTCGTTTTTAAAAGAGAATGATTTTGTTACGGTTTGCGATAGTTTGTTTTATGGGTAATAATTCATTTTATTTTACCGTCGCTTGCGACGGTGTTAAATTATTCAATCGGGCTGAACCAATAATAAAGACAATTTTCGGTTTACTTGTCCAAAATGCTTTTGTTATCTTCGTTTACATGCTATTTTATCTTTCAGTTAATCAAACAAATATTCCGCATAAAAGGCTAGTTCAATCCCTCTAAAAATCTTTTTTCTGTAATACTGTAATCATATCCAGCTATTGTTCTTTCGAAAGACTTATAATTGGCTTATCCGAAAGCTCTTCAACGTAATCGATCAAAACATTCGGCTCATCTGTTGGGTTTATAGAAATTGTATTTGTTTCACAGATTTCCTGAAGCCTGTCACATGCTTCATCGTCACTTTCAGCCTCAATGAGAATTGTTTTATATGCTTCTATTACAACTCCAAGTTCATACGTTTTCATTATCTACACCTTCAAGCTCAGAAACATTATAGGATTCTATTTCAATTCCATTATCCTTTAATATATTCATAAAACGTTTTACCGCCTGTTCCTGTGTTTCTCCGGGCTCTTTGCTAAAGTAAATTACAGGCAAAATCTTCAGTATTTTCGGTACTTTTTTCATTTGAGATCTCCATTGTTTCAAAGTTTATCATTTCAAAATTATGCCAGCAATATTCTATTTCAGTCTGTATGTCTTCTTTAATCTTATCGTTGTCCATATAGTTTTTTGCGACTTCCGGATCTCCACACCAGTCATCGTCCACCCAGAATCTTACCGTTATTACTTTTCTCATCTTGTGTCTCCACGAAACAGACCGTTGAAATTATTTTCAGTTTATTTCAGCATTCTTTTGTTTTGACCAGAATACCAGAGTCGAACTGTTACTCATAATGTGTGTCCCGTACACCATCTTCTGATATAAAAAGCCTTGTGCGCAGCCCGGCGGTTTTCTGTGCGGCAGGATATTCATCCGCTAACCGTATCTCCGGGATTTTATCGAGGTTTACTGCATGAACTTTTGCGACAATGGCGCATTGATCATGTCTCTGATCTTTATGTGACAATGTCATCATTCTTATTTAAACTTTCACAAAAACTGAAATTTAAATTTTTATCTTTTGTATTTGACCTTTATGCTTTGAGCTTTACGCCGGTCTTAATGATAGCCCCGGCAGACATTTGTTCGCATTTCAGGTGCGATTCGCTCATTATAGCTTTTTTCACAAGCTGTTATTAAGGTCTTCGGTTTTTTATTTGCTGCATGGTTATCCGAAGAAACATGCAGTGAATATCATTTACAGTTTTCGCGCACAAGGCATGTTTGTTATACGTCGTTTATGTTTGTATCGTAAATCTGAAAGTCAAAATCCCATCCACCGGGGAGAGACGAAGCAGTCCTGATAGCATCCAATGCATTATAAGCATCGTCATCAAGATCATCTTCGTTCCATCCATCAGGACTCTGAATATAAATCGAGCAGTGAATTGCTAATTCTTTCATAGCGTTTCGTATTCCACCTCGATTGTTGTCAAGGCATTGGAAACGGACAGAGCGGAATCCACTTCAGACATGAAAGCGTCAATCTGATTTTTCAGATTAAGCATAGCTTTCTGGACATCGATAGGATCAACAATGTCCATGGTTTGAGACTCGACAAAGTTCTCCCGGACTTTCTGAATCTCACTGGACATATTTTTCATGTCCGCATTTTCGTACAGAGACTTTATGTATTCATCCGCACGGCGATCAAGCTTTTCCCCGTTTTCCCGATCTGCCATAGCATTGCAAGAACGCCACTGTGTCTCCATGCGATTCAGAATGCTATAAGGATAGTTGATGCCGTTCGCCTTCATGTCGATGGCTTCAGCAACAGTATATTCTCCATCTCCAATTCTGACTTTTGTAATCGCATTGGAATTGGTCACAGCCCGCTTAATCGCATTCCGACGGTTAATCAAGGTCATCACGGACTTGTAGTCGTCCTGCACCTGTTTAACATACTTTTCAATCGACTGTCCTGCAATCTTGGCATTGGAATGCTTATTCACTGTCAGGAAAGTCAGATTGTTAATCTCCTTGTTGATCCGATCCGCAAGGATTTTCAGTTCACTCAGAGCCTTATGCACAGTCATTGTTTCTTTCATTTGTTTTCTCCTTTAAATGTTAATTACTCTTACTTGAAGCCCCATTTTCTTCGCTGTATTAATCATGTGCCTTGTTCCGGCTGAATTATTTACATGAAAAGCAATCAACGCATCCGCATTGCCTGCCATTTCTTCGTTCCTGATATAGCCGGCCTGCTTTCCATGCGTATTCCAATCCGCCGGAAAACTGTCTATCTTAATGCCGTTTTCTTCAGCGTAACGCCTTCCGAGAGTGTCGGCACCACTTGCTTCACCACATACGATAGATGTTGGTTTATGCTTTAAAAACGCCTTGTCAAGCTTGTCTTTCAGCAAAGCATAATCGTTGAAAGATCTTGATCCGGCAACGATAACCCTGAATTGGTCTTCGTACGGACTTGGATATGGCATCCACGCTAAAATTTCAATGCTTTTGTTTTTTTGGTAGTCTACAAAAATCATTCTTCCGTCTTCGGAAATCAAATCCGCAAAAGTCGGAGGGCCGATAATTTCTCCTGTTTCAAGATCAATGACACTGCTCCACACGCAGGACATTACATACCTTTTACCTGTTTTCTTTTCTTTAACTGTGATCAACAAGTTAATATAATCCTTAGGCAATTGTTCCGCTACAGGTGTCCATGTCATGGTATAATTCTCCCATCTTCAACTCGTCTGATTTCGTGATCCCAGGATCCGCGAACAAACTGTTTAGCCTGATCCAGGCCCCAGATATTCCGCTCTATAATTGGTCCTGCCGGGCCTATAACCATCCAGACATGATATTCTTTCGGAGCATGTTTGCCTTCATACAGGCCTTTAACATCCTGATATTTTTCTTTTGTCATCTAAACCTCTTGCTTTATTCAATTAAGAGTTCTTTAGCATTTTTTGCCTGATATAATTCTTTTTTCAGCTCTTTGATTTCTTTATTGTTTTGCATGATCATCCGACCGTAATTGCCTTTCTCTTCGTATGTTGCATCCGGCCTGCGCATCATTGCTTCATACAGTTGATTTTCGTTTTTAAGAGTTACGATCTTTTGCTGAATTTTCAAAAAACATCATCCTCAAAAAGATAATTTGCCTGCACAATCATTCAAGTGCGTTCTTTATCATGTTAAACGCAAACAAATATATGTCATCTAGTTTCTTTTTAAATTCAATCGCAGAATCATCAGTTAGTCCGGTTATTTCTCCGTATGGCGTAATATCACAAACAAGCACTGTTCCCATAATAGGCTGATAATGAAAATGTGTGCCGTAAAGATATGACGCTAAAATGTTTATTTTGTTTTCTTTCAACCTTCCCTCTTCGTCTACGATGAGCGAATGCTTGCAGTTTCTTGGTCGAACTATTTCGATGTATTCGCATTCGATGATTTGGGAAAATGAATCTTTTGGGTTGAATGGTATTAATTCGGTTGTCCCGTCGAGATTAAGTCGGATGAGTTGCATCTGCGGCTCCTTTCTCTTTATCTCCAGCCGCTTGCGGCGGGACTGGTGAATTCACTATTCGTTTAATAAAAGCAGGGAGATATTTGTTGATCGCGTCTCCCCATCGCGAATTGGATTGGCTGTGACATTGCACGGACAATTTTATATCGGCTGCCCGTCCCATGCGGACTATACATTACGCTCCTGTCCTTGGCTGCCATTTCGCACGAGACCCATACAGACCTGTACATACCTAGGCTGCCGTTCCGAAACTTAACATACACGTCCGTAACACTACGCAACTGACCAAGGCTGCCAAACCTTTGCACTCCCAATAGCTCCGGTACACACCATGGCTGCCGCACTTCACCACGCAACAAACCCAACGGAACTTACCGTGGCTGCCACTCCGATGCGGAACAAAACGTGCAATACCCATCCTAGGCTGCCACAACTTAACTTAACGTGCATCGGCAGAGCTCAACTCAACAGAACATGGCTGCCCGTGCGCACCGTACCTTTACAAAATTCACCTCGGCTGCCTTGACATTGCTTACCCGAAAACAACTGACCCGTACTCGCCATGGCTGCCTGACCATGTTCAGACCTTTCATCCACTCCGGGAGATCTTATAGTGTCTCCTTACTTTCAGGCACCAAGGAATCTGTTCATATCGTCGACAATCTCAGCCAGCTCTTCCAACCTGTTGTACTTAGACACAAAAATTCTACTGTCCTTTCGTGCAGACTCCAGCAAGCTGGCTCTCCATAAATCATTAGTTAAAGCCGAAGCAAGAGGAACATATCGAGTGTTATGCTCCCCGGTAGAAACAAATCCACGATCTGCCGGATAATCTTTTACTTCAGCATCTTCTGAGTCTTTGTTTTGCTTTGTAAGCTTGACGATCCTTTCAGCCTCATTGTCCGTTTGAACAATAACCAAATGCTGGATCAGTGTCTGAGCTTGCTGCTCACGATATTTTTCTCCGGCAATGGAGTCGTCCCATTCAAATTCATCGTGAAGAGGAGCGTTCTTATTACGACTTACATCGACCAGTCGCTTGGGAGTCAAACCGTCTTCTGAATCAGACAACTCCTGACAAATCTTACCAGCAACATCCGCGGAAACCTTATGCATCTTGGGCATTTTAAACCGATATTCAAATGCGGCCATCAAAGTCCTCCTTAATCTGTAATCTCGACATGATAATTGCCGAATTCACCGTCTTTTTCGGTTCGCCATTCTCCAACGCCGTTCATAAAACCACCCATATCAATAGCATTAACAATATCTTCCATCGTAAACATTCCGGTTTTAATCAGGCTCAGTTCCAGTTCTGTACTCCACTTCCTGAAAGAAGGGCGATATCTCAGGTCTGGCTGACGATTGTTGAAAGGACCAACCTTAACAACGTCTTCAGACAGTTCCGGAGGCTCTTCAATCTTCAGAATGGCCAGCTCCTGAGAAGACTTAACATGAGCTCCATTCACAGCATTGACATGGAACAACCGCCGCATCAGAGACACACTTTTAATCAAGCCAGAACTCAAGCAGGCAGCAATAGCGGCCTTCTTAAACGCAATAACTGGGAAACCAAACTGGGCGCCGTCGTCGATTGCTTTTTCGAACAGTTCAATCTGCTTCTCGGGTTCAAGACCCCGAACATCAGGCATCGGAGTAATCCAATAAGCAGCTTCGACAAAGTCCGCAAACGGGTCTTTCTTTTCGTGGGTCTTCTGCTTTTTCTCCCGCTTGTCCATCTGCATATTCGCAAGCAGTTCTTTCTTGACTTTCTCACTCCACGCATGGACCAGCAAAGGAGAGTCTCCGACAATTTTGATACGCGCTTTCTCTACAGGGACCCGCTTGATTTCTACTCTCACGGACGCCGTCTGTTCATTGAACTGTACTTCCTGCTGTTCGCCTTCGTTGTTAGTTACTTCTGCTACGAGTTTCTTTGCCATTGTTCAGTCTCCTTTAATAAATAGTTTTAATTGGTTTGTTCATTCATCAGCACGTCTAAATGCAGTTGAATGTATTTCTTTTCCAGAGCGTCAATTTCTTTTTCAAGCTGTTTATCATGCATGGCTTCGTTATAGGCTTGCATATAAACACTGGTTGGATAGGCTTTCCCGTTAAAATAAATAGCAGGATCACAGTTTTGTTTGAAAAAGTGCATATCAATCTCCTTTAAAAAAAATAGTACTCCACCTGGGGCTCGAACCCAGCTTAATGACACGGCTTATAAGGCCGTCGCTACAACCAACTTAGCTAGTGGAGCATAAAACGCAGCGAGTAGGATTTGAACCCACGGAGCTTTTACACTCTTCTGTTTTCAAGACAGATGCCTTAAGCCTCTCGGCCATCGCTGCATAGATACAGGGTGAGGATTTGCACCTCACATAGCACACAGTGGCGTCCCCGGCACTATGTTATTGCCTTTCACGTCTACCTATTCCGTCACCTGCAAATCTCTGTCTTTCCAGAGTGCCAATCAACCGTTAGTATGCCGGTCTTTCCCGGTTGCCAGAAATCGGTCCCCTTTTGGGGGACTGGTGCGGATAGTGGGACTTGAACCCACACGCTCTATTGAGCAAGAGATTTTAAGTCTCTGGCGTCTGCCTATTCCGCCATATCCGCATAAACGGAAACATAATTGTTTCCGCCTACGTCGCGTTTGCAATAATACAAATAATTGTATTGCTGGCAAATGGAGTTGTGCGACATTTTTGACTGAACTCATTGCACCGCTTTCAGTCAATATTAAATTGACGGCCCGGAGTGGCAAGCTCCGGATTAATGCTTATGCGCAACCGCATATTCAGGAGATTTCTCTCCTGATGTGGAGCATAAGGTAGTCGAAACCTTATCCTTCGCGTGCAAAGCGAAAGTTTTAGCCGTTAAACTAATGCCCCTAATTGAAACCTTTAAGATAATCTTTTGCTTTCAGTTTTCCTATCGCAATTAAAAGACTATCGCCTTTCATTGCAAATGTCTGCCTTTTGTTGTCGGACCCGTATTCATTTTCATCTTTCCAGTCGACGTCTATTTCCTGAGTTTCGTCTTCATACACAAAACGCAGCGTAACAATGTCTCTGGAATACATAAGTCTTTCAAACACTGTGCCGAAAGAATCAAATTGTTTATTCGCAGACTTTTTTAGAATTAAGCAAATATCCTTAGCAATATCTCTTTCGTAAATCGCTTTTGAACAGTCAATCAACATCAAATGCTTTACAATATTCCAAGCTGATAAATATTCAATATCCTCTGGATCAAGAATTAACTGGCCGCTATCCCCAAACTTAAGAATTAACTGTTTAAAATTCTTCCTCACACATATACGCCTCCTCGTACGACATTTCATTCACTCTCTTGGTGTCTTTGATTGTATATCCATGCCCAATCCTTTTACGCTTCGGATTGGTCTTGGCCGCGCACAGAGGACAGGAACAATGAATTTTTCCTTTGGAGTATTCGTGAAGATTGTCGTACCATTGAAAGCCGTAAACAAAACGTGCAATATTCTGCTTCCTGATCGCTTTATTGTAATCGTTCTTCCTGCGGATTCCCCTGTTCATTTTAATCCTCCTCTTAATCTGTCCGGGCGGCTGTCCCGTGCCGCCCAAACAGACGTTATATTTACAGTTCGCGAAACTGATTTCACTGCGTACAGGACAACAATTTATACTTACAGCCAGTTGTTAAAAGTCTTGTAAGCATCTCCAGTTTTTTATTTGTATAAAGTTCTTCTGGAGTTAATCGTTCGTTTTCTTCTTTGAGCTCTGTATTTTGGGGGTCTTTAAACTCGATATAGAAATCCTCGTTGTCTTTGTACACATGTATACGCATAAGAAAGCTCCTTTCAGAATGAAGAATGACCTTATGCCTTATACCTTAAGTAAGATTAAAATATATTAACGCATTGGTAGATCCGGAAGTTCGATTTCCTCAATACAGTGCCAGTCATTCAGCAATGAAGATTTCGAACTGTAGAATTTCTGGGTGTTCCCACACTTTACAAGGTAGTTTTTGGGTAAAACCTGAATGTTGATTCTATGCCATTCGTTTGAGATAGACATGGAGTTGCCTATAAACATGGCTGTGACATCAAACAAATGCCTGCTTTCATCCGAGTACGAAACAAGATATACGTTTTGTTTAATCTCGGTTGAAAAGTATTCAATCATTGGCTTTACAAAATTCCAGTCTCCTCCGGCACTTCCACATCCGATTCCGGCTGGGAACCCAACATTGAAAGAAGGACTGGATTTGTTCAGTTTCTCGGCTAATCTGTCCAAACAAGACTGGAACTTATCGTATTCAGTATAAATGCCAGATCTCCCGTAATTGTATTGAGCATACATATTGACACAGGTTCTTTGGGGTGAAACTTTCACATACAAATTTGTCCCAAGAATGTTCCTGCTGTAGCCCATGCTTGAACAATATTTATAGTTTTCATGAGAAACAATGGGGTATTTTTCAGCTATTGCTTTTGCAATTCCGGCTCCCATCTTTCCCTTGCAGTTTGTCTGATGACAAAAGATATTTATTTTTTCATTTGTCAACAGGTTCCCGGCAACCTCGTAAAGCATGTACACTCCTCTCCTTTCAGACTTTACGTTTTACCATTCAATGTATTTTTCAATAAATTCACCAGCGTACGAAACAATTAAACAGATACCAGTGCATACGAGACCGATTAAACTCACAGCTTCTGTAAACATAATTATTGAGCTCAACGCGTTACTTACCATGTTCGATCTCCTTTAAAATTTCTTTGCAAGAACGTCAATTAATTCCTGAAGTGAAGTCATTACATTGTCACCGGTTACATTCACAACATATCTCAGCTGATTGCTTATGTAGACCATGAAATATTCTTCTCCGGAAACAATGCCGTAATATGATTTTTGATATTCAGACAGTCCAAGGGAATTTACGTCTTCGACTTTAATATATTTGACAGCCCAGTCGTTGGGACGAATAATGTTCAATATCTCGCTGACTTTGACAAGTGCAAAATTAATCTGTTCCGCTTTGGTCATTGAATTATTCCTCTGTGATTTTCAAATTCCGGATCGTGTTCATGAACATAACCGATAAGCATTTGTGCCTCATTTTCCGAGAGATCGTCGTAAAAACACCCGAATATTTTTTGAGCGTATTGATTTAAAACCATTTTATCTTTTATGCTCATTGAAATCTCCTTCCAGGATCATCCGCTTTGATCGTCTTCTTCTACTTCGAGTGTTGCAATAGGAAAGACATCATAGTTATCGTCACCATTCGTAAACTCTTCCAGTCTCGCCTGGGCTTCCGGAGTCAGATCCTGCTTGTAAATCTCCAAAGTCTTCATCTTCTTTACCTCTTAAGTTTTTAATCCTATGTGCGTAGTCTCCGCAGTAAGGACAGAAATTGATTGTTTTACTGTAATATGCGGCTGAAACAACATAAAATTCCTGTTTACAGCTTTTGCATTTTAAATATGTATGTCCATCTGGAGAAGAACAGTTTGTCCATTTTAGCATATTTTACCTCGTTTCAGCATTTCTTTTGGTCCCATTCTGAATAAAACATTTATTCTTCTTGTTTAATTAGTTCAATTAACTGCATTATTTTGTCAAAAGTTTCTTTTGAATATTCATCAAATCGAGAGGCTAGAATATTCCATTCTCTTGGGCGTTTGATATCCGCATTTGCTTTTGTTAGATCGTACATTAAGAATCAACTCCAGTTCTATGCTTCTAAATTTTAATTCCCATTCTTGCAAATTTACGTTTCCATCTGGATTTTCTTCTGTTCTTTCGGCTTGCCCACATTCCGGCAAGATCGTAGCATACAGCTTTAGCATCTACCCACATCGTAAAATTCCTTACTTCCAAGGTCGATTTCCGATCACCGCCTGTGCTTCTTCGTAACACAAGTGATTGAACCATTTCCATTGTTCGAATATTTTACAAATACGTTTGTGCTTGATAATAGACCTTAAAACAGCTCTTATTGCTTTATGCATTTACTTCTCCCAAAGAATATTACCGTTTTCATCCTCAACACTTATTTGATCACCGTCTATGTCGTGGCATTCACCGAAGTTCGCATCCCAATATTCTTCTTTTGCTTTCTCCCGTGCTTCTTCGACTGTGTTTGCCTCTACAAGAGCCTCATACCTTGCATTTATTTTGTATGTTACGTAAAATCTCATTTTCTCTCCTTAGTCCGGATAAACACTCCACCAGCCGTAGCAATCCTCGTTGACAACACATTCACCGTAGTTGTAGTGATGCGTATGCATAACATCGAAACCTAAATCCTCGAAGAAATCGGCTAACACATCTGCCTGGGTATCTGACTCACACATGATTTCCTGATCGTGTTTATTAGCCCAGAAGCCGTGCCAGTCGCTGCTGTCCGGAGGACTGTCTGGAAGAAGATCTAAAATTTGGCTGTACAGGTCTTTAACATTCATGTTTATTCTTCCTCGAATAATTTCCAGTCATTTCCGGTCTTTAAAGCACCGAGCATTTTTGCGAGTGTTTCTGCTTCGTGAACAGATACGTCGGAGCAATCCCACGGAAAGCCTATTGTTTCCCACATACACGCCTTGTTCCCGTAGGAATAGTCGTGCAAAACCGCATCTCCCGGCATGTCTTCGAACAACACCTGAAAACCGTTTTGAAAGAAAACAACATTCTCTAAACCGACATTGTTCTTTTCGCAGGCTGAAACCAGTCGTGTGAGACTGTAAACTCTGTCTACAGGAATATTCTGCTGTTCAAAGTTCATTGTAGGCTTTCTCCTTTCAGTTCTACTTCTTCGATTGTGTAACAGCAAGTGAAGTTGTCGTAATATTCTTCCCATACTTCCCCGCCGTTTAGTTTCTCGTATTCTTTTTTTATCTCTTCCAGTCGTGCTCGAGACGTATTTGCTTCGATAATTTCGTAAGGAGTGTAATCCCAACTGTAATCGATGTCCGCTTCGATGTTTTTAACAAGTACGTAGATTTTCATTTTTCAGTCACTTTCAATGTTTTGCGGCCAGTCACGCCTAATGTGTTTCCGTCAGTCACGCTCAGTATATTCGTATGCCTCTACGGCTGTAACATCTGGAGTTCCCCTTAACATAGAACAAACTTTGTCTTCTGCAAGGGACATTGCGTATACCGGATCGTCTGCTTCTACTTCGACTGTTTTGTCGATTGTTGCTGAAACATAAACTGTGTAAAGCATTTTCTCCTTATTCGTAGCAATCGTATCTGTATCCGGTTTGCGTTAACGCCCTGGCTAATTCCTGAAGCTGTCTGTCGACATAAACCTGTTTGGGGCTGGTTTGTCCTTCGAAATCGGGCTGAGTAATATTATCTAATTCCTGTTTTGTAGGTTTCTTGACTTCGATTCGGTAAACACTGTTTTCGGTAGAAAGCAACAGTTGCATTTGTATTTCTCCTTTAGTTTTCTTTTTCGTATTTTGCAATAGAGATGTATGAACCGAGATGCATAATTGTATCGTCTAAAAGATTCGCAATTTTATCGTTGAGATTTGTATTCGTGTAAGGTAAAAGATCCTTAAGGATGCTTAAACGTAAAGAAAGAATATCTATTTTGTCGGAAATAGCGTCCGTTGTTGTTGGCTGATAAGGCTGCGGTAAAGATCTAAACGCAATAACTTTATCCGAAACAATATTTTCTCCTTCAATCCATTCCTTACCGTTGAAATACAACATTACAACATTATTTCCGCATGTACACAAATAAAAGCCTTTATTTTCCGGCTGTGTTTCTATTGTCCAATACATACTATCCCTCCTTGTATAAAAAAAAAGAGCCGGTATTCGGACTCGAACCGAAAACCTGCTGATTACAAATCAGCTGCTCTGCCAATTGAGCTATACCGGCATATTCACTTCCCTTATCTATATATAATATATATATTAAAGAAAGAATCTTTCTTCAGGAAGTTCTTTTTATAAAGAATCAATCCTTCTATAGAGAGTTGTTTTTTCTCAGAAAGATTGTTCTATATGAGATAAGATCATTTTATAGAGAACCGTTTCTTTTTAAAGAGTCCAATTCATAGAAAGGGATTGTTTTCTATAAGACAATAACAGAGAAAAGAAATTGTTTTATAGAAAAGGATTATTCTATAGGAGAGACAAAATGAAAAAGGAAAGAAGAAAGAGAGAAGAGAGATTTATTAGAAAGAGAAAGAGAAGAGAGAGATTTATTAGAAAGAGAACTGTTCTGTTCTAATAGAATCCTCTTTATTAAGATTAATCCTGCTATATAGAATCTTTTTCTTTGTTCAGAAATCCAATCATAGGAGATAGATTCTCCTATAGAAGAATCTTTTTGTTTCCGGAAGGATAATTCAATGAATCAATTCTACTATCGAAAATTCAGTTATTTCTTTAGCAATTCGTTTATTTGAGATAGAATCCAAATCATTCTTTAGAAATTTGTTTTCTTTAAGGCTTTTGTTTTAGCTTTAGGAGTATATCTCTCCATAAAGAGATATACTCCGTTAAGAAGCGTATAAAAACAAAAGACTTAAATGAAAACAAACAATCATAGAGAGAGAAACAGTACTTACATTCTGGAATTGTATTCTTTACAAGACAATTTCCACTCTCAAACATTGTTCTATAGAGGATTTTATTATTCTTTAGATAATAGGCCTATCTCAGTCATTCTTCTCCGGCAAGAGAATCTCAACTCTAACCTTCAGCCGCAAATGCGAACAATCTCAGTTTTTGTATTCGGCGGCACCCTCAATACAGGGAATAAGGATTTCCAGTCATGGATTTATCTTTCCGGCTGTATATTTTACCACTGGGTTTTACTTTAGTTATACACGGCATATTCCACAGAGTGCGGTTCTGTCTGTCCTTTTCTTTTTTCTGTTTCTTACTCATCTTGCTGTACGGGACAAAACCAGTCACGCTTCTCACTCCTTTTTTCTTTCGGCCGCCCTTCAACAGCGGCCGAATAAAGTTTAATTCTCTTCCCGAGCAGATCCGCATCCGCAGACAACCCATCTATCCCAATTGTCTGTGCGGAGGGCTGGCCGCACGAACGGTCAGATCCGGAGCAGAAGAGAGAAACTTCACAGTACTGACAAGACCCTTAGCAAACTTAGAAAGGAGGTGTCCGAACAGACTGGACTGTTCGACACTTGTTTAACGTGCCCCAAGGTAACTATGCACACACAACACGGACAGTAGGATGTCAGCCTGTCAGTAGGTTATGTTCGCTCATGTACGAATGCAGTCGCGGCACGAATCGAACGTGCGAATGACGGAGTCAAAGTCCGTTGCCTTGCCTCTTGGCGACGCGACTATAGGTTTACGGCGGGAGTTGGATTATTTCTTTGTATCGACCGTCGCTTGCGACGGTGTCGGTTTCCGGAATGCGAATGCATTTATACTCCATTATGCTAATTTTCGAAACCGGAGAAAATATTTTATCAAATATAAATCCTGTCACGGAGGAAATCTTGCAGTTACGAAGTTCTAATCAGTCACGCTTGTAAAAAAACACCTTTGACAAAGGAGATTTTAAATGCGATTAGCTCGTCCAGATATTCAGACGAACAAATTATCATCCGAATAACTGAACGGCTAATTCGTATCGAAAAATGCCTATTCAATAGTGTTTTCAGAAATGTCAGTTTTCTTCGAGCCAGTAAGTCGGTCTGCGATTGCTTTTCTCTCTTCCTCGGTGTACTCCCTCTTGAAGCGAATCTGGAGCGTATAGGCAGGAAGACGGCAGTAAATGCAACCGTCGTTGGTTTCGGGTTCGGCTAAGATTTTGATCTCGTCGGGGTGCTGCTTCTTCAGTTTGCGAATTTTATTGATCCAGCGCTTCTCGTCGGAGCTGAAAAAAGCAACGTCCTTGTCGCAGTAGTTAAAACAGGTCTCCATAAAAAACCTCCCGTCGAAAATATATATTGTATAGTGTGCGCCCGGAGTCGAGCACCACCGTACCAGTAAGGGGGCGCGCTGCTGGGGAAGACGCGGGGTGGAGGAAAAAAGGGGGCTGGAAAAAATATGGCTCACCTGAAAAAGTCGGGCACTTTAACAGTCCTCCATTATGTCGATTTTCGAAACCGGAGAAAACGCTTTGACAAACACAGACAAAAAAATGCGGCCCACCCTTTCGGGCAGGCCGCATATATTCGTATTAGTCGAAGGGCAGCTCATCAGGCTCCGCAGCAGGCGCAGGAGTCGTCTCAGCGGGTTCCTCGGCCTGGGTCTTGGTAGCGTCCAGCAGCTCCAGAGCCGGAGAAGTGAAGTGGGCCACCGGGTGGATCTGGTTCTGCCGGTCCATCCAGGTTTCCAGCTCGAAGTCGCCCTGGATAGAAACCAGCCGGCCCTTCTGCAGATAAGGCACCATGGCCTTCGCATGATCGCGCCACAGAGTAACGCGGAAGTAGTCGGTCAGGGTGTCATAGATCCGCTTGCCGTTCTGGTCCCTCTTAGAGGTCGCCTTGCGGGTGTTCACAGCCACATTGAAATTGGTCACAGCAATCTCGGTATCACCGATCTTGCGAGTCTCCAGAGTGGCGTCCTTCGTGATGCGTCCAACGATGTTCAGGTTCTTCATTTTTGTAGTCTCCTTCTCTTAATTTGTTTTTGGATAGTTATAGGTTCCGGAGATCCCATCGGTCGGCCTTAGCCCGGTCTGCCCTGATTTTGTCAGCGACCCCGTTTATCGAGCGTGGGATTCTGCTCTTGAGAATAGTTAATTTGTATTTATTCTCACCTTATCCAGCAGGCGCTTGCGCCGGTGCTTTTAGATTGCTTTGGTTTTGTCGATTTGTAACGTTGCGGACTTATTTGTTTCGAGGCGGTCGATAAACTCTGAAGGGACGGAGAAACGGTTGTCCGGGTGTGCGACGTAAGGCTGGACCGGATCGTCTGCGTCACAGCCAGCCATTAATCGCGCATATTGCTTTTCGAGTGCGTATTTCTTATCCTGTTCTGCCTTAGTGTGATATTTGTCACTTAGATTTAAGCCAAACAGGAAAGACGCAATAACCAAAACCAGAGTTAAACCAATGTAAATAAGATTCTCTACCATGCGTAATCCTCCGGAGATTCTGTGAAAAAGCAATTATTTAACTCAAACACCGTATCGTAATATTCATCTTCGTATTGCTTTTCGTTTAAGAACCATTTCCAGGATCCGTCTGGCATAAGACCGTACAGTTTGCCATTTTTAGAAATTGTTCCCATGATTATTTCCTCTCTTCCAAAATAGCTAACGCTTCATTGATCGTAAGCGTATTTGTTCCAGCGGCTTTATGGGACCATTTGCAAGCCTGTTCGCTTGCGATTCTGTCACAGCGTTCGTTCATAACGTGTCCGCTGTGACCGTTTACATGCTGGTAGTGGAAAATGTGACCTTTGGCTTTTCCTGTTTCAACAAGCTCCTGCCACAGGTCCCAATTCGGAACGTGGCTTTTGTTCTGCCACTTAAGCCACTTGTCACGGGACATGATGACGTACTTGGAGTCGGAAACGATGGTAACGTCGCAAGGAGCAGTAAGAGCCTTAATAGCTTCGAGCACTGCGGTCAGTTCCATTCTGTTGTTGGTCGTGTGCACAGCACCGCCCCGAAGAATTTTTTCATGACCGTTGCAAACAAGGATAGCGCCCCATCCTCCGGGGCCGGGATTGCCTTTGCAGGCTCCATCTGTGTAGATGGTAATTACGTGACGCATGGGACACCTCCAATTTTTTCTTTTGAAGATCCGGATGAGCCATCTCTGTAACTTTTAATCCGGATCGAATTTTTTGACTATAATTGGCACTCTGTTAAAGAGTGAGCCTTCTCACCGCGTCAAGGTTTATAGTCAGAGAAGGAAACCGAGCCCATGCAATCGCTTGCTCAAGGCGACATCTCAGGCTCGGCCAAAAGAAAGGAGTGTACCCAAGAGAGCATTTCTGCTCTATTCAAAAAGCCGCAGAGCAGGAGGAGGACTCTACGGCTAAGGGCTTTCTGAATAGAACAGCTGCCCCGGCCAGCGCACAGCAGTAGCCGGGACAGGTACAATCTTAGGCAATACTCGCAGGAGCATAGAATTTCGCAATGGCCAACTTGGCTTCACGGGTACGCTTGTCCAGTTCTGCTTTCTCCTTGCGAAGCTCGGCAATTTCACTGGAAGCATTTTCCAATTCAATCAGGGACATATACTTAGCCTGATTAAGGAGAGCAGAGGCACGACGGGCGATCGCCTGTACGCGGTCCTCGTTGCTGCGGATGATGGAGCGATAGTTTTCGATGTCGTTGATAGTGTTGTATTTCATGGGTTTTCTCCTTTCGTGGGCGGTTTGCCCTATTTCTCACCTTATCGATCGGCGCTTGCGCCGAGGGGACTTAAGAGTTGGGTTAACGTGGATTGTTTGGGATTGAGAAACCTGTGTAGTGGGCCAGTACGATTTGGTCGTCGAAAATGAGTTCGGTCCCGGAGTCGTCCATTAGCAGCGCGGCGAGGTCTCCCAACTGCCAGTCTTCGATTCCCTCGAAGGCCCAGATTGTGCCGTTGGATTCTTCGACGAGTACGATGTCCGATTCGGGTTCGAAACCAACGACGACTCCCGCCGCTGGGTATGCGTCAGCAGAGGCAAACGACGCGAAGAGCAGGATCGACAGTGTCACAACGATGAACTTTTTCATGAGTTCCTCCTTCTTAGCTATACAAGCTTGGTTTATTCGAGGAGCATGCAAACTCCTCACCCTATCAAGCAGGCCTTGGCCGTTTTAGATGGGACTGGTAAGTAGATGACCAATCACCGGGCGAATGCATGGCTCACCTCTATGGCTCACCTTATATATAAAAAAGGCCTTGCGGCCTGAAATGTTGTTAAGTGCTCATTACGAGAGCCCCTGTAGGGCTCCCGTGTATGAACATTTAACGAAGATATTTGGCTGCAACAGAATACCCTTTCTCCGTGACGGTAATGAAGTCAGTCATCCCGCTTGTGTTGCGGGATACCTTGACTTTGGTATTCCATTTGACAGAGATCCACCCATTGTCGTCCAGCCACTTCAAGGCGTTATCGAACTCGGTGCTCTGCGATCCAAGCGGATAGCCCCATTTGACCATGATGTGGACAGAGTCGGTTCTTCTCTTTTGCCCGTGTGTGTATCCGGTCGAGATCAGAATCCGTTTGAACAATAATCCAGTGTAAGACAAAGCCATGCGTCATCCTCCTTTTTTTTGAGTATAGACTCAAAAGAGCTCCCGACACGCAGAAGCTCTGTTGAATCTGAGCAGTTTAACGTCTTGCTCAGGACGGTCGATTAGCAATCGGAGTCGTCGAACAGTTCATCGTCATCGTCGAAGACGAGGTCGTCGTCACTCAGGCGATGATTCTTGGACTGAAGGGTCTTGATAACACGATCGCCGAAGCAGAGCCAGAAGCACTGCATAACGGCAGTCATCATGCCATCGGTCATTTTGACGTTGAAGATGCCGCGAATAACCGCATCGTAGACAGCGTCCAGGATGCAGTCGTCGCTCTTGCTGGAGATGTCGATACCCATACCGGCATACAGATCCCGGCAGTAGGTAATGAACTCGTTCAGAGCGATCTCGCGACGGGACTTCTCCCACTCGTCACGATGAGACATGTCTTCGCCGGCAATCAGCTTGTTCCATTCGTCTGCATGACGGAACGCAACAGTCTGGAAGATGCCGCAGTTCTCGTAGGTGTTCGTCTCCTTGTTGTAGACTCCCCTACGGGTCAGTCCGGGGATCAGCTTGCGATGAGGATTGATCATCAACTCGGCGGGGTCGAAGATCTCGTCATCAAGGCCGTCAATCGTCAAGGTTTCTGGAACGTTCTCCTTGATGGCGCGGCTGTACATATCCAGGAAAGACCCGGAGTACTCGCACCGAGGAGTGCCGGTGTACTCCCGAATCTCATCCCAGTAGGAAGAGTTCGCAGGAGTCTCGGAGTCGGCCTTGGCATAGCGGCAGAACTCAGGCAGCGGAACAGCGGACAGAGCTTTCACGTCATCTGGCTTCTTGATCTTCACGGAGCCATGCTTCGCAGAGTCAATCAGCACGTTGCCTGCATAAGTCAGCCAGCCGCAGGTGTCAGCGCTGTACTCACTATTCCACATCTTGGTCAGAGTGTCAGCATAAATGCCGATCTCAGAACCGTGAAGCAGATTCGTGATGAAGCTGCAGATCGCGGACTTGGTCACAGGAGCCTTCGGAGCAGAGGGAGCATCCCAGTCATAGGGAATGTTCTTCAGCTCGTCATAGGTCTTGTTGACCAGGGACAGGAGCTTCGCATCCTGAGAAGCAAGGATATGATCTCCATCATAGTCAGCGCGAAGCTGGATGGTGGTCGTATCCAGAACGTTGATGAACATGGTCGGGCTCTTGCGAGTGGCGAACGGCATGTTCTTCACATTGTTCAGAATGCAATGAGCGTTGTCCAGATGCGGATTCCGGGTAACGTCCACAGGACCCTGTTCGAAAGAGACGCAGGAGCATTCTCCAGCCTTCAGGGAGCCTGTTACAGGCATGTTGAAGAGATGCTGCACAAACGCCGTCATATCAGGAGCGAGGAAGGCGTTGTATCCCATTTCAGGAATCCTTCCACCGAGCATCTCGTTCCGCTTGCTCTCGTACTTCTCCTGAATGCTCTTTGCGGTGAACTTCTCGTTCAGAAGAGCAGGATACATCCGAGCAGCAAGTCTATGCTCCTTGCGGAGAAGGCTCGCAGCTTCGTAAGCGTCATGATACTTGTACACGGTCTTCTTGGCGTGCATCATGAAGCTCAGAGCGTCGTCCTGATCGCCCAGCAGAGTCTGACCCTGCTGATAAGGAAGTCCCTTCAGGCTGGGAGCGTGTTCACGAACGCAAACGCAGATCTCGTGACCGAACGCTTCGAACGCATCCTGATACTGCTTCCAGGACTTGTACAGCTTCGCAGCCTTGAAGCAGGAAGCCGTCAGGATAACGTCAACATCCTTCATCTTGACGGTGTTGCCGAAGATGTCCTTGAACGTGGCATCGCCGCCATTGGAGAAGCTGTAAGCAGCGACTTCGCTCCAGTTGGTGGCCTGCACGAAAGCCTTGAGCCACGGACCACGAATCGTAACGGATTCGCCATCGGTCAGAGTGTCCCGAATGATACCGAATCCGTCGAAAGTGCAGATCGCCAAAGAACGATTAGTGTTCTTCTGTACTTTGTACATGGACACGAGGTCAACCTTGGCGTTGACGGTGATCTCGTGATCAGCAACGACCGCGACACGACGGATATCAACCGTGCGGCCAAAAACTTCGACGAAAGGCTTGCTGGCAGAAGTCAGCAGACCCAGATATGCCATGTACTTGTTGATAGCCATGGTCATATCCTTGGTCTGAAGTCCGCAAAGGCACCAACGACCGAGTTCAGCCTGGATCTTCTCGTCGATCCAGGTGGAAGTGGCCTTGCGAGCATCGGAAGCACCGGCGAGGAAAGGACGATAAGCAACACCGTTCAGGACATAACCCTGACTGCACATGGTGGTCAGAAGAGCACGAACCTTGGCTTCGGCTTCTTCCGTCTCGTCCTTCTTTCCCTTGGGAGTGTTGGCATTGACTTTGACGATAGCTTTGGACACATCAACACCCATGGACTCCAGCTTACGGGTGAACTGGGAAGAGAATACTGCAATTTCTTCAGTGGTGTTCTCAAAGAGATTGATCTTAGTGATAGTATTCATGGTACCTTCCTTTCTGCGGTTTCCCGCTGAGCAAAATATTTGAGCAATGTTCCGTTTCGTGGAACTGACGGCTGACGAGGCGATGCCCCTAATCGGGGTAGTCAACCCTGACTGATACGATGCGGCAGGAGTGCTTCCGCAAAGGCCGCTTCCCACGGCAAGGGTCTATTTCAAAGCGATAGAAAACGCTTGTATTTACCATGTGCCTATGGTAAAATAACAGTGAATGGTGAAGACGCTAGTCCTCCTCCCACGCGGCGTACGCAGCATCGTAGGACTCGAATCTAACGATCTTCCCCCTCAGGACGACAACATAATCGTCGCCCATCCGGCGGATATCCGGCATGGATACCCCTCCTCTCTTCGCAGCTGCAACTGCGTTGATACCGGAGGCACTCCAGTTCGGGTAAAACCCGAAAAGAGCATCCAGTTTGCGGCTGGGTGCTCTTTTCGAATTAAGCAGTTGTTAACCCGGATGCTTAGCCGGGAGAAGGATTAATCCCAAGAAGCTACTATACCCATAGGGATTGCGCCTCCGATGTCTTCGCACCAGACTTGAAACTTTATCTTGCTATTCTGAGAGTAAGAGAGTTTATTCAGGTAATCAGCAAGCTGATCAAGTTTGTTCTCTTCTGGTGGATAGCATTTCTGTTCGCAAGGTGAAACTTGTTCAGTGTATCCGCAAGTGAAGATAACTTCGTTGTGCTGACATGAGACAAATGAAGTAGCTTTAGGGAAAACTCTTTCTATGATAGGAGAAACTGCTTCAAAAACCTTCTTCTGGTTAGAAGTAGGTTTATTAAAGATATAAGAAAAGAACATGTTGTACCTCCTTGTTAGTCATTTTTTATTTTGTAGACAAAAGGAGCACCGTCTGTTATAATGACGATGCTCCTGAGGGTTAACGCCTGTGATGCTTAAACCGGTTGTTCCTTCTGGGGCTCTTGAACCGAGTGGAGCGATGGCGGTCGTTCCACTCTTTCATTTGCCGGAAGTACCAGGGGATTCCAAAGAACACGAGTAACACCACTATCGGGTATGCGATCATCACCAAGATCGAAGCGCATTCAAAACTCATTCGCTTGCACCCCTTTCATGCTCCGGCGATGCTACGGAGCAAGCTGACGGGAATTTTCTTCGCGTTGTCGTCAAGAACGACAACATCACGAAGAGGGAATCCAGCCCAGAGATCAGCAGCTTTGTCAAGGCTGTTAACTCTGAGATAGTCGTACGGATTGTCCAGTCCAGACAGAAACACGGTGTACGGAGCCTTAAACATTTCTTGAGTACCTCCTGAAACCAGCTCATCTCTCAGCAGGACGTACCTTGCTTTGTGTAGTCGGATGAGTTTGCGACTGGTAACGCTTAACGTCCGTTACCGACCCGATTGACAGCATCTCTTTCGAGATGTTACAATCAAGAAAAGGAGAAGGCTGGCGCTCGAGACGCCAGCCTCCCTCGAGTTACTGGACAGGGATTAGCTCGAAGGTATGACTCTCGTCATTCCAAACGAGCTTCCACTTGCCAGTCTCAAGCTTTCGAGCTATCTGTCGGCGTTCAGACGGGGTTAGCGTCATTAGCCAGACAAATTGCTCTGAGTTGAGCTCACTCATGGGACACTCCTTTCTCCGCTTGCGCGGTCCAGGCTTGGCACCTGGAAGGGACATCCTCTAATGAGGGTGTCCTTTTCAAATGCCAACTTTACGTTGAAATCCTTTTGCAGATTTCTTCATTTATGTGTTTTGTTCCATTCCAACACTTTTCTCCATTTTCATCTCCATCTCCACATTTGCCTTTATTCCCGCTTTTCTCCATTTTCATCTCTATTTTCAAGCCGATTCAAAACCCCCCATTTTCCTATAACTTGTATAGGATTTTGGGGGGCCTTTTTGTGTCTTTACGTTGAATCGTTTTTCTCTTTTTGAAACCTCCGTCCAAAAAATTGAAAGCTTTTATAAACAACTTATATTCATTCTAAATTCTTCTTAGGTGTTTTCTTTTAGTTTCGCGACCTCTTGTTTCGAAACACCGCATAATGGAGTAAAAGTGCATGTCCTTTGCATGCCTGAATTGCATAAAAAGTACATGCTCCGTATTTTTATTTTGTTTTTGCCCTGTCGGGCAGATATACGATAAGGAGAGTCAATATGAAAACAGAAAAGAATGGTATTCCTAAAACAGCATTCGACATCGAGTATCGAACCGAATGGCGTGACGAGGTTGATTTTCTTGCGGAGCGTGGAATCTATTACACGATTCGGAAAAAAGAAGGAGAGTATCAAATCCCCGTATACAAGTACACAAAGACGGCTGATCTGTTTATCGCTTTAGCGGATTTCTATCTTCGCAATAAACGCAATCTGAAATCCCGGGCTACTTACGATCCCAAGAAGAAGGTTGAACAGATTTCTTTTGTGAACAAGGACGGGACTCTCAACGAGGAGCTTACGATCAAAGAGGAGCAGATTGAGGATGATACAGAATGAGCACTGTATTATCCAAACCTCGTAAAACAGCTAAGAAGCCTCCTGTAACAAAGATTTGCCTTCATTGCAATCAAATCCGGAACCTCTCAGAGTTTTACTCTAACCGGGACTGGCTTGCACAGGCAGGCAAAGATGTGTGGTGCAAGAAGTGTGTTGCCTCCATCCAGACAAAGGATGAAATGAGACAATACTTTTTCGAGAACGACAGAAAGTGGAATGAGAAGATCTGGGAGAACGCGAAAAAGAAAGCAGAAAGAGTTGCTGTTCAAAACACAAAATTCATGAAGCTTTCCGAAGATATGCGCGAATCATTTCTGGAAAAGATGACCTGTGAACAGGTTCCTGCTGTTATGCAGATTAACTACGAATATGTCGATAATTCTCAAAACATCAACGTCAACACATACGAAGAGTCGAAAGAAGCAGGACAGGTCGTAGACAACGAACCGAAGAAGAAAGATGCTAACGTTAAAACGTACAATGCTTTTTTCAACGGAGACTTCAAACCTTCCGAACTGGAGTACCTCCAGAACTTTTACGACGAATTGGATTCTGACTTTGACCTTGCGGACGTCTCGTTAAGGGACAACGCAAAGAAACTTGCAAAAGCTGCTTTGACGGTGGACAAGATGCAGAACGATTATCTTGCCGGAAGATGTCAAATTCAGGATTTAAATAACGCTGTTAACTCCTACAACCTTCTTGCAAGTATGGGGAACTTTGCCGCAAACAAACGCAAACCAGGAGATAAGGGTGGAATCAACAGTTGGGCTGAGACAACGGCTTATCTGGAAACGCATGGATATCCATGTATCGAAAAGATAGAATGGCCCAAGGATGTTGTCGACGTTGCGATAGACGGGCTGTCCTACATTATAGAGTCCATGCGGGAAGACGAAGCGGGTGATGTTTCGTGAAACCCGGAGTTATAACAAACTGGAAAGCGGTAGAAAAACAGGTTATTTATTACCGCACACATATGGACATGTATATTGAACAGGCTTATAAGCCTGTGAAATTAACACCCATACAACACGTCATTGCAAGAGAAGTCGGGAACGCAACAACCTCTGCTGTTGTTGCGCCACGTGGATACGGTAAAACGTGGCTGACTGCGTTTATCGCTCATTCCTTAGGATGTCTTTATCCGGGAACAAGTGTATTAGTTGTTGCTCCTACAGCCGACCAGGCTACACGTATTGCGGAAAAGATAAGGGATCTCGCGAACGAAAACGAAAACTTCAGGAACGAGATCAAACCTACTAACGCAAAAACATATGTGTCTATCAGCAAGGACGAATCAACAGTTACATTAAAGAACGGAAGCATTATCTCTTCAGTTCCTATGGCCCGTGCTCGCTCGAGACGTGCAAAGATGGTTATTGTCGATGAAGCCCGGGATGTCGATATGGACATCTTAAGGGCTGTCGTCAACCCTACCAGAAACGAAACGAGATACAACGCAAGAACCTACGGGTTTGAAGATTTCGACTCTAAATTAATTTATATTACTTCTGCCTGTCCTAAGAACTATGCGTTCTACAAAGAATTCGAACGTATTGTTCAGGAACGGGCCAAAGGCGATAAGTCTTACTTTGCGTGTGTTCTACATTACAAAACACCCATCGCGGAAGGACTTACAAAACCAAAGTATTACGAAGAGGAACAGAGAGCCAATCCCGAAACTACCTTCGCAATGGAATACGAATCCAAATTCTTAGGCGGTTCGGAGAACTCTGCGTTCCCCATCGATTTAGTTCAGAGCTGCCGTACTTTAGACGCTATCGAAATGGACCAGCCTAAAGGCTCTAAATCCAGATACATTATTTCTCTGGACATTGCAACCTCCAAAGCAAAGAGTGCAGACAACAGCATTCTTATGATCCACAAATTCACTGAAAAGAAAGACGGATCTTTTGCAAAGAAGGTTGTTCACATCAGGTCTTATAAAGGTAAGCCTCTGGATTATCTCGCCGAAGAAGTTCGGCGATATTTTCATGTAAAGTTTCCCAACACAGAGAAAATCGTATACGACGCGAGAGGAATCGGCGACAGTTTCGACAGGTTCTTTGACAAAGAATGGATAGATCACGAATCCGGAAGAGAATATCCTCCTTTAGTTGTAGATGACGAAGAACTCTCCAATCCAGACGCGATACAGGCTCTTCATCCTTTCAGGGCTGTAAATACTTTGAACCAAAGGATTTACACAAACTTAAGAGTTGCCCTCGAGAAACAGACACTCGAACTGCCTAACTCTTACCGCCTTGTTAAAGACAAACAATACGAATTACCCGAAGGGAAAAGAATGTCCAAGGAAGAGCTTGCGAACTTTCTGGAAACAGACGCTCTTCAAATAGAAATGAATAACGTTGTTGCAAAGGTCGGATCAAGCGGCAATGTCCTTTACGACGTTCCCAGATCCGGAATGCATAAAGACCGTTATTCTGCTCTCGCTATGGGAAACGACTACATCAGTGAGCTCGAAAAAATCAACATCAAACAACACCGGCACGGAACTCCGTGTATCGGTGTTGTCAGTAATTTCTAAGAAAGGTGGGACGCCCAATGGGCTTCTTCAATCGGTTATTTAACCGTACAGACTCCGAGGCGTCTAAACCTCAAAAGCGAATAGAGATCGCGGTCGGAGCAGGAAAAGCACTCGATGAAACTTTCCAAAGCTTCGAAAACTCCAACATTACCTTCAGCGGTGAACTTGCCGGCTACGACTATACTTCTATCCTCCGGAATAAGCAGGACAACATTGTTACATTGTATCAACTGGCAGACTATTATGCCGATGCGGATCCTATTGTAAGGGGTATTATCGAACATGTGTATATTCCCTACTCTACCTGTTCGGATTGGTACCTCACAGGTTCTAAAGAGAAAACATACGCATTGTTCGAAGAACAATACAAACGTATGCGGCTGAAAGAAAAGATGACAGGCATTATGAAAGAACTATGGAAATACGCGAATGTCTGTTGTTATCTGCACAAAGGAAACTTAATTACCCTTCCTGTCCACAAATGGAAAATCGGTAACGTTATGTTCGATGGAACTCCAATCGTTGAGTACGACTGTCAGTCTATTATCAACGAATTCAGGTCCAAAGGATACAGCGTAAGAGAAGACTTCATAAAAGACGGAGAAAGGGAAACAGTTTTAAAAGGTTATCCTGAAGAAATTCAAGAAGCAATTGTATCCGGTGAGCAGTATGCCCAGTTAAATCCTGAGAACACTTTTGTTCTTCAGCTTCCGAAGGAAGGCTGGATGAGGTATTCTGTTCCCTTTATTGCTGCCTGTCTGCCTGCTTTGGCAAAGAAAGAGTTAATCTCTTCTTACGAAACATCCATTCTTAATATCGGGAAAAGATCCTTTGTTCACGTTACTTACGGAGAAAGCGGAAAAACTCAGGATATCCTGCCTGACGAAATACAGCTTACTCAGGTCAGAAGGTTGTTCCAACAGGGTATGTCTGGTTTTCCTCTTGTTGTTACAAATCATCTTGCCAAAGCTAACTTAATCCAAGCTGATTTAGACGATCTTTTCCAGTGGAACAAGTACAAAGATGTCAACAACGACATTCTTTCCGCTGGGGGAGTTTCCGGTGTCATTGTTTCAGGCGTGTCTGAAGACGGTTCCACTTTTGCCTCAGCACAAGTAAGTATGCAAACTGCTGAAACAAGAATCAATGCAGCCCGGGATGAATTCTGCGAGATGATGACGAAAATCAACGAACGTCTTACAGAGTTCATGCAAGGAACATACAACCTAAAAGAAATACCTGAATTCAGATTTCAACCTCTTACTATGGAGGGGAAGAAAACACTTCGCGAGAAGTGCGTAGAACTCTGGAGCAAGGGTGTTATTTCTACGAAGACTATGATGAAAACTCAGGGCTATTCTGTTGAAGTTGAAAAGACTCAACGAGAGAAAGAGTCTTCAGACGGAACAGACGAAGTGTTGTCTGTTAGGGCAACTAAGGCCGAGTCGAAATCAGAAGAATCTTCAGAAGAAACAACGCAAGGCCGACCCACTTTAGACGATAGTGAGCGGAAAAGCGACCCGTCCAAATCCGAGACGGGCCGCCAGCCCAAACCTTCTTCTCCGGAAGGATCGGAGAAACAGGAAGATTCGGGTTAAGACGTAGCCTGTCGCGTCATTAAATAAGTCCAGTGCTGAATTGTTTATGGTGAACAATAAAACCTGCGCTGCCGCTGCCTAAGCGGATATGTATGATCTGCCAACGCCTCTTGCGAAACGTCCAACCTTACATGCCTTCGAGGCTTATTCTTCCGTTCGCAATGCGTATTTGGTAGTGCACGGGCATCCTTTGTGTGTAAGTCCCGTGCTTTTTCTTTTATATCTCCAGCCTTCGGGCTGTTAGATATAGATTCGCCTTCGATTCTCCTTTGTCTCCCATCACTGGAAATCGAACGCGCAAAGGAGATTCGATATGAACAGACTTATGTTCGCATCCGTCATCTCCGAAATCCAGCAGTCAGATATTTTTATGACTGTAAAAGCCCGCATCTGCGAAGCTCCTGCGGCGAATCTAAACGGAGCAAGAGTTACCGAAGCTTTCATCGACGAAATCATCGATAACAAAGAACAGTATGTAGGGCTGCCGTTATATGCGGACGTCCGCGCCCTCACAAACGGCAATTATCGCCGACTCGGTCATCTGTATGACTCGCGAACAGGCGAATTCCATTCTACGCAAATCGGTTCGTTCTACGACTTCGAACGGGAAGATTTCGACAACGGCTGTTATTTAGTTGGATATGCGCGTATCGCCAAGCGAAACAAAAAGCTTAGCAAAGCTATATCCGAACTCTTTGCAGACGGCGCCCTGAAATTTTCTTTCGAAGTAAACGTTGGAGAGTATACAGAACTCGAAGACGGAACGATACAGATTGACGCGTCGGACAGTAATTACCTGGAAGGTACTGCCATTGTAACCTTCCCTGCTTGCGAAGAAGCTGTTGCGCTCCAGTTAGTCGCACAGCAGAAAGCAGATGACGAAGAAGGAGGTGAAAGGGATATGGCGGATAATAAGGAAACCTTAGCCGAACAGGTTACAGAAGAACCCGTTACGACTGAAGAGCCAACCGTGGCTGAAGAGCCCGTTGTGGCTGAAACCACTCAGCAGGAAGCTGAAACAGAGCCTGAGGAAAACGCAGAAATTGCTGAAACCGAAGAATCTGCCGCATGCAAAGATGAAGACGAAAAAACGTCTGAAACTGCTGAACAGCAGAATGCCGCTGTTTATGTTCGCGAAGAAGTTAAGCAAGAACATTCTACCTATGCTCACGATACTGAATCCGGTGTAGACGTTTATCAGCATGTTGAAGTTGAAACATCTGTATCTCATGTCGAACCGGAAGCGCAGATCGTAGAAGCGGATGACGGCGTTCATATTGCTGAAAACGGAGATGGAGATGGAGCAAACTCCGGCGAATCCGGCGCATCGGAAGAACCCGCGTCTGGATCAACAGACGATCCCAATCAAGAGGATCAGGGACAAACTACACCGCCCGGGAACACTGACGAGGCTCCTGTGACCGTCGACGATTCCAAGAAACAGACTGCCGAGCAGTTAATTGCAGAATTAGCTGAACAAGTCGAAGCACTCAGGAATGAAATCGCAGAACTGAAAGAAGCAAAGGCTGTCGCCGAAGTAAAAACAGTTACCGCAGAAATCAATCCTATTATGGCTGACATCCGCAGCGAAGGCAGATTTAGCCTGCTGGAAAAGGATGACAAACCTACTACCTATTCTCTGCTTTCTCGGTGAGCAGATCTTATATAAACCCCGCCTTTTGTGGCGGGGTTTAATTCTTTTTCGAAAGGAATGATAGCTATGGCTGGCTATATGACAAAGCTGCAAGGCTATCTGTATGAAGGCGAGCTGTTAAACGGCGCCGCTGATCCCGTGCCGAACGGTATTGTTATGGTTCAGGGCACCGGCGACAACGCTACAAAGCTGGTTATGCCTTCTGCGGATACCAATAGCAAGTTTATTTGCAAAGAAGTCACCACCATCTATGACGGTGTGACTGCTTATCGTTTTATCGTTGACTCTCTGGCGAAGCGCTATTACTTCGTGGAGAACGGTTTCGACATCAACGATTCTCAGGCTTATGACAAGAGAGTTTACACCACTGCTGTGGATGCCGAACTGCGTGCTCATCCGCTGGTCGTTGGTGAGGAATTCGTGACTACCATGGTTACCGGAACGCCTGCCGCTGGCACTGCCTACGGCGTGAAGGCCGACGGCACTATCGGTTAATCGGAGGTGAAAGACATGGCTGACATTAAAGTCGAACGCGGCATGAAATTAATCAAGGTCCTGGCCGCGCAGGCTCGCAACGAGCGTGTTGACTCCGATAAGATCGAAGAGGCAAATCAGATTGTTTCTGTGCTGGCACAGGATCTGAATCCTCAGAACTGCCATCAGATCGGTCAGATCGTTGCGTTTACGGTTGAGGAACTGCAGCAGAAGGCTCTGGATTTCCTGGGTCTGGTTGCGGACATCAAGAATATCTCCTACGGCGAGAAGGCCGCTTTCAAGGTGAAGACCGGTGGCATCAAGGCTGTTATTCAGGCGAAGGGTTCTACCACTCCTCGCAGCTATGTTGCTGACAGCCAGATTCTGGTTGACACCAAGGAAATCTCTGCCCGTCCTGCTATCAACATCATTGATCTGCGGGCGAACAGGGTGAACATTGGCGATCTGATTCAGGAAGCCAATGACGAAATGACAAAGAAGAAGCTGGGCGTTATCCAAAGGGTTCTGCACACTTCTATTGCCAACTTCGGTTCTCCGTTCTATGCGAAGAGCACCGGTGGTCTGAATCAGGCTACTCTGGACGCTCAGCTGCAGCACTTCCGTCGTCTTGGCCCGGTGAGCATTCTGGGCGATATGGCGTCTGTTGCTCAACTGGCTCCCTACACCGGTATGGCTGTGAACGCTACTCCGACCATGCAGTACTCCGGCAACATGCTGGATGAGCGCAATCAGAATGGCTTCATCGGCAATTACAATGGCTGCGCTGTTATCGCAATGAACAACGCCTACGACGAAGACGGTGTGACTCCTATTCTGGCGACTGACTGGCTGTATATCATCCCCGGTGGACAGTCTCCCGAACTGAGGAACCTGAAGGTCGTCAACGAGGGCGGCGTCAATTCTCTGGCTTCTCAGAACATTGACGATATGGTGTACGAAGTCCGTCTGGACACCTGGTTCGGTGCCGCGTTTGTGACCGGCAAGAATCCGACCAGCGGTGCTCACCTGATCGCTTAATCTTGGCTTAACTGCGAAGTAAAACACATAGGGGACGGTGTAAAAGCCGTCCCCTATCTTAATCGAAAGGATGAAGGAATCAATGGATGGATCTACAAGACTTCGCGTTTACAACCGTTGTAATTACGACATCGGTGTGACGCTTACATCCGGGCAGAAGCCCAACATTCGAAAAGGAAGTTTCCTTCCTTTGTCCGTGGACGATATTCTGTATATCGAGAGTATTGCTCGTGGACGTAAACCATTTTCTTCCAAAGAGCTGGTTCCCGTCAGCGAAAAAGGCGAAGATCTCACATTAGAGGATCTCGGCGGATACACAGATACTTACGCTGAACAGCATTTTAGTGAAGAAGAAATTACCATGAATTTAAAGAAATCGTTCAAGGCCGTGGAAAGCTGGCTGAACAAAATTGAAGATCCGGTTGAGCTTCATGCAATTGCGGAAGTTGCAGTTAAAATGGATTTACCAGGGAGCAAATTAAAGCTTGTTCAGGCCAAGATCCCCAGCGTGGATCTGCTTAACGCAGCTGAATAATTCAGAGGAGTGACTGATGTGTTAAACATTACTGAAATGGCAGCAGAGCTTCAAGAATTAACAGCATGGCAGGAAACGCCTGAAGTTCTAAGTATTCCTGACTACGTCAAAATGGTTGTACGTGCTGTTAAGAAGTTTTTTGTCGACATCAATCACCCAACCGAATACAATCAATCACTTTGGACAGTAAACGATGAAGGCGAAACATGCTACGACAGAGATTTTCTTTTAGACGAAGAAGAGTATATTAAGATTCTTTGCCGGTTAGAATTCTTTCAGAGAGTTCAAACAGATGTCAATAACTCATTTGGTTATTCAACTAATGCTTTGACAGTGACAAATGCCGACAAACCTTACGCGAATCTAAAAGACACAATCTCTGATATTCAGCATGAGCGCCGAATCGCTTTTAATAAAATGGTCCGCTATACTTTAGGGACTTAAAAGGGTGAAGGAAATGAGCGACTGGACTGTGAAGGTTGACTACAAGAACAACGAAATGGAAACCGTTATCGAAAAAGAATACGATTTCCTTCAATATACTGAAATGCTCGATCTCGGATTAAAAGGCGTTTTAGTAGATGTTGAAAATGCCTTTTATGCGCTTCAGGAAAACAAAAGGAAAGACGACTGGAGCGATGAAGCAAAAGAACGCTTCAAGACAATTCGACATAAAATTTTGGACAAGGCAAACGCCATCAAGCGTTTGCCCCAGACACTTAATTACAAGGGGCTGTCTCCCCTCTCTATTAATTTCAGCGATATTATCGCTGCACAACTCAACGCAGAGGAATAACAGAAAGGCGGCGGTTCTATGTCTATACCTTATGTACCGCAAGGTACATCCAAGCGGTTTAAGGTCCCAAGAACACTTGCCGCTGATTTCGATGCTTTTCTAAATCAGGACATTCCGAATACAGTTATGGATTTCGAACTTATCAAAGACTGGTACGATCGAGATGAAGCCGGTTATGAACCTGTTTATATTCGTGGTGAAATCTATCCTGATTCGACGAAAAGCAGATACGAGAACACGGATAACAATATGAACTTTCGGGCAAGCGTATCAAGCGGCATTCGACAAGGCGATATGATCATTGAGCCAGACGGTACAATTTATATTTTAGACTGGGCGGTTCATCTTGAATCTAACAACGCTCCTTCAAGAGCTGTCAGATGCAATACTCGTCTAACTATAAAACGCTTTGTCGAACCGGAAGCTGACGAAGAAGGATATCGGATTTACAATACAGGAGGTTGGCAGACGATTGTCGACAATTTACCTGTGAACGCATATCGGTACGACGGTCGTCCAGAATATTCCGCTGTATCCGGTCAGCCCGGTGTGTCTCCTAACGCTCTCACAATTATGACCGTTCAATTTAACGATCATACTAAAAATATTGAAGTTGGAGACAAATATATCTGGGGCAAAGATGAATATCTGATTGTGGACATTGACTATGTAGATGTTAATCTCAACAAAGACTTCGGCACTTTAAGAATCCAATCCAGAAAAGCGGCTGGCGGTGTTCAAGAATGAACAGGCCAACACAACAGGATTTTATCAGTATCATTTCTTCCAAGCTGGATGGATTCGAACAATTTGCCGAGAACATTGGGAAAGAACGTTTTCTTGTTTACAAGTCTGAAATGCATGCACCGGATGAAGATGATGTCGCATGGGAAAAAGAAGATGCTGAAATGGAAGCCATTGCAGATGCTTTTAAATGCGAAATAAAAAAAGAAGACGGACAGTTTTCTTTGATCTTTCATTTCGATGAACGGAATCCGGGGGGATTTCTGGAAATTGTAGACGCCGGTATGCCTCCGCCTTTAGCCGGAGGCGATTACGGTCTTTCACATAATCCTGATGGCTCTACATATTCATCTCCTACTCCAAGAAACCAATGGGATGAACCGGTTCCGGGATACGCAAAACCGGCAACTGGTGTTATTCATGAAATTAGAACTATGCTTGCCGATATTTTTCGGACCGAAATGAAAACAGCAATCGAAATCTCAAAGCAAGAAATTCTCGAACTGGTAAAGCAATATACATCTGAGAGGTTGCAAACCGTAATAGGAGGATGAGATTATGTTAGGATGGATCAACGCATGGAATACCATCATTCGTAAAGTAATCTTTCCGGATTACGAGTTGCGAGAATTGATGAAGCTTCCAGAGAAAATTAAAATTACAGATTTTGTAAAGTATTATTTTATTCGTGCTGGATATACAAACGAATTATTAAAAAATCAAGTATGTCGTATTGTCTATGGAGATATCGAGGGCAAAGACACAGATGTTCCCAATATCAGAAAAAACATGATGACATTCGACATTTATGTAAAGACAGATCAATTATTCAATGTTGGAGACGATATGTTAATTTCACGGTCCCAGTTAATTGCAGCGCGACTGAAAAAGTTGCTGACACAAGAAAGATATCTTCACAACACAGGATATCGTTTCTGGATTGCGGGAGACTGGGATCTGGGCACAAGAACCATTGGATATTCTCGATACACGATCTCTTTTTATTATATGAAAGTGTATTAATTATAAAATTCTGTCTTTGTTAAAACGCCGCCTGAAGCAAGGGCGGCTTTATAAATACTTCTTCACAGGTTATCAGGCTTATCGTTTGACATAACGCATAGAAGCCAATGTTGTATGGGAGCTGCGGAGGCTGAAATGGTTATGAATAACAATAAGTGAGGTAATGCGTTATGGCAACCTACGTGAAAGAATTTCAGGGGTACATTGCGGACGTTCCTCGGATGTGGTTTAAACGTTGTGATGGACGTATTTTCTACTTCGATGAATTAACTGCCGCTACCGTGACCCCTCAGGTGAACTACACCGAAATCAATGCGGGCTGGTCCCTGTATCCTGTGGCTTACTTACCCGGTCAGTCTACCTTCGAAATGTCCATCACAAGCGGTAAGTTCGAAGCTGACCTGTTCGTTATGACGAACGCGACCAACTTTGAGACCAATGCTGCCTATCAGGTGCCTTGCACCGAGATCCTGACTCCCGATGGAGCCAATGAGGTAGAACTGGCTCACAAGCCTATTACCGGTACCGTGTCCATTGCAGGCATGGAAGAGACTGCTCAGACAGTTTCCAATATGAAGTTCAAGGTTAACACCACTGGTGAAGTGGCTAAAATCACGTTCTTCGCTGGGGATGTTTCTGACACTGTCACCATTTCCTACTTCTATGCTCAGGAAGCTCAAGAGGCCAACATCGACAACCGTAGCTCCGCTATGGGTGAAGCGATCATGGTCTACCCGGTTTACGGCAACGGCGACGACTGCACTGACAGCTCCATCATCGGCAAGGTGTATGTGCGTGTGTACAAGTGCCGTGTTACCGCTCAGCCCGGTTTCGATGCGTCCTACAAGAGCGCGAACACATTCCAGTTCACACTCGCTGCCATGGATGCCAAGCGGCCCGATGAAGCGACCTATTCTATCGCTTACATCAAGGATTAATCTTGCTTGTTAAGGTTTTATATATAAGGTTACAGTAAGATAATCACTCAGGGGATACTGTAACAACAGTATCCCCTTTTTTATTCTTATAAGGAAGAAGGAACTAAATATGCCCAAAGCAATACCATTTCCTACGAAGCCAAAGGAAAAGCTTCAGCAGGAAACTCCAGTAATTTCTACGGATATGCAGGAGATGCCTTTTCAGGAAAATCATCCTGATATTACGCCTACAATAGAGTCCCAACCATCGGTTACTCCGGAGCTGGATTCTCAACCGGATAGCTCTCCCCTGTTAGATACAACACCTGAAGCTTCTCCTCCAAAGGATGAATTTCCTTCGGATCTCATTAAGGAGAACTGTGTGAAAATCGGGGATAAAATCATAGAGATCAAGCCAACCAAGGTTAAATATTTTAGAAATAAAACAGCCGCTTCTTATAGTTGGCTGAAGCTTGTTCCGTTAACAGAGTTTCTGACTTATCAAGCAGGGCAGTTAGATCCAACAAGGGATGCGGATCAGATTCTATACGATTTTTTAGTTGCCGCATTTGATGATTCTGAATTCGTTCGGGACAACTATGATGAAATGACTGCGGACGAAGTTGAACAGGTTATCAGAATATTCGGCCGCATTAATCATATAGACGAGAAGGAAGAGGCAGCAAGAAAAAACAGGGAAGCCCAGGCAGCGAAGCGTTAAATTTAGATGAAGCAGCCGCCGCTGTTGCCGCGCACCTGGGCGAAGTAGATGAAAACAAAATAAACAACATGTCTTATGTCTGGTTTCAATCTGTTTTAGAAGCGTTAGGTAAACGAATTAATTTCGAGTCGATATCCAACCTTTATGGAAATGCGTTTGCCAAAGATGCTGGCAAGATGGTGCCTGCTGCAAATCCGCTCCTTAAGAACGGTGGAAAGGTCAACACTGGTGTTATGGGCCTGATGGGCAAGATTAAGGTTGTTGAAGCTAAGACAGAAGACGCAAAGAAATCCGCCTTAAAGAAGCAGCTTGGCGACATTAGCTGGGCTGAAGGATTATTCTAGAGAGGAGTTTTACAATGAGCAGAAACAATGAATTATATAAAATGTATACGGAAATGATAGAAGGATACAAGAAAAAGCAGGAAGGCCTATTTGAACATGGAGCCAGATCATGGATGATGCTGGAACCAGAGAATCCTTTTCCGCCTGAGGATCCCGCATTTGAGCAATTCTTTTTAATGCAAAAGGGATTTCAAATCTGGCAGAGAGGCGGAGCCGACCGAAAGATAAACAGACGCAGAATGCTGGAAGCCGCATACAACTTATGCGCATTAAATCCGAAACGGCCTTATAAGTTTGATAAAAAGGCAGATGAAGAAGAAAAAGCCGCATTAGCTAAGGCTGAAGAGGAAAAAGCTCAAAGCGAAGAAACTGTCGTTAAAACTGATTCTGAGCAAAATTCCCAATATGTTTTTGGAATTGTTCCTGATGTTGAAAAAGAAAAGAAAACAAACTTTCTTAGAAGGCTTTTTAGATTATAAAGGAGATAAGGATAATGTTATATTCTGAATATATCAATAAGGCAAAGGAAATAACCATCGAGCAGGCTGATAATGGCGTTTGGTATTTAGCTCCAGAATGGAAATACATTCTGTATAGAAATGAAATGGCAATGTTGAAATTCAGAGATTTCAGGCCCGACTGGTATACGATTGAAGATAATCTCAAACTGGAAGTTGAATACAGAAACAAAAGAGACAGCAAAACAAAATCCGTTGTTGACTGGGCTCATGAAATTATTTCGACAAATGTTGAACCAGCAATGCTTCAAGAAGAAACAGATTACATAAAAAACGTAATGGAGTATATGAAATTAAATCATTCGATTGAGGAATCTTAAGTTATGGGCAGATCAACAAAACACGCTCAAAAGGAGAAAATGTCTCAAAAGAGATTAGATTCTCTAATAACGAATCCGGATTTAAATAAAGAAAGTCAGATTAATTCCCAAGTTGTTTTGTTTGGTTGCGAGGAATACGACACCCTTCATCCTGAAGAAGCTCTTAAGACCTTTTGCTCTACGATTCGGGATATACTTTCCCGGTATGAATTTGATAAAATTCGCTTGAATGAGTTAGAGAATCAAATGCAGGATCTTCTTCATTACATTGAACTAACTGAAAATAAAAATGCAAATGCCGGTTATAAATTGTACAAGCAATTGGCTATTGTTCGGAGAGAACGACGAGTTTGTAAAAACGAAATAGATCTTCTCCAACCGGTGTATGAGGCATTTCATGAGACGGGTTTGTTAAATCGTCTTTCTGAACTTCAAGGTAAATGCCGTACACAAAAACAATTTATTGATAAACGCGGATACGCTGTTCGGACAGACATTTTAAATGAAATATAAAAAACGCGGGGACGGGGCTTACTGCCCCTCCCCCGCTCTTTTGTATTCTGTGTAACCCCATTGTATTTTTCCGCAAAGTTTACATTCGTAAACGTCTCCATGAAGGCCTAATCCGTTGGAAGAATAAAATCTTCCGCAGCCGTTGCAGTAGTATCCAATTACTTTACCGCATTCTTTACAGACATACAATCCATCTTGTTCATACTCGGGTTTGAATTTAGTCGAGTCACAGTTCGGACAAGACAATCCACTCATCTTAAACTCCTTTTCCAAACATCTGCTCGTCCATGTACTGTCCGATTAATGCGACATGAACACCTTCGTAAAAAACTCCTTTGTCGTTTAATGTTATCTTGTTTAATTCGGAATTTGCATTTTCGACGGTTAAGTCGCCAGCGCAATAGACAACAGAATCAATTGCGGCTGGCAGTTCGTTGCCATAATCATATTTTTCGGTGTATTTAATTTCACGGTCTTTCAAAAGCTTTTTCAAATATTCGGTCTGTTTAGGGTCACTGTTTTCCGGCCAAATCCAAAGGGTAAACCAAGACTCTGGATTTGGATTTTCTTTTATCCACTTGTCAATGATCGGTTGCCACTCGGTTTCTGGTTTCCATTTCAAGATGCATTCTTTCCAATTCATTCAGAAAACTCCCTTCACCGATGATGTCAGAATATAACATGCAAAACGAATCCTGTCAATTTAATGTTTATATGACTGAATTTCTTCGTAAAGGGCTTTATCTTCTGGAGTTATTGTCCAAGAAAGATCGAATTTAGTTTCTTTCTCTACAGGCAAAGGTTCATGACTTTGTTTGACTGGCTGGTTGTTTTGCGTCTTTATGAATTGCGTGACTTCTGTGTTTATGTTGATATCCTGTTTTGTTAGCGGACGGACAAGATACAAACCCTGAAGAGTTCTGCATCTTGATATTGCAACATATGTCTGGCCATTTGCAAATGTCGTATTGTTTGAGTAATCAATTACTACCTGATCGTATGTTTGTCCTTGTGATTTATGCACGGTTATAGCGTATGCCAATCTCAAAGGAAATTGTTTAGCCCATCCGACGACCTCAGAATCAAGTTCGCCGGTTGTTTTATTTATCCGGTATATTTTTTTCATCCACAGAATAGGATTTACATCACATATTTTATTATCAATTTTGATTTTGATTACATCTGTTGACAAATCAACAACTTCACCAATTGATCCGTTTATATATTGTTTTGCCGGATCATTATATACAGTCATGATTTTTGCGCCGATCTTTAAACGGAGCGTAAAATCAAACGGAACGTCTTCTTTTGATGGAGGGTTGTTTCCTTCAAGCTCAGTTTCATATATCCATTCTTTTTCTTTAATCATAGAAAGTTTTTCTTCGTTGATTCTTTTTGCTGTATTTCTTGTCAAAACCAGTTTTAAACAATCATTCGGAATTTGTCCTAGAACACACCTTGAATTGATAAGATCAATGTCGGATGTTGTTACACTGCCATCCCGTACACGATTTAATATGTTTATGAATTGGGCATCCCGTTGTCTTAGAACTTTGGTTAGTTCAATGATTTTGAATGTTTCTTTAACAGCGGGGGCTCCAAAGAAAAACAGCGTGTTATATCTGGATATAATGAAATCTTTTTCTATTCTATCTACGGCGACTGGAGGCAGTTGGTATAAATCACCAAATGCAATTATCTGACATCCTCCAAACGGTAGATCGTTTTTATTTGCCAGACGCAGTTTTGCATCAATCATATCCATTACGTCCGCACGGACCATAGATATTTCATCGATTATCAACATTTTTATGGATCTCAAAACATCCAATACCGCTGGGTTTGTGGAAACCTTACTTTTTGAATGAGTATCCTGCGGTTCAAAATCAAGCTTAAACAAAGAATGGATTGTCTGACCGTTAACATTTAAAGCGGCTGCTCCAGTGGGAGCAACAATGGCAACTCCTTTTTTCTTTGTAGTTTGTTTGAAATAACTTAGAACAGTTGATTTTCCTGTGCCTGCTTTTCCTGTAATGAAATAATTATCTCTTGTGTTTTCCATCACATTGAAAAAAGCAAGCTGTTCGTCTGTTAATTCATAGTTATTGAATACAGTAACAGGAGACGATGGTTTATCAGTTTTTTGTTTACTCTTTTCTATTTGAATTTTTAAGGAGTCGTTTTCTTTTTCAAGTATTTGATTCTTGTTTTTTAAGTATTTAATTTCTTGCTTGAGATTAAAGAGATCATCTTCAAGAGATTCTTTTTCTTTTAATATTCTCTCAAGTTTTCTCTTTAATTCCAAGTTCTCTGTTTTAAGTTCTTTCGTTTTATTGAAAAAACCCATTTATTTCACCTCTGATTACAAGCTCAAACCATTATACGAGCTTTACATATAGATTGTCAAAAAATATTTTACTAAGACTCAGAAAGGAGCTTTTCTATGGATTCTGAAATTTTAACATTACAGGTGGACATCAACGATGATCCAATGAATCAAAAAGTCGATGAAATCGAAGAAAGAATATCAACATTAAAAAAGAATGCAGAACAAACATCAACCGAATCTGTTTCCACGTCTGTTTTGCCAGGATATAACCAGGCGTTTGAAGGAAAGCTTTCTGAGTGGCAAAAGGATTTGGACAATATTGTTAGAGTAAGAAATTCAATGGACCACGCTTTGAGTTCTTATGAGCGCGAAGACTTATCGAATGCGTTTAAAAGAAAAGTTGAAGTAGCTAATGCATCCATTAAAGATCTAACAAACTCTCAAAGTCTTGCTCAGCAGTTATTAGACTCACTTGGCCCCCAAATGAGTCAGGTGTTTTCCGAAGGCTTGAAAGGAATCGTATCTCAGCTTTCTACCGGAATACGCACCACTGCAAGTACCATTTCAAGCACAGTATCTCGAAAATTAACGGATGATGAAATCGTCGACAGGTACATGACGGGAGACGAATACAGAAAGATCTCTCAAAGGTTAGCACAGGCCAATCCGAGTCACCCTGAAGTTTTCTCCAATCAAAACATGCGGCAGTATTTAAAAGCAACACTGCCAATGAATGTCCCCCAGTATATGAGAGAAGCTGTAACGGGTGGCACTCAGGTTCAGTTTCGGACTAATCCAGGTTCGTTTCGCGAGATGTTACCGGAAAGTTTTCGTCAGATTCCTGCTTATGAAAAGGCAAGTGATTACCGTTCTCTTGGAAGTACTCAATACGGTAGTGCAACACTGTCGAGAGAAGAAATTGATTCATTAAGCCAGCTTGTCAGAAATAATCGATATGCTGCAGACGCGGCTGTAAAAGCCGGAGTGATTGCAAAGTCTGGTCAGAAAATGTATTTCAACCATGATACAACTCATGACATGGTTAATGCAATGGCTGGGCACATTATGTCTGATATTGTTTCCGCAGCACAAGGTGAAAGAAAGTACGGTATTACAGACGTTGAAGATCCTAGATCATGGAAAAACATATTCGGCAAAATAGGCGCTAATAATATTCTTGACGGTGGCCTTCAAGCAGCTCGGGCAATGCAGGACGCGTTTGGGACATGGTTAAATCCTGGATATTATAAGCAAAAAGGCGCAAACGGAGAATGGCTTGATTTAGCTAAATTTGATGCAACAAGCGACGCAGGAGAATATATCGGAAGAATTAACCATTCTCCGCGTAAAACATCCAGAGCTTTTGCAGAATATACTCTTGACATGATGGAAGGAAAAGCTCAGATTTCCGGATATCATCCTATTATTCAAAAAGGCGGTCAATGGGTCGAACTTTCTGGTGTTACAGGGCCAACAAAAAAAGGCGAGGTTGATATTAACGGACAGAAAATCAATCGGAACATTGCTCCGTCTGATTTTCATACCATGAGTTTAAGAGACAGCCTGCTTTATAAGCTAATTGAATCTACTCCTTCCGCTTCAAAAGTTGGACAGAACGAATTCAGTGATAATGCAATTTATTTAAAATACGATAAAGAACTTAGCGATCCAAATCTTACAGAAAAACAACGTCAACAATACATTCAAAGATACGGCGATCTATTTAAAAATGGATATGATGCCAATGGACATCATTATATTAATACAAGAATTGGCAAAACGCATGCTGAATTTATCAGATCTGATATAATAGATGATTTAGGACGGAGAGTTTTAGGTGCAGAAGCTGCAAGTAAAACAGCAGATGAAATTCGTGAAGCTGGATTAACGTTGCTGACAAATGGCGGAGGCTTGGGTCATTTTGATAAATTCCAGCCTTTTGCAAAATCCATGTACAGCCGCAGCAACATGGCAACAGAAGGCGAAAGTCTTGAGTCTTGGCTTGGTGCAAAAAAAGATCTGAAAGTTGTTGTTGGACGTTTCGGCGAAAGCGACATGGACGGATCCAACTGGATAAGCGACCGCGTATCAAACAAAGGTTTTCAAGGTAGAACATTTGGTGGGAAAGCTACATATGTTCCCATTAAGATGGAAGATCTTCGTTTTAAAAACTACAAGCAAATTGAAGGTAATGAAGAGACTGAAGCCAGAGTTGCAGAATTAAATAAAGAAACCGAAGCTCGCGTTGCAAAGGTCAATGAAAAAGCAGATAGAAAATTAGCAAGAGTTAATAAATACGAAACAGATCAAGAAGAGCGTGAAGCACGGATTAAAGAGATTGAAGATTCGCGCAAAGAGCGACTTGATAAGATTAATGCCCAACACAGGACAAAAGAAGCCTCCATTATGAATCAATATGGAGGAGATTTAATTATCCCGAATGCCGGTGTAAATGGTGGAGATCTCCGGATTTCTAAAGACACTGACGTTATCGAGGATATAAATAATATAAAATATTCTAAAAATGTTGGCCCAAGAACGCAAGAAGAATGGAATGCAATCAGATCTCAGGAATACGGTGACTTTGGTGTATCTGCGAAAACGACTTATGATGATGCAAATACTTCTTCCAGATGGCTTTCCAAACAAGTAATTAATTCTTCTATGAACGCTGGGTTCAGAGATCCACGAGTACAACGGTTTTTCGATAAAACTTTTTTCGATGAATTAGCGCGACTCGATAATGATCAATATGTACGAGACGCACTTTTTAATGGCGATCAATCTGTTGATTTAACAACGGCTGAATCAAAAAAAGTAATTGATGATCATATAGCAGGAATGTGGGCGCATTACAACGAAGGCGATAAACTTTTGCCTACTGGCGTTTTTAAATATGCAATGGCTGCACCCAATCCGCAAAACGTTATAAACAATAGATTAAAAGAAGCTAAAATTGCATTGACTCCAGAGCAGGAGGCTCTTCAGCTAAAAGACAACGATGTTATCTCTATGGAGTCTCTGAATCGGCAGCTTGGAATTATTCGGTTCCCCGCAACAAAAAGCGGTAACGTAACTGTTAATAATGTTTCGGCTGAACAGCTAATGTCAGAAGGTGCTGTTTCTGCAGAAAAAATAAACAGACTTGCCAGATCTTCTGGTATCGTTGACACAAAGGGTCTTTATTTCGCTCCGAACTCCCCTATTCTTCAATTGCTTCAAGGTGAAGATTTCGATGGAGATTTGAATGGCTATTTCGGATTGTCTGATAAGAAACCCGAAGAAGCAAAAGAATTCTCAGAGGTTATGAGAATCATTGCAAACGCATCAGACCAAGAAGTTAAAGCTGTTTTTTCCGGAGCAGAGCCCGGAACCCCAGAATTTCAAAAAGCATGGGAAAATCAAAACACTAGAAAAGAAGGTCGGACAATACGTTCAACGCCTAAGGATGGCGGCTATAGCGCAAGAGATCCTTATGATGCTGCAACATATCTTGTAAATGGTCAACAGCAAACCTGGATGATGGGATCAGCTGAACGAAGTGCAGATATGGCTGCGCTTTATTATGCTGGTCTCAACGATCCGAATTTACGTGGTTCTCTCGCTCAGGCTATTAGAGACTACGAATCTCAATATGATGTAGTTTCAACACACATGAAGACTGACGAAAGCTGGCAGCAGACAGATGAACAAGCAGCTGCAGCAGATCTCGGTAAGTCTTTTTCCAGAATTTTTAAATATGCTAATGAAGCTATTGAAACAACTGGTGCAAACGATGACTCAACAAGAGAATGGACAGGAAAATCGAAAGCGTATCTTGAACAGCAAAAGATAGATTCACTTGGCCTGCCTTCTGTTTTCCAAGGCGGATTAATGGGCGCTTTATCTGGACGTTGGACAGCTCGTCAAAAAGGTATCGATCCAGATAAAGGTCTTTATAATTGGGAAGAAATTCTCAAGGATCCAAATTATGGATTAAAATTACCAAAGGGTGTTTCAGCTGATTCTGAGCAAGGAAAGTTTGTTCAGATGATGCGTGGGGTCAGAAGTGATTTCCTGACATCCAAATATCTTGTTGCAAGCAATGATACTGTTGCTGCCTTAAGAGAGCAGTATGAAAAAGCACAAAAAGAAATTGAAAATGAAATAGATCCACATAGTGAAAATTCTGCCAAGAGAAAAAAACAAAGGTTAATGGATATTGGCGGCGTGGCATTTGAAAACTTTGAGAAGTATGGCGCAAACGAAGCAGTTATGAATAACGCTCCATGGGTTAGCGCACATTTCAAAGATGTAGCAGAAAGAGAAGGTAAAACTTTTGATCAGATTATTGGATCTGCTGACTTTGTTAAACCTACTCCTCCAGTTGTCACAGTTCCTTCTGAGCCTCAACAGCCTGCAAAGCAAGAGCAACCAAAGGAATCTGCTCCAGTTGTTTCACCTCGTCAAGAACCAAAGGCTATTGTAACAACAAGTGAAAAGCTTCCTCCTCAGGCTCAAGAACGATTCGCAATACAAAAACCCGAAGAAACAACAATTCCTGATCGAACAGTTCCATCTGATTTATTAAAGAAACCAGAAGACGAAGCAAGAGAACTTCTGCATAACGCTGGGATTATAGATTCAAGAATCAATACTTTATTGGCTGATGAAAACAGAGATGCTCTTTTAAAAGCTGTTACAGAGAATAACGCAAAAGGACTTCTCTCTTTGCCGGGTATTGGTAAAGTTTCTGCCCAACAAGCAGTTAATGCATTACAGGTGAGCCAATTAGCTTCTGGCGTAAAGATAACTTCGCCTGCAGAAATGGCTACACCTCTTGCGGTTGTCCCAGTTCCTAACATTGAAAAAGAAATTCAACCACAGACACAAACAGACGCAACGATGATTTGTGGGGTTTGTGGTACAGAATATCCTGCATCCTTAGGGCATTGTCCGAACGAAGCAAATCACAATACGGCAAATAAACCTAAAACAGGAATTTCAGGAAAAGATATTCAAGCAAGATATTCTCGTCTTAGTCAGATGAATTGGGGAGATATGCCATATCCGCTTCCGGGTATAATGGCGGAGATGGCTTTGAACGAGAATCGTCTTTTAGATTCAAGTTTGCAAGATGACTGGGATAAAATTCGGGGGAAAAACAACAAATTTCATTCGATTTTAACTGAGGCAAACGCTGCTGATGATGTTCATGCATGGGCAAAAGCATATGAAGAAAAACAATTAGAAGAGGCTCATAAACAGCAAGAAGCTAAAAAGAATGCATCTTCGAATAGTCAATCAAATAATCAGCAACTTCCTGCTTCTCCAACGAATCCTCCAGTTCCACCGACAAATCCGCCCAATAATCCGCCTCCGGGTAGCCCTCCCACCAATCCACCAACACCTCCAAATAATCCTCCTATTCCACCAAATAATCCTCCGGTGCCACCTAGCGGGCCACCAAACAATCCACCTCCTGGCGGTCCTCCTAACAATCCGCCTGTTCCTCCTTTTACTCCTCCAGGAGGTCCTCCTTCTGGACCGAATTCATGGGATATGGTTGCGGCTCAAAGTAACTATGAGCAAATTATAACCAAAGCGCAGGAGTTTTCGAAAAATCTTTTCGGAGAAACTCTGAAATACCAACGTCAGACGGAAGGTATTCCTAAGTCGATTGTTAAAGCTGATACGCTGAATGGAATTGCTTTAAAGTATGAAAGAGATATAAAAGACTTTATACAAACTCCATCTTATTCCATGCTCACTTCAGATCAGCAAGCGAATCTTCAAAAGGCTATTTCTCCTGAATATGGTCTTTTTGCAAGAGCCGGAACGGAGTTTAGCGAGCTGTCTCGTCTTACTTCTTCTCAAGTATTAGAAGGTATTACAGAGGCAGATGCTAAGGCATCGGGAACGTATGACACACAGATAGAGTCCCTTAACGCTTGGGATCAAAAGATTAAAGAAGTTATAGCAGATCAAGAACGTTTGCTGGCAATGTCTAAGGATTCAAGATATTCTCAAGATTTAAGAAATCAATTTAAAGACACTGCTAATAAACTTGGCAATGATTTAAAGGTTATTCAAGGTTCGCGTGATCATCTTCAAGCTGCAACTGTAGACCAAAATGAAAAAGCTTTCAACAAACAAATTGAAAGTCTTGAAAATAAGCGTCATCCAGGCGGCAGGCTACAACAACAATCAAATGCATACAGAGAACAAATTTCCAATATACGTGATAATTTAACTAAGAAGCATGATTCTGGATTAATCTCAGATCAAGCTTTTAAAGACGATCTTGGAAAACTAGATAAACTTGAAAAACAAACAAGTGTATCGGCTCTTGTTATGCAACAAAGCATGAACATTGTTAGTAAGTCTGTTACCAACATGCTTGCTCGTTTTGGTCGTCAAATGTTCATGAAAGCCATTCAGGAAGCAAAGAAATTCGTTAAAGAATTTGATGCTACAATGACTGAAATTCAAATGATCACACTGAAGACAGACAATCAAATTGCAAACCTCGGAGATAGATTAATTGATAAAGCTAAGGAGTTAAAAATCTCCGTTTCTGAGATTTCTAAATCTGCGGCAACCTTGTACCGTCAAGGTTTATCCGATGAAGAAGTTGAAGAAAGATTAGATGTTATTTCGAAGTTTTCTAAAGTTTCTGGAACAAAAGTTGATGATGCCACTAAGTTAATTACAGTGGCAATGAATACAGGATTAGTAAATAATGCCTCTGAAGCTTCTGACATCGTCACTGCTCTCGGTGACAATGCGGCTACAAACGCTGCTCAGATTGAAAAGGGTATTGAAAAAGCTGGCGCAGCAGCTGCAGCTGATGGAACTACCTTTGGACAGCTTGCCGCAATGCTTACAGCCATTACTTCAACTACTCAGATTGGCGGCAATGTCGCAGGCCGTACATTAAACTCCATTTTCGGACGGATGAACAAAGTCGGAACGAATGAACTTATCTATGATGAAAACGGTAATGCTGTTTCTGGATCTGCTGTTGCCAAACTTTTAGAGGCTCAGGGTGTTCGGCAATATGATGAAAATGGAAATAAGAGAAGTTCTTTTGATGTCTTATATGATTTGTCTCAGAGATGGGATAATATTTCTGACGCGGAACAACAGCAATTAGCCAATGCTATTGCCGGAACGCGGATGTATTCTAACTTCTCTGCAATCATGCAAGGCATGTCCGAAGGCGACATCGATAAATATATGGATTTAATCGGAGAGTCTTCTGGTATTACAGACAAGAAATATGAGATTTACACTAAGAGTCTTGCTGCGTCTATGACTGATCTCAAAAATATTTACGATGAACTGGTTAATGATTTAGTGACCAGTAATATTGCAGGTGACGTTTTAGGATTCTTGTCGAATGCAATACAGGGCGTTGACAATCTTATTGCTTCTGGTGCGAAACTTCCTGGTGTTCTTGCGGGTTTAATTCCCATTGTATCCTTAATGGTTGGGTTAAAAAGTGGTTCTCTTGCCGGTCTTGCAATTGGAACTGCAGTCGCAGGAATATCGGCTCTTGGTTTAAATATTGTTGCAACCAATAGGACTGAAACTGCAGAAGAACGCTACGATCGCATTACAACTGCGCAAAAATCAACAAATGATAATATTGCAAATCAGATTAATCGAGCGACGGAATTAAAAAATCTTGGGGCAAATAGAACAGACGAAGAGACCGAAGAATACAAAAAAATACTTACTAGCCTTTCCGAGAAATTTAACATTAAACTACCATTTGATGATATAAGAGAAACAGCAAACAATGCTTCGGAAAATCTTGATAATCTTGCTAAAAGCACCTCTGCTCTTGGAGATGCAGCCAAAAATGCGAAACCTTCTGTTGAAGAGTATGCTGATCATATTTTAAATGAATCCAAAGAAGAAGCTGAAAATATAAAAGCTCGAAATTTATATGGAAATGTTTCTGATATTTCTGCTCAAATTGCAACAACAGCCAAAGAGGCAGATAATGCATGGTTTAAAGACAGTTCCGGTCTTTTGTCAATGGCAGGATTTGCTGTTAATCAGGAAACTGGTGAAGTAACTATAACCGATAAAACTAAAACACATATTTCAGGAAGCGATAAAAACCCATTTAGCTTACCTCATAAGAATGTTGAAAATTATAATGCTTTTGCAAGAGTAATGAGCGAAGCCTTAATGGCACCTGATTTATCGGTTTATGATATTCCAACAGAATATATCGGACAAAATGAAAACTTTTGGAAAAATTATTTGCGTGCAGGCATTTCTGGAAACGCCAAAGATTTACCAGACGAAGTTTTTAATGCTGTTGCTGGATATTGGAATGATCCAACAAGGACAAAAGGACGAAACAAAAATTTAGAAGATCAAGTAATTCCCGAGATATCAAAATTTCTTTCAAGTGAAGATTACAGTTTTATTCCAGAAGAATATATCGAACCGTTAGCGCGACATATATATAATTCTTTACCTTCAACAAATGGCGGTCTTATTGACATTTCAACGCAAGCAATTGCAAATACAATAAGAAATGTTTTAGGCTTTAATAATATTGAAAGTTCAAGTGCTATAACAGCTGAAAATGTTGTCGCTACTATATCTAATTCTCTTGAAGGTTATACTTCCGTTATCAAACCAGAGAACGGCGCATATAAGTTAGAGACTGGGGATTATTATATTGATAAAAACAATCCAGACAGAAAATACACCGTTGAAGAAGCTGAAAGATTAGCCTCGCAATTAGAAGCTGTAGACACAGCTCAAGCTGAAGCCAGAGCCCAAACAATAACAAATGAACGTCAATATCAGGCTCAATTAGCCCGAGCAAAAAGAGAACAACAAGAAAATACTTCATATGAAGTTACTGATATAGATGGCTCTGTTATTTCGTTTGAAGGACAAAACGCTGAAAACGATGCAAACGCAGAATACAGAGATATTGTTGAAGTAGCCAACGAAGAAAAACAATATGGGCGCTATCGTGTATATGACCCGGAAGGAAAGTTTTTAGATTCTCTTGATGATAAAGAAGCAGCAACAGCTAAAGCAAGAGCTGCTTCCTGGTATACGAGTCGTGAAACCGGGCTGGTGTATCGAGGAGCTTCCGAATACGAAGACGCTACTTCTTTCGATGGGGTTGAGTCCGGAAACGAATTTGATATTCACGCGGGACGTGTTGTCGATCTCGAAAAAATTTTAACCGGCGTTCGTAAAGTAATACCAAAACTAGAAGATATCGAAGATTATAAAATTGTTGAAGCATATGATCTTCTTTCGGATGAAATGAAAGCCGCTGTTGACGCTGCTGCCAATGGCGCAGAAGTAAGCGCAGAAGTTGTTTCTCAAGTTAGATCAAACTTGGAAAATCAGTTTTCCAATCTTGTAGCTGTTCAGAATCACTTTGGTAATGGTCTGGAAACGTCGAAACAAGCATGGGAATCGAAAAATGGTTCTGTTTTAGCGGCTGATTCTATTCTTGATATGATGCTGAATAATCAATTTAAAGATATTCAGGATCTAGCCGACTATGTCAATGAAAACAATATCGAAGCCTGGGATGTTTTAAATCGTCAAGAAGATTTTGCGGCAATTATGCAAGGTGTAAATGTTGACACAGAAGGCAATGTTATTTCTGCGCCAGAACATATTCTTGATACTATTCTTACCTATCTGTACAGCAAATCATCAAATACAGCAAATAGAACTTATACGAATTCTGAATTAGCTGAACTGTCTTCTGATGCATTAAACGTTCTTCAGAATGGTGGAAGAGCGTCTTATAGTTTAGTCGACGCAGATTATCGAAGTGCGTTAAACAAATATAACGATGAGTTTACACAAGAAAACGGAGCTTTATTAAGCTATGAAGATTGGGTCGCAAAAAGCGGATTAAATAGGCCAGAAACAAATTGGCAGAATAACAATAACATTCGGTCTGCTTATGAAAGCTATAAATATGGATATCAGTCGAAATACAATTCAGGTTTAGGTGAATTAAAGAATATTGATTCTTACATTGCTAAGAATAATATTAAGTATCTATCACCTGAACAACAGAACGCGTTAAAAACTGTTCTTGGTGAGGATCTGTACAACAAAGCAATAACAGGTCAAGCTTCAAAAGAAGAGTCTGCTTTTATAAACACTACTATTGCTAATCGGGCTGTCGGCTTAACTTCTCTTACTTCTAGACAGCAACTTCAAGGACTTTCTAGTTTCAGAGATCAGATTGGGCAAGGAGTTAAAATAGGAGACCAAGAAGGCGAGTATAGAGCTAATATTGCTTCTCAGTATTTAAACGGTTGGGGCGGAGCAAATGAATATCTCGGCTTGCTTCAGGCTAAAGATAAAGATAAAGCTCTGTATGAAAAACTTGGAGGAGACAAGCGATTAGAAGAACTTGAAACTTCACTGGATAATTATGAGAACAAACTGGAATTCCAAGTAAAGATTGAAGGATTAAAAGAACTTGAAGAGGCTGGAGATCTTTTAGCTGGAACAGCAAACTATGTCGAACAGCTTAAAAAGGGTGGACGGTTTGCAATCGAAGCCGTTGTTAATATTCGAACTGAAATGAACAAAGAAGGCCAGCTGGACGCAAAGCTTGCTTCAGGCACAGCAGCCGAAAAGCGTGAAGCTGTTATGCAGATTACAGGCGCTTCTCAGGACGAATATTATGCAAGGCCAGAATTCTGGACAGCCGAGGCTGAACGTATTCGGACTGAGAGAAGATCTATATCGGCAGAATCTCTTAAGACTGAACGAAATGAATTAAGCGAGTCCGAGAGAAGCAACTTTGACGCACATACAGCTGCTCTTGCTGGTTATGAATGGGTTGAAGGTGAATATACTCCACCCGAAGGTTACACTGTCGATAGTAGAGGTTTCGTCAAACGTAATGGTAAAACTGATGCAAATGAAACTCTACGCAGGCAAAATGCTATCAGAAACGGACATTATGAATACACTGGTACTCAAACAAGGGACACTGCGCAAAATGATGCAGGACAAGCTTTGTATGAGAGCATGTCCAGCGAGATCCAAACCGATAGAATAGCAGCGCTTCAAACGCAAACAGCTAATCAACAAAAGCTTGCCAGAGGACAAACAGCGTTAGATCAGCTTGATACAGATAAAGCGTTTGAAGAGATAGATGAAACTATTATTCAAGAACTTACTTCTGTAACCGGATATACAAGGGATCAGATAAAAGCCATGTGGGGCAAGTCTTCTACTGATGCAAAAGCCACACTGCAAGCTTCAATTACTGCTCAGTCGGATGAGCTTAATACAACTCTTGTTGAAGCGTTCAAGCTTATGCTCGGTGCAGTTGACATCTCTGAACTTGGACCTGATGTTGACACAGAAACTCTTGCAAAATATTTCGACGGAACAAATGACGCTCTGGCGAATTATATCCGTACTATTGGAATTTTTGTTCAAAGTGGAGAAGCTCAGGTAAATAAAGGAACACAAAATCTTTATACGAGTTTAGCCGAAGCCCAAAGGGCTGCTGACGCAAAGAGCAAGACAAATGCTAAAGCATATGGAGCAGCACGGCAGGCTATATTTGGCTCAGAGAATGGTCCTTATGCAAATTTGACATTAAGGCAGAGAGCCTCGTTACTTGTAAATAACAAGACACAGGATTTATCCGGTATTGATGAAAACTTACGGTATATGTTAACTCTCGCTTCGCAAGAAGGATCTGGTGTAACAGAAACAGATTTACAAGCAGCATATAATACGGCTCTATTTGGCGGTAAGGCTACAGATAAATATGGATTTGCATCAAGAAAACTGTTTGGTGAAAATGGTTTTTCGAATCAAAATTGGGACGAAGAAACACTTAACGGTATAAGAACAAGATATCAATCTGAAATCGATAATAACGGTAAAGATAGCCCTCTTGTAAAGATGTGGGACGCAATGTTCTCCGATATGGGCGACGCTGGATCTGCTTTACAAAAGTTTTTATCGGAAGGTAAATTGCCTGAAGATTTTGCTGAAAAATATGCTGAGTGGCTTGCCAGTATAGATTTTGCCGGAGACAGAAACGCAGCGGAAAAAGCAACCAACGTAAGATTACTATCGAGTGGTCGCAGTTCTGATAGAGGCCAGGTATTAAGCGGATACTTTAGCGATCTTGCTTCCGTTGAACGAGCCAATATAGCGGCAACTTCTCCTGAAGAGATTTCAAAACAGGGCGATATTGTATCTCTGCTTGGATTAGATCAAGATTATGTTTCTGAACAGATGAAAACATCTGGCGGACAAGAATCTATTCTTGGTATGATTAACGAAAGAAGAGATGAAATTCTTTCTAATGTAAAAGATGTTATTGAACAAGATTTAAAGGGTGTTGATATTGATAAAACAACTGATGAGCTTGAAGAAATTGATTTAAGTGAAGCTACTGACTTTGATTCGCTTATTGAGACGTTAAGAGAAGCAGCTACTAAAGCTGATGATGAAACAGCTGCTCGTCTCAATGAATATGCTGACACTCTTGAAGGCGCATCCAACGCTGCCACTCAGGATTTTTCTCAAGCATATCAGGAAGCAAGAGACAGATTAAGACAAAGCACATATGAATTTAAAGGTTCTCAAGTGCTCCAGGGAATGGCCGATACTTATAATCCACAAGCCGATGGTGATTTCTGGGACTATGTGCAGAACCAAAAAGATGAAAATGGTAATCCTGTTTGGGACAGCAACTGGACCAACGCCGTTATGAGCAACAACGGTATTGTTGCAGCCATGGGATTGTTAAGTAACGGGACATTAACTTCGGCTGATTACAACCAGTTTATGACCGCTCAAATGAATGGGGCCGGCAAAGATTATCAATATTATGATTTAATTGCTCAAGCATCTCTTGGTAATAATTATCATAGTGGTCAGTTTAACAGTATCGGATTACGTGAAACTCTTGATAAAATGAAAGGCGACGAGAATTTAAGAGGTTTCTACGATGAAATAATCTCTAAATTCCCAGAGCTTGAACAAGCCGCTAATGGATCAAATGCCGCTCTCAAAGCGTTAAACAGCAACTGGGCCGCAAGCAAGGCAGCGGATGTTGCTAAATACGCAAAGGGAGTAGATGGATTATCTGAAACGATAACAGACCTTGCCAAAGGCGGAACAGATGCTGCACAGGCTGAAATGAAGCTGACGAAGCAGATGGAAGATCTCCAGGATCAGCAAGGTGCAATCAATAGAGCCAGAGGAAAATCCGGTAAGCAACTGAATCGAATGAAAAAGCGTGGAGACCAAACGCTGGATATTCTTGCTGGTTTACTTCCATATGATGCTGATCAACTCGCCAATATGTCTCAAGAAAAACTGGATGAGTTGTTAAATCAGGTTCAGCCTATCATCTCTCAGCAGTTTAGTGATACCGTTGCTTCTCTGTTTAGTTTCCTTGAAGGGACCGAAGGATTCTCCTATAATATGCCGATCGGAGATTTAATCCACGTTAACGCAGAGGGCCAGCTTGAGCTTTCTGAATTTGCGGCTAAACTTGGAGACGAAGAAAAACGGGTTCTGGATGTCATTATGTCCTTGCTTGGAACCTATGCTTCTGTTGATATTCAGGCCTTATTAAGCGATGGTCACATAGATGTCCAATCCTTCTTGTCTCAGTTAGGCATGTCTGGAATAAGTGCAAGACCCGGAAATAGTTATTCCAGACCTACGACAAGACCTAGCAACAGCGGCAATAACGGAAAGTCTGCGACTGACGCGTTACTCGAAGGACAAAGCCATTACATCAAACGTCGTGAGCATGATGTCACAATGGCACAAGAGCGTCAGACAAGGTATGAAACGACCAACAACTATCAGGGTTATCTTAATTCGTTAAACGATGAGATTGAAGCTCAATTAAGATTAAAAGATCAATATTCTGCTAACATTGCCGCACTTGAAAGTCAGTTAAGCAAGGTTAAAGTTGGTTCAGAAGAATGGTATAAGCTCGCAGAAGCCATTGATTCCGCAAAAGAATCTATGGCTAAAATTGATAATGAGATTGACGCAATCAACTCAAAGAAGATTAATATTGTTGAAACCAAGCATGCGAACGAAGATAAACCTATTTCCCATGCTTCAACTATGTTAGGCCTTAGAGCACAGAATTATCTTGCTAAAGGGCAGTTTGAAAACTATGCGGCTGTAACGCAAGCCCAGATTCAAAACTATCGAAACGACATTGAAATGAATAACTATCAGATTGAAGAATGGGAAAAGCTTCTGAAGACATACAAAAAAGGTACACAAGACTGGATTACTGTCCGCGATAACATCTGGAAATTAAAAGAACAAAATGCGGAAATAGAGAACCAGATTTTAACTGAAACTCAAAACTTACAACAGGCGAAAATTTCTCAGATTGCAACAGATCTTCAGAATGCTCTTGAGCCGTTTAGTCATGAGCAAGATATGCTTTCAACATGGTCTGGTATTTATCAGAAGGAGAATCAGTATGGAGCTTATCGTGGAGCTCTTGCATCTCAAAATGCCTATTCTGCAGACCAGTTAAAGCTTTATCAAGCGTCTATCGATGGACTCAAACAGCAGATGGCCACTCTCGAAGAAGGCTCCCCTGCTTGGCTTAGCGCACGTTCCGCAATCTTTGAATACGAAGCAGCCATGGCTCAGCTTACCGCAACGATCAGAGATAATAACGAGGCGATTGAAGAGTCCTATGTTCTGGAAACTACAACGCAATACGAAGATGCCAACAAATCAGCTCAACATGAACTGAGGATGGCACAGATTGCTGCTCAAGGTTATAAAGACGCAGGAGATTACGAAAACTATAAAGCCATGTTGGATGTTCAAAGAGATCTGACGGCTGAAAACCTTAGAGTCAAGCAAAGCGGACTGGAAGCAATGGAAGAACTTCTTAACAGCGGAAAGTTGAAAGAAGGCTCTACGCAATGGAAAGCTTTGCGCGAACAGATTATGGCTCTTCGGGAAGAAATTCTGCAAACAGAAAATGATTATGCTTCCATCGTTCGTCAGGTTCGCGAAACTGATTTCTCTCACGCAGTTGAGCAGTTCCAAGAGCAGGATAACAACTATCAGCATGAACTTAGATTAATCCAGTTCCAGGAAACAAGATATCAAAACAGAAGCGAGCTGACTAACTATGGACACGCTCTCGAATGGGATAACGAAACTCAAAAGAAACGTGCTGAAGCAATAGAAGAGCAAATCGATCTTCTCGAACAGCAAAGAGATGCAGCAAAGGATGATCCGGAGCTTTATAAAAAGATTGATGCTGAGATTAAGAAGATGGAGGAAACGCTTGCCTCGACAAATAATACGATTGAGAAAAACAACAAGCTTATTGAAAAGAATCAGGAAGATATTAAAAAGCTTGCTAAAAACATTGAAGATACTCTCGATAAAGAAATTAAAGCACAGGAAAAGATGCGGAGAGAAATGCTTCAAGGCGAGGTCAATGTTCAAAACTCTATCTTAAATGTGATTAAAAAAGAAAAGCAGGATGAATGGAATCTTGAGAAGAAGACAAGAGAAGAGCACAAGAAAACTCTTCAAAACGAAAAGAATCTAATCAATGAAAGATTGAATGCCCGTAAAGCAGCCATTGATGCAGAAGATAAATACGAGCTTCTGGCTGAGTATCAAAAACAGCTTGCTCTTATTTCCATGGATCCGACACGGTCCAAAGACGCAAAAGAGCTTCGGAGACAAATCTCTGACCTTCAAAAGGAACTGTCTTGGAATATTACAGAAGACGAAGCTCAAGCAGCAATGGATGCACTTGATGATGAGATTCAGGCCGAAGACGATTATATCCAAGTTCATGAAGAAGATCTTAAGGAGCTTCTCGAAAACTCTGGCAACTTCATGGATCAGGTTAAGGATATCATGGGTAACTCCTATGAAGATTACGATCAATATCTTGCATGGATGAAAGAACACAATGAAGATTACAAGAATTCTTCTGCTGAGATGCAACAGAGTATGGAACAGGGCTGGAAAGACACCTGGGATAAAATGTATGGCCACACTGATACATACTGGGATCAGATTATGGGATTGATGTCCAATAAAGAAGAATTCCTCGATTTTATGAAGCAGTCTCAGGATTACATGAACGCTTCAGAAAACGGCAAATGGATTCTTGAACATCAGTGGAGCACAGCCTACGATAACTATGCGGCTTCTCTTGTTGATAATGCTGAATTTGCAGACAACCATGAAATTCTGGATAAAATGTCTGAGATGAAAGAATGGACTTACAAAGTTGAGCCTATTCCTGGTTATCAATATGATTATGGTCAATATGCTACTACCGGACCCCAGTATTTCTGGACGAGAACACCAGATGATACAACAGGTGTTGCTCAGGCGGCTGTTGATGAATCATATGATAAGTACAGCAAAGTAGTCGGTAGTGATGCTGAATTATATAAGTCTCAACAAGAAGAAAAACCAGTGTCTACTCCTGTATACATTGTTACCTCTGGTGGCGGCGGAAGTACGACGACTTACGGTGGAGGCGGCGGAAGCAATCCGCCTAAAAACACTCCTTCTCCGAAAAAGCATTATGAATTCTATTGGGGAAGCAAAAGATATTCTGGATATAATTCATGGAACGAAGCAACTACTGCACTGAAAAAGATATATGATCAGGAAAGAGCCCTTCTCGACAGAAGCAACGCTAATGCATATGGATATCGACAGCTTGAAGATTTCTACAAGAGAGCGCAAGGAACAGTCAAACAATATAAGCACGGAGGTAAGATTGATTTTACAGGCCTTGCATGGGTCGACGGAACAAAATCTCAGCCGGAATCTATCTTATCCGCTTATGACACAAAAGCTCTTATGGGATTAACCGAGGCGTTGCGTTATGTTTCTGTTTCTCCAAGTCTTGCTCCGGATACTACGAAGTATGGAAACAATACTTCAATCGGAGATATTAACATTACGATTAATCAAGCCGAATTAAAGGATGATGCTGATTATGAAGATGTTGCAAGGCGTGTAGGCAAAGCCTTCACAAAGCAACTCAACAAAGAAGGTTTTAATTTGGCCCGTTATGCTTTTTAAACCGTTTATGTTTCTTTGATTTTCTCCCGTTTCGAAAACGAGCATAATGGAGAGAAGACGCGGCTACGAGAACGAATCCCTTTTCGTTCTCTCGCCGCGCTGATTATTATTAACGTATTTCGGGGAGAGAGGATAAACTCTCTCCCCTTTTCTCAATTTATAATAGAAAGGTGGGTGAATACACATGGCCGGAGGTTTTTCTTTTTGTGGCACAGATATTGCTACATTAGGACTGGAATACGCTCCTGATTTGGAAGATGTATTCGTTTATCGTCCAGCAAGTTTCGAGTCTTATATTGAAACTTATGAAGGCCACAATGGAGGATATTATTACGGCTCTTGGTATTCCCCAAAAGAGTTTACTCTGAGATGCTTTTTTGAAGATTCCAGAATCGATAAAGGCATTATGTCTCAGGTGTTTAATTTATTCAGAAAAGGGAAATCAGGCAAGCTAATTTTTGATAAAAGGCCGTGGTGTTATTATACCGCGACTGTAACAGATCCAGTAGAATTTGATTTAAAAAACTACGAAAACGGTGTTGTTACAATCAAGATGAAAGCTTTTTACCCTTTTGCGAGATCTGATATTATAGTGCACACAAGAGCTCAAAAATATCATGATGATCTGATGAATAACTCCGCTGTGTTTGAAAAAGAAGAGATGGATAAAGACAGAGAGTTTACAAACCTGATTGTTTATCATTCAAATCCTCTTCAAATTAAATTAGCCAATCCCGGACAGGAATATGCCGCTTTAGGAGTGGCGCTTGCCGGAGATGTCGGCGAGGGAGTTATCATTTCCAATAACACAACAGGGCAATCCATGAAGCTGGTTGCCATTACAAATGCTGTTACGCCAGAAGGAAAAGAAGTTGTAGTTGATCCTATCAGCGGCAAAACAATTGTTTCCGGAAATGGCGAAAACAAGATTAACTTCCTGTATCACGATTATGGTTTTCTATCTTTGGCCCCATCGTTCCCGGCGATTCGGAATGTTTTTATTAATTATAATAATGATTACATTATCGAGATATTAAATATGTTACATCAAGATATTGTCGGTAAATATATTTTTATTGTAGACGAATGGGTAAAAATAACAGAGCAGATAGATCTTCATCATTTCAAGACTAATAAAGTTATCGAGGGAACCGGAAATGAAAAGACGATGATTATCCCAATGAACGAAATAACAATTGATCCTGTATCTAATGTTAATCTAAGAAGCTTGAGATTTATTTTCAAGCCAACATATTCATAATAAGGTGGTGAGTACATGTTAAAGGCTTCGCGCAGTCTTTGTCTGGATATCTGCGATTACGAAAATCGAAAAGTCTGTAACCTGTATGATAATACATCTGACGTTTCCGGACAGGCTAAAGATGTCTATGTCAAGACTGAACGCAACGGCTGGAAGGAGCTTTCTTTCAGTATTCCTTCAACATGCATTACCGATGAAGGAGAAGAAGAAAATTTTCGCATTCAGTATTTGATTGCAGACTATAAGATAAAACTTCAAACTGAAAACGAAACGGATTGGTATATTATATCCGAACAGAAAGTCATACATAATACCAATGCGAAAACAGTTGAAGTGACGGCTGGACACATAGCGCAATTATTAAAATCTAAAGCGCTTGATTTAGAGTTTTCAGACGAAGAAAGCAATAACACCGGAACCGCAAAAGAAATTCTCACGACAATCCTCAAGGGAACAGGATGGCACGTTGGAGAAGTTGCCAACTTTGTTGAAGACTATGATAACACAATAATAAAAAAGAGATCTCTTAACGCCTCTTCAAATACGGGTGCGTTCAGACTAATCGAAAACTTATGCGAGTTGTTTGACGCAAAGCCGATTTATCACGGAGAAGGTGTTTATACAAACGAATATGGAGAGCAAGTCACAGGACGTGTTGTCGATATTGTTCCCATGAATCCCTTTTCACGAGAATTGGAACCTGGAGAAATTCCCAAAGAAGTCTACTCAGATATAAACGTGTTTGAAGTTCATTATGATAAAAATCTGAAAAACATTACGAGAACTGTTAATACCGACACAATGGTTACACGGTTATATGCATACGGTTCTTACGGTGATCAGAACGGTATGTGTTCTATTCAGGTTTGTTATCACAATGAGTATAATATTCATTCTGCAACTTTCAGGGCTGGAACAGAACTTGTATTTTTTGATAAAGATGATATCCCATACTATTTTACAACGACTGACGATTTAACGTTCTCTTCTGAGTTGGTTTACAGCGATCTTGATTTTATGTCGAGAAGTTACGTCTGGAATAAAACCACAGGTAAGGCTTATCCAGTATACAAAGCGAGGACAGGAGAATGTTATGAACTTTCGTCTGAACGTGTTGAAGTTAAAAACTACTTCCCTTTCCTTTTATGTTTTGATTATTATCGGGAAGTTGGATTGTTGTCGGACAACCTGTTTCAAAGGATGGCATCTTACCAGCAAAACATGCCTGTGCTTTATGAACAAAGCGAAGCGGCTGCAAGAGCATTAATTGAAAATGAACAGAAGCTAAGCGAGATCCTTGAATCAAATACAGGTATGGCAAAACTTGCTGTCAAAAATTACAGTTCTTATGCAGCCAATGAAGGCGATGAACCAAAGCTTGTTCTTAATCTCGACACAAATCAGGGAGATCATGGAGTTCTTTACAGAACGGATTACGATGAAGCCAAGAGAAACTATTTTTCTTGGCACGTCGCCAAAGAGCTTAAAGATAATGGAGATCCTGTGTCCGGTATCGGAAGTGTTGTATATATCATACACAATACCTATCCTATCACATGGGATATTGCCTATGTAAAGGCAATCATGAAGCCGGATGGAAGTCTTTATTTAAACGATAGCGGTAATCCTAAGGACTATGACTACGGTTTAAACGATACTGATCCGGCTGCGATTGTATTGCATATGGATAAATCAGATAAGCAACTTAAACCGGGCGATCGGTTCTATCTTTTCTGTTCTATGTCCATGTCAGGAAAACTGTCAGCAAAACAAGTTTCGGATGAGGCTGTATTGTCTTCTTTGCAAAACGAAACAACCGTTGCGACTGAAAAACATCCAACTTATTTTGCTGATGAAAGAGGTCCTGTTCCATCTACAGATTCTATTCAGAATACATACGGATGGTATTATAAATATTATATTATGTCGAATCAGGAAGGCGAGCTGTATTTCTGTTATGGAGCCCGCGGAGAAACGAACTGGCACAGAGTCTTTATAGGTGAAAATGCCCCATACTACAGAAATGACACTTACTTCTTCAACATTCGAACCAAAGCTTTATATTTCTGTTCAGAAAATGAATGGACCCAAATGAAAACGGCAGAAGAACAAAGAATTGCGATTCAGTTTTCTAAGGTGATCTATTACTGTAATCAAAGAGACATGCTATATAAAGGGATTTTTGAAAAGTATATCTATCATACAACAAGTAAAATGCCTGTTGGAAATTATGCTTTTAGAAGTCCTTATTCCTTTTATTGGGTGTTCACAACAGACGAGGAAATTCCTCAGGGATTCGATCTTACATTGGATACTACAAAAGGTTATATATGGCAGAACGATTCTATTGAAAAAGTTGTTTCAACAAAGGTTGTTTCTTATGATTCTATTGATTTCCCGTCAGATAATGAACTTGCAAATACTTCTGTTTTTCCCGGACTTATTAATGCCTTGACGGGCGTTGAAGAAAATTCCTCTGAATGGTTCAGAACAAATAATATTAAGGTTTATAAAGATACAGTATATCAATATGATCTACCGGATGATTCTTACATTGTATTATATAACATTGATAAAGTTTATCAGAGGTCGATGCTTGCAACTGGTTCGGGGTCAATCACAATAACCGGAGACGCTTATTATGCCCGAATTGTTATACACAGTGAATTAAACGATAATCATTATTTCAGGGTTCAAGACTTTGAAGGAACTTTATATCTCAGCAACAAAGGATATAAAATCATCAACAGCCTTCGGTCTGAAGGTGAGCTTATCGGGATCAATCCATTGATGGAAAAATTTGCTGATCTTGCAGATTTAACATATGGGCAGAATCTTAATGATCTTCGAAACGCGCAGGCGTTGATAGAAGCCGAAGATAATTCTTTAACCGAGGAATTAGGGGATCTCCTAAGAGAAGGATACTGGCAGGAAGACCAGTTTGTCGAAGGCGATGAGATCCGGATGTATACGGATGCCATGGACAATCTACAGGAGATATCAAAACCTGAAATAACATACGAGATTGGTTTCCTTGATTTATATGGCTCTAACCTCGATCAGCATTTTTCAATTGACGATATGTATGAGACAGGCTGGCCGGATATTCAAATTACGGATGCCGTTCATTTGGTTGATCCTGATGCCAACATCAATCAGTGGGCTTACATTGATGTCATAGATAAATGTTATGACCAACCGTGGTTAACTACGCTTGAAATTAATACTAAGTTATCGCTGATTGATCAACATGATTTCACGGATGTCTTAACGAGAATCGCAGAAGTAGCAAAAGAAACCAAAGGCAAACAGTCTGTTTATAAAAGAGCGGCTGCATTAACCTCTTCCGGAACGCTTTCTTCTGACCTTCTTGAAGGCAACATTAAAGCAAACAAAGCTCTCATTTTAGGCGGCGCTTCAAACTGGTGGACAGATCCTAAAGGCAATCTTATTTTTGAAGCAGATGATGGATCAGGAGCCATGATGCTTACTGGTCGTGGAATCTTAATAGCCGATCAAAGAGATTCCTGGGGAGACTGGATGTTCAGAACAGGTCTCACCGGCAAGGGACTTACTTCAGATCAGGTCGTTACGGCTTTCCTTTCTGCAAAAGAAGCGTTAGTAGGGGCTATTACAACTGACATGATCCATGCTTCTGTTGGACAGGAATTGAACATCGGATCCAACGCTGCTCTTATGATGTATGCGACAGTTGACGGAAATCGTCCAGCTGGAGGAGTAAAAACCGGTTTGCATAACGTAGATGGGAGTTATGCGGAAGTTGGAGACGACGATTCCTATATCCAAATAGGATCGGCTGAAACTACTTCAGAAGGTAAAAATCCTGCTTATATTAATATTATGACCGGTGGATTGCTGAACCTATACAGTGGTTCAGACATGAATATCAAATCCGGAGCAGATCTGTTTATTGAAAGCGAAGGGCATTTTGAAGTTAAATCTGGTGGCGATGTTTTAATCGCCAGCGGCGGATCTATTGAGATATCTGCAAGCGAAGCCGGACACTTTGTTGTCAGTTCACCGAACTTCAACGTGAACGCCAAAGGAGATACAGATATTACCGGACGAATTACTGCATTAACAGGCGAAATCGCCGGGATGACAGTAAGCTTTGAAGAATTAGGTGGATATGTTGTTCGCAGATATATGTATTCTGGAACAGATTCCATGTCTTCTACAGAACCCGGCATCTATCTTGGAACAGATGGTGTCAATCTTGGAGGATATTTAACTGTTTCAAAGGATGGTGCACAAGCTAAGTTTGGAACAAATACGTT